GAAGCGGACAGGGAAGAGGTGTCAATTTTCTCCCAGACTTTGGAAGAATTTGGGTATGGTTCAGTTGAATATCCAGAATTCGGTGAGGATGAGGATTATCAATGAAACTCCTATTTGAAAATTGGCGGAAGTATCTTAGTGATTTAGAGGTTGATTGCGAACAAGATGGTGTATGTATCACTGCCGCCGAAGAGATAACCAAAAAACTTCTTTCTGATGGCATCAAAGATTTTAAAGTTATAGAGGGATACATTTGGATTGAAGGCAGTTATGATCAGTATCCAACAGCACACACCTGGATTATAATGGATGATGGTAAAATAATAGATCCCTCTGTCGCACAGTTTGATAAATATGGCGGGATAGAAGAAAGAATTTCTGACACAGCGTATGATGCCGATGGCGAGTTCTATGGCAACAGTAAAATTTATACACCAACAGAATACCTGGGGACACCTAAATGAAACTCTTATTTGAAAATTGGCATCAATATCTAAAAGAAGAAGAGGAGGGAACAACATATTATTGGCAAACCAATGGTATTTGGAAAGGCGGCTTGGATGTTCCTGTTCCTCAAGCAATACCGCGAGATTCCGTGGTGGAAGGGGTTTTTGAAGAGGTCCGAAGGACAAAGTTTCCAGATCGCCCCAGTCGCTTGAACTGTGTATTTCTGTGTGATAATCTGGGTGGCTGGGCTGGGAAGAGTTTTTGTCGAGATGAGAAAGAGAATGTTTATGGCGAACCCATCGAGACATATGAAGTGATTCTTCAAGGAGATTATAAGATATTTAAAACAGATGCAGAGTATTGGACGGAAGCAATTACTCGATACAAGAGAGGAGAAATCAATGAAGAAGGTCTGAAATCTTGGGCCGCAGCTTATTGGGATCCCAAAAACTTTATTAATTTGGGGGAAATATTGGTTGATCCCCCGTCTGCAACGGTCATAAAAGGAAAATATGAATCATGAAACTCCTACTTGAAAATTGGCGTCAATATCTAAAGGAAGAGGGCCTGCCGCCTGGCGAATGGGTTGAGACAGACTTGGCAACCCTTGAACCCGAGAAGCTGGAGCGTGTCTGGACAATGTATTCCAACACATATTTGAACATGGGAATGGACTTGAGCGTCTCTGACGCGAGCGGACTGGTGAAATACAAGGGAGTGTTCCTTATTGATGTTGACACTCCCCCAGACGGTATCTCAGACGCCTTTATCCTGTATAAAGAAACAGACTTTGGAAATAAGATCGCTCTGCTTGGGACGTGCCAGGTAGAGGACTGTAAGGCTAAGAGGGACGCAGCGAGATCTGTTGTTAAGAAAATGCTCGAACTACTTAAAGGTGGTGGCTATTTCGCCGAGGCCGGAATGAAGATTGAAGAGATTTTACGAGAATCAAAAATGCCTTATGTCTGCGATAAAATAAAGATCGAGCAGTTTTTGGGCGGCAAGCTTGTCGAGTTCTTGGATGACTGCTACTATAAGAGGAGGCTGGCTATGGCTGAGGCTATAGTAACCAAGCGGATCTACGGGAGTTTTGGGTGATGAAACTTTTAATGGAAAATTGGCGAAAGTACCTAAATAACAACTTGTTGGCCGAATCAAAACAACAGATCGTATCAATGGGTTTTCCAGAGACTATAGCTTCATTGTTCTACGAACTGTTCCCTCAAAAAACCGCCACACTCATGGCCAAGTGGTATAAAGAATATCACAATGTAGGGTGGACAAAAATGAGAAAGGACAAGGACTGGTTCCGTATAAAAAACTGGAATAAACGTATCATCGATATGATAGATATGTATGATGCTGCTGACATGGGTAAGGAAAAATATATCGAAACCGCAAAAGGATTAGAACTTTATATTCCTAAAGATTTTTTCTTTGATCCTAGCGAGTCCAAAAAAGCAATCAAAAAAGAAATTAAAGAAGAATTTGAAAAAGACATCTTTTTCTATGCAAAAATTATTATGGCCATTCAAAATGGTCAAATAACCGACTTAGCTCCATATAAAGAATTAGAGTTTTCCTCTGCAAAAGACAAATACGATGAGAAAACTGTATTTTCCCAGTCAGCACCATTCAAAACATATAAAAATGGCTGGAAATGGATAGATGTTGGTGATCGATGTCAATTGGTGGGCAAGTTAATGAGTAATTGTGGCTCAACTGGGGTTATGTCATCAGATCCAGACAGAACAATGATAACTCTTTTTGACAAAAATAATAAACCACATGTTGTTGTTACTTACTCACCAAATGAAAATAGAATTTCTGGGGATCAGGGCCAGGCCAGCAGTTCAGTAAAAGACAAGTATCATAAATATGTTTTGGATCTTGCTGATCTCTTGGGGGCGGAATTTGATTCCACGAAAACAAAATCAAAGTTCTTGGGAATAAAATATAGACTAAAAGGGATAACAAGTGATATCAAAAGAGTACCGTATATGGAGCAGAGTTTTGAAGAGTTTTTTGAGGTAGTTTTGAACGATCAAGTTTATTATGGCAATGATAGTATGCTTTATCCAAAAGATGTGATATACAAGGCTTTAGAAATTTTAAATAACCTAAAGTCACAACATGAACGGGTTTCAGGCCCTTTACATGATAAAGAATCAAAAGATTTATCCATGGGAGAGATCCTAGCTTCAATTCTTAATTATCAAAATGCTAAATATTTAAATATCTTAAAAGGCAAGGGCGTATCAACATATAAATTGGCATTAGGAAAAACTAAATGATATTTATACTTGAAAATTGGTATCGTTATGATATAATTAACAAGGAGCTTGTTAAGAAATGAATCTTTTGTTTGAGAATTGGAATAAATATTTAGCCGAGAACACTGGTCTTGAGGGAGGGGACAAGGAGGAGACGTTTGCGACCCGACCTTCTTTTAAAATTTCTGAGAATTGGGGTAAAAAGGGGCACGACGAAAAAAAACTCATTGAAAGTTATCTGTCTAAAGTTCAAGGCAGCAGCTTTAGAGAAAAGATTGCGTCCATTCAGAGATTTGTTAAAGATTGTGATAAAACATGTGTAGAATCTAAAGATATACCTGAGATTCTTGCCAATTTATTGTTTTTGGATGCTATTTCTTCTATTATTTATGATTTTAATGCATCGACTGGAGGGTTTTTGTTTGAGTCGTTGGTGGCTGCTCTTCTTGGGGGCGAAGATACATATCAAATTTCACTTGCCGATGCGAGTGTTAAAAACGACGTAACGGATGTTATGATTGGTGGAAAACGTTGGAGTATTAAGTTTCTTTTTAAAGGATCTCAGACAAAATATGTCAAGGGATCCTATAAAAATCTTAAAGCAGCAATTGAAGCCGAGGGTGGGCCGATAACATATTTGGTAGGGCTTAAAGCTCGTGATCATAAAGATGAAGTAGTTTTATCCATTAATTTTTATCAATTTACGGTTGGTGATAGAGAATTAGCTGCCCAGACCGGCGACACTAAATGGATTGGAAATTTTGATGTAGAACAAGTAGGGACATATACAGGAAAAAAAGATTATAAATATGGCCTAAAAGATTCGGAATTCCAAGAATTTAAAATTGAGGGGGCCGAAGCGGGTAAACCAACTTTTAATTTGGGCTCTCGTGCCGACATTGAAGTAATTGCACAGAAGTATGCTGATCGCCTGGGGTCTAGCTTAACCGAGATCTACACTGAAATGGATAAATTGTCAAAGAATGTGAACGCATATTTTCTTGGTGCGCCCGACTCTAAAGGTAAGGCACAAGAAGCACAGTTAAATGCCATTAAACTCAAGGAAGATGTAGGCGAATACATTTAAGCCTATCGAGTAGCCCCTAATCGACACGGACAGCTTTTTTCCGGCTAAAGAGTTTTGATCCCCTATATACTTTAGGGGGATAAGAATATGGGGGGCTTAACTAGATTAATTCTGGTATCGTTGTTGTGTGGTTGTACGTCTGTCGGCTATGATTTTGACGGGTCGTTTATAACCGAGAACATCGAATACCTTGAGGGCATTGAATATATATCGATATTTAAGAGTCCCGCTGAAGCACAGAGCAGGAAGGCCGCTGTTAAGGTTACTTCCGTAGATGTCTATGGGAACAAAATAAGTGGAAGTGGTGCTTATATCACTCACAAAGGAGACCATTACATTGTAACTGCTGCTCATGTGGTAGAAGACTCCTCTAGAGTCTTGATTCGAGGATCTGGCGAGTTGATTGTTGCCAGTGTTGCTTATGTGAACAGCAGTTCGGATCTTGCTCTATTGTCGATAGCTGGAATGTTTACGCGAGATCCTATCCCGTGGAGGGTTTCAAAGCAAGTTAGTGTAGGCGATAAGCTGGTTTACAGCGGATTTCCGAACTCAATGGGATTGCTTACGATTAAAGGGGAGGTTGCTGGCTTTTATGAAGGAGCAATTGTTGCTCACACTTATGTTTGGAAAGGGGCTTCCGGCTCTCTTGTCCTCGATGAGAAAGGCAGAATAGTAGGAGTTGTATCAGCCGTAGATGTGGGTACAGATATTGGTGATTATCCGACAATAATCGAAGATGTTGGTCTTATTGCTTCAACTTATAGCTTGGATAGGTATTTGAACAGATATTTGAGGGGGGGGGGTAAATGTTAAAATATGTGTTGTTTTTTCTTTTAGCATCTTGTGGTCCAAATTTGGAACCCGTAAATGTAAAAGAATTAAAGGTTGAATTTGAAAATATTTGGTGGGAAATGACTGAACATCAGCCCTGGGAGGAAAAAGGATACATATATTGCTATTATTTTGATTCCGAATACGATGAGGTTAAGCCACCAAACGATGGGGGCATCTTTTATCACGAAGAAGATGGGGATACTTATCTTTTAAGCCTCTTTCAAAGAATAACAGGCGGCTACTATATAACGAAATATGATATTGATTTTGAAGTCTATGTCGATGAGTATGGAAACTATTCCGTAAAAGCATCACGAGGAATCTTAACGAATAAATCCGATATCATTCCTTGTAGTTTAGATTTATAAAAACTATTTATGAACAGAGGTGTTTATGGGTAGCAAAATAGCGTATAATATAGACTCGTCCGAAAAATATGGATGGCAGCCAGATTGGTTCGGAGCAGACGACTTCGACGAAGAATTGATCGAAAAGGTCATAGAGTTTCAAAAAAGCATGGGCCTATCAGCCGATGGGCTCGTTGGACCCGCGACACATCGTCGTATTTTCACAGAAAGACAGGCCAATATAGACGATTATGAGCCGACAGGCGAACATATCGTCTATAACGGTGAATTCTACCCCATTGACTGGGATCGGGTGGTTCTTTGGGATGAGCCAGGTGGTCTTCGAATAAACCAAGGCACTTATACCGACTATTCTGGGAAAGGACCACGAGACATTTCAATGTTTGTTAATCATTGGGACGTTTGTTTAAATTCCAAGTCCTGTGTCGACGTTCTCAACGCGAGGAAGGTAAGTGTCCACTTTTGTATTGACAATGACGGAACAATTTATCAGATTCTCGACATTCAACACAATGCGTGGCACGCAAGCAATAGAACAGTAAACGAAAAGAGTGTTGGTGTGGAAATCAGCAACGCATATTATCTGAAATATCAGGATTGGTATGAAAAGCGTTTCGGGCCTCGACCTATTATCTCAGATGCTGTGGCTCACGGAAAAACACTTGAAACCCACCTTGGGTTTTACCCAGTTCAACTGGAAGCGCTCAAGGCTTTGTGGAAGTCCATTTCTGAGGCTTGTAAGGTACCTCTCGCGGCTCCTATGACAGGGGGTAGGCTAGACACTGGGGTAAATACCGAGGTCTACAAAGGGCGTTTTAAAGGCTTTTTAAATCACTATAATGTGACTGAAAATAAGATCGATTGTGCTGGTCTTGATTTGGTGGAGATGTTAGAGGAGATTAAATGAAGTATGTATATTGGAAAGCATTATTTGCTGGTGTGCTTATAAGCGGATTTACATCTGCTTTCGTAAAGCTATTGTTGAAGGTTTTTCCAAGCTTGGATCTAACAACTGTAGAGGCGGTGGAAGATATTCTTTCTTATGACGATAGTGGACTTTTTCTGGGTTTCATGTTATTTATTATCGTTATTGTGTCGCCTCTTATTGAAGAGATGCTTTTTAGAGGGCTGATTTGGAATGTGATGTCCAAATTCGTAAAAGTTGAAGTGGTATACGTTGTGGTGAGCCTTTTGTTCGCCCTCATTCACTTGGACCCTCTTCATATATTGGGTTTGTTGCCGATTTCCTTCCTTTTGGGATGGTTTAAATACAAGACTGGCAACATTAAGGCATCCATAGTATGTCACATGAGCAATAATTTAACAGCGTGTCTTATAATGATGGTGTAAAATGAGCAAGTATTATAAAAACTGGAAAAGGTTCCTGTACGAGGAAAAGACAATTATTCCCACGAGGGAAGAAATGGTCTCCATTATTATGGCCGATCCAGAACAAAAAAAATACATTGACTTTCCGAAGGGGTCGCTGAAGAAGTTTGGTCAGGATATTCCAATGGAGCTTGAGTTTGATTATGGTGAGTGGCCTGAGTTTATAAATCCTGCCGATGGTATGGGGTGGGATTTTGTGATCGTTCCCAGTGCTGATTCAGGCACCCCAAATCTGATACCAGTGGGTCATGTGGCATATAAGCCCCATTATCATAAAAAGGTTGGAAACGATAAGATCATTATTGCTCCTAAAGTTGGCTGGGAGTCTGTTGAGGAAGATAAGAAAGCGATTAACGATTTTTATGGAAGAATGAAAAGATTTGACACTCCAGTGTGGTATTAAGAAATGAAAAATTTTAGATTAGACGTTAAAAAGGTAATCGAGAAAGAAAAGCTATCGATGCAGAGTGGTAGTTCAGTCACTTTTTTAAGTGCCAGCTTCATAACAGCAGATTCTGGAAGTATTATTCAATTTCATTCTCCGATCCTTATACCTGTTGCGAGTGCTTCGGTTTCAAGGCCAGGGGCGGGAACAGGCTCACTGTATGTGAAGAGCACGGATAATAAAATATACTTTCAAACAGATGGTGGCACCGAATATGACTTAACCGATACGGGCGGGGGAGGGGGCTCACCAGGCGGGTCTGATACGCAGGTTCAATACAACGATGGCGGCTCTTTCGGTGGTGCAGCGGACCTCACGTTTAACGATTCCACGGGAGATGTCACAGTGGGTGCAAGCACTGGAGATGCTAAGTTGTTCTTCCGTGATTCTGGAATTTATGCGTACTCAAAAGCAGACGGCGAGTTAGACATTGTATCGGATACTCGTCTGGGGCTCACCGGATCGGGCGATTTACCAAGCGCTATCGGGATTTTGGCGTCTGCGGGTGGCATCGACATTGACGCTGTGGGTGCTGCTGGTCAGGATATAAATATCACAAACACCGGAGGATCAGTTAACATAACTGCCACGGAAGATGTAATCAATGCGGTCAGCATTACCTCGAACAACATATATTTTAATGGTGGCGACCAGGATGATGCCTATCTTTTTTACAGCAAGCCCCTCTACCTCGATGTAATCGCGTGGCCTGCTACAGCAACCGGTAAGCTTTGGAGCAGTTCGGGGTACGTCTTGAACTGGGGAGGTTTAGGCTTTCAAGTTACAGGATCCGGTCACTTCAATATAACAGGTGGCGATTACGATTTCCGGGTTGAAGGCGATTCGGAACAATATTTAATATGGACTGATGGCAGTGAAGATATGGTACACTTAGGCGGCGTCCAAAATGGACAAGTGTCTGCTGTCTCTCAAGGATATTCTTTTTATAAAGACCTTGGTGACAGCTTGGCTGACCCCTATGGTTTCAGTGCTGATGGCGAAGCAATGGGCGAGATCATATATTTTCCCGACACCGGCACAACTCTGAGCAATGTTTATTATTTAACTGATTCTGCGGCTGTTGCACAAACTGATGCTGGCGCTGAATCTACGGCTGGACCAGTTATGTTGCTTCTGGCAACAACCACTAACGCCAAGCACGGAATGTTGGTTCGTGGATATGCAAGGATAGACTCTACCACTTTGCCTAGCCCTGCTACTGCAAAGGTCGGAGATCCAATATATTTAAGCACAACTGCTGGTCTTATGACTTTCACGGCACCTTCTGGCTCTGGGGACGTTGTTCGTATCATCGGTTATTGTATTCAGACAGCAAATTCAGCGGGTTCGTCGATTATTTATTTTAACCCATCCACTGACTATATTGTTTTGAGCTAAGGATCGTTATGAAGCAAATAAATTTAACTGTAGCTTGGACAGATAGTGTCGAGGTAGAAGAGGTGGGATACCCTGTCTCGGATGCGAGCGCGTCGTTTTATCTGGATGCGCTGACCAGCGCGTCGGGTAGCTTGGTTACGGGCATCACCGGCTCCTTACGGGAGCTTATGTACGACAGTGGCTTCGAGTTTTGGCCTCTTGATCCACCACCTGATTACCTGGCGGAAGGCGAGGTCGCCGAGCCCGATCCGCGAGGCGAGGCGGTGATCGGTTTAGTTTACTTACGGGACATTTCATAATGGCCACCATTACCGTTGGTAGAGACGCCAGGTTTGCGCCAACGAGCACGTCTACTTTTACGGGCGTAAGGGATGCAGCCACCGCTACAGTCTATAACACGAACACCCGTAACAACCGTGCGGTGTGGGTCCAACTTCGAAGTGGTCCTCTATACCGTTGTAATCGATCTTATTTTGCGTGGGACACTAGTGGCATAACGGGCACCGTCACTTCCGCGACGTTGTATATTTACGGGTTCGGCATAGGCACTAGCGATATGATCTGTGTGAAGTTGTCCGACACGTGTACGGGAGATTCGAGTACGAACTTCGTCAGCGCCGACTTTCCACTAATCGAAGGAAGGGTGGATTCTACGTCGGGCGATGGGACGATGACCGAGTATAGTTCCGAAATAGCCACGTGGTCGACCACCGGATATAACGCCATCACCCTCTCCGCAGACGCTCTGGCTGACATGCAGAGTTTGGACGAGTTTAGGCTTGGACTCATCGATTACGATTACGACTACCTATTCGTAAGCCCCGGCGTGGCGAGGAGCGGCCTGTACTATGTAGACTATTCAGGCACAGGAACGGATCCTTACATCGAATATACTATAGCCGACGACCGAATTCTTTTCCAGGATTTCAACGATGATACTGGAGCCAGTGATGGAAGTTCGGCTACACTACCATCGGGTTGGGAAAAAGCCGATGGCGGTAACATGACTGTTTATTCTGGACAAGCAGATTCCGATCTTGGCTATAGCCAAGATTCTAAAGGGTGGGTTTTTGGTTACGGGACCACTCCCTCTTCCGGCACCGGTCCAGGTGGTGGTATGTCTACGGAAACCACGGGCTCAGATGGAGCCTGGACTTCAAGTTCAGATAAAAGATATATGTATGTTGAAACTTCAGGGTGGTATCCTAACAAATATAATCTAATAAGAACACAAGCTATTGATCTTTCCTCGGTGACAGCGCCTGTGACTATGACATTTTGGTTCCATATGTACGGGGCAACTATGGGAAATCTAGGAATAGCTGCGACTACAGCAACTCATGATGCAAGTGATGCATCCGAAGCTGGAACTGGTCTTGGCTTTACTAGCGACTATACGGGGGGAGCAACGATAACTTATTGGATGGATGATGGCGGTAGCACAACAGCAACAGGTGTTAGGATTATTGGACAACAACAAACTGAAGGACACTTAGATCCTCTAGATCCAGCCAACTATTGGAGAAAAGCAACTGTTGATTTAAGTGCTGCTGTAGGGGAATCAACAGTTTATATTTACTTTTTTTGTAAGTCTGGATCAAGCTATACAGGCGATCTTGCTATAGATGCTTTTCAAATAGACGATTTTGCAAGAGCCGTTGTTAAACTTAGTGGTGTATACGCCGGGGATATTATCTCGGTTAGCGGCGTGGGCACCGGGGATATAAGTTCGATAGATGGGGTGATATGGGATCCTTAATCGACACTATCTAAACAGGCACAGTTTATGTTTGTTTTAGGATTCAGTTGGTGATGTTTGATGGTTCAGTTTCTAGTTATTTGCGGGAGATAGAAGCATGTGGTTAAATTGGATGCTGGAGTCGACTGGAAGTGAAGAGCAAAAGTCTAAAGAACCATTGTGTTACCAAATGATCAGTGGCTCAGGATATGATTGGTTTTATGATCCAGTGGGGAGATCCATGGTCGAAGTACCACGGGGCACAGAAATAGTGAAGATTTCAAACGATATTGATCATAGAGGTCGAGTTTTAGTGAGGGCTCCCCATAAATTCTTGTTAATATCCGAAGAAGAAGTTGTAGATTTGGGTTTTAATTAGAAATCAAGTATTTTTTAAGTTTTCAGCATACTATTTAATGTGTTGGGATTGGATTATTATGAAGCTCTGACAGACGCTAAAGCAGTTTTGGCGGCAATTATTGAAGGGAGAGGATTATAATGGAGAAACTGACTAAGCAATTAATCGTTGATATGATTAATGAATATATGTCGCCTCGTCATTGGGATCGGGATCGACCCATGTTTGATATAAGTGGTGATAGAACTAACGATTCTCTAACCCCTTTTGAAGAAGAGACTGAAAGGATTGTTGGCCTGATCCACGATCTTACCACATCTGTAGGAGAGGGCTTTAAAGGAGGAGATTTATCACAAATTGAGATTGAGAAAATCTCCGATTTTCAGTTGTCCCGTATTCAACGGGCACTCAATTATGCCATGAGCGCTATGGACTATAAGACAGGAGAAGAACTAGATATGACAACCCCAGAGGTATAGAGTGTTGAGTTCCGAAGGTTCTCTTGGCGACAGGATGTTGGCAAAGATTAAGATAGGAGATTTGGTTAGTTGGAAATTGTTGGGAGAGGACGAGGTTAGAGATTTAGGATTGATAATTGATTTTTATCAAAAGAGGAAAGGAGGCAGAAACATAATTTATGCTAAGGTTGTTCGTTTTAGAGGGAGTGCAATGGTGTCCGTACCAGTTGTAAATTTAAAAAGGTTTGAAGGGCCAAAAAATGAAGTGTAAGGTTACAAATAAATCAGATTCATTGGATTATGGACAATTCAAACCATTGTTGTCCAGTTTTATGAATTTTGCTGTGAAGAGGTTTGGATTCAAGAAGCCTCCGTCTCTTTTCTTTGTCTCTGACGCTGAAAATGCTAAATTGCCTCTTGGAAAAACTGCTCACTATGATCCTTCATCTTACGGAGTAACAATTTTCACTGACGGTCGTCATCCAAAAGATATTTTAAGATCCCTGTCTCACGAACTGGTTCATCACAAACAAAACTGTGAGGGACAGTTTGGCGATATGGGGGAAGCGGGTGATGGGTATGCACAAACTAATCCACACCTAAGACAAATGGAAGTCGAAGCAAATCGAGATGGCAGTATGTGTCTTAGAGATTGGGAAGATACCCATAAAAAACAATTACAAGAGTCTAGTTACTACTCTAGAGGAGATAAAAAAATGAAACTATTTGAATGGAAGAATGCAGAGCTTGCAACTCTGATTAAAGAGAGGTTTGGCATTCCCGAAACTAAAGAAGATAATACCCAAGAAGAGGCTGAGGATTCTCTTGAGCTTGAGGAGAGCCTTTCAAGCGAGATTCGCGTCGATGATGAAGGTCGTGTTTTTGATATCTCGGGTACAGGCTATGATGATCCGACTTCTATAGGAACTGTAGACGTGAAATGGAAAGATAAATGGGGCAAAACTTATTCGGGCGGGAAGGCTAGGCAGATTCAGAATAACTTTATGGCCCCGAAGGGGAAGAGAGGGGGCCGTTCACCGGACACAAGGAAAGAAAGGTATCAGGAATCCCGCACTGTGACGAAAAGGCAATCTTCCACGATTATAGAGGAAGAAGTTCGGATTCGTAAAACGGTTCGTGAAGCCATTAAGAAATATATGGCGAGAAAATGATATGGCTGATTTGGACGGGATCACTAGAAGGTTTTTGCTGGGTGAATCGCGTGCAGGCGTTGGTGTAGCTTCTTATATCCAGAATTTATCGGAAATCTTAAGCCAACTTCAGCCGCGCTCTAAAACTGATTCAAGGCGTATGGAGATAGCAAAAGAAAATCTCCGAGAAATCAAGAGACACGTTCGCAAACTTGAAGAAAAAGTTACATTACTTGAAGAGCATGTTAACCTTTTAGAAGAAGAGAATACCAAAAAATGACCGGCTTGCAGCAGACTCTTTTCAGTCTGGTGAGGGAACTCCTTTCTGAAGGAGGGAATGCAGCAGACACTCTCATAAAAACTAAATTAAGTTCTCATCCTGACAATGCTGAACGGGATATGACGTATTCAACGATCTCGGATGAAGATTTGAGCATGGTCTTGCCCAAGGAATATGGGGTTTTTCCAGATGCCGATGATCAAACGTATATCGGAAAACTTTTATATCTCCTCGGACAAAAGAAGCTTCTCGATACATCAGTTCCTCCTCGATATCAAGTAGGCTCTACTAGGTTGGCAGCCCTAAAACATTATGGGTCCGATGTTGTTGCAACGGACCAGTTTGAAACAGATGATGTGATTAATATGGCATCGCAAAAAAAGACAAGTTATGGTGATTTGGATATTGATGTTGTCTTTGCTGCCCCATCTAAAGAGGTCGCAGCGGCCATCGAGGAAATTGACCCCTCGGTGTATGCCACGAGGCGCGGAAAGAACGAAATTCACATTGCAGTGCGTGTTGGCAATCGTGTTTTTCAAATAGATCTTGTAGACGTTGCCAATGCGAGGGCAACAAAAGAGTTTCTTCAAAAAAGCAGCTTTGTTGATCTTGCGTCTCAGGTGAAAGGTGCATTCTCCATTATTTTGCTACGCGCTGTTGCAGCAGCTATGGAATTGAAGCAAGGAGACGCCTTTGAGGCTGTTTTGGACTCTGCCGAGAACAACCCTGACACTGAATTTGCAAAGATGCTTCAAAAGCAGAGAAAATTAGGCTGGGATCCTGTCGGTGCTAGGTTTTCGCTTGGCGAGAGGGGTTTAAAACTCGTATTGGATCTTCGAAAGCCAAAAAGAGGCGACCCTACCAAGATGTCACGGAAAAGCATTGACGTTGAGTCTGAATCTCGCATTGGATTTGAAAATTTGGACGCTTTGGCACGTACAATCTTGGATCACCCCGAAGCATCGGGTTCAACCATTTATCATGCGTCAAAGCTGGCCAACTTCATAGGAAGGAATAAAAGAACTTCTGATATCGATATAATTTGGGAGAAGTTTATTGACAGTGCGGAGATGAACCTTAAAAGGAGCATCGGCAAAGAAGAATACAACTTGGGAATGACAATTCTGGGTAAGCTGATGAAAAAGACTTGGGAACCGCCCAAAAATCCAGAGATGGTGAATGAAGCTAGAACAGGAATCGGCAGATTTGCTGGGAAAAGCAAGTTCACTCGCAAAACCGCTCTTGACGTTCTTCGTACACTGGTCGATGAGTCCAACAACGAAGGGAAAACCGGTTTTGACATTGACTTTGGAAATAACTCGTCGATTGACCTCGTTGAAAAGATGGATTCGTCGTTTTGTCACTTCGGTTTGGACAAAAGGGAACAGTTTTTCATGGAATCGAGCAATAGTGGGCCGGTTTATACTAAAAACGTTGAAAAAAGATTCGGATTCAATGTAGATCTTCTGGAATCGTTCAAATATCTTCAAAATGATAAGAATTTTCAAGAATCATTGAAAAACCTCTTTGATAGAGTCGGCCCTTTCCGTTATGACGCTGAATTGTTCCCTGTTTTAACACATGAGGGGTCAAAAGGTAACGATAATATTATTTTTGTTGGCACCCCTTATTCGAGGGAAAAGTTTGGAAAAGCAGGTGCTTTTGTACTCTTTAACTGTCAGCTTTGGAATTCTGACCGCCTAAACTGGTATAAAGTGACCCCTGATCAGAATAACGAGCTAACAAGCCTACTGAAATACGAATCTATGCAAGCTGGATGGGCTGCGGAATGGAGAATTTATACCAACGATGAAGATATGAAAATGGAGGGCGTATTTCATATTAATATCGGCAAAGTTTTGGCACATTATCTCAAGGACAAGTCAAATTTCGAAAAGGGGATCACACTCTTGTCCACCCGCAAAGGGTCTCCAGCAAAAAAGGAACTTGTCAAAGAACTCGACAAAGTAAGCAAAGAATTGCAAGGAGCATTAAACGGATTTGCCAATAAGGCATCTTCTAGGCTTGGGGGCGAAGATTCTTACATAGAAGGGGTCGTACTCAAGATCAAAAAGCCAAATGGGGATATCTACGAGGTCAAGGGCACCTCTGAACTCTTTGATAAGAGAAAAGACATTTTCTGGGAAGACAGGGTGAATATTCTCAATCTTGAGAAGGCTCTCGAAAATCACTTTATCAAAGAAATCCTCGGGCTCAAGACATCACAACCAGCGGCCTTAAACCGGGCAATACGAACAGCCGCAGATACATTTAGTCCCAAACAGAGTGGTTCTAATCGAAAAATGGAGTTTTTAGCCTCTTTGGTGCCTTATTTGGTCGAGAGCGAACCAGATATTAGCGGGATCAAGGAAAAAGCCAAAGAAACAATAAAAACCTTTGAAAGCCAGCTTCAAAACGATAAAGCAAAGTTTAAAAAGACGGCACCCAATCTCGATGCAGATTCTGTGAGGAAGACGGAAGAATTCTTTGTACGACTTGAAAAAAAGATTGTAGCCTTGAATAAAGCTACAAATTCCAATCTAAGTGGCAAAGCCTACTACATTAACCTTTTGAACGCTGTTTTGGGCTTCAGGGTTGATCGAATCATTAATTTTGAAGCTGGAGTTGGTCGGGATCCAAAAGATGACTTTAGGAAGAGGGTGATAATTTGGAGTGGCCGAGCCCAGCCTTGGCACCTTGGCCATCATGCAATGGTTGAGAAGGGAAAGAAAGCGCTTGCCGATGCAGGGGCTGATGCAGTGTATATTATGCTTGTTAAGGGGGCAGCTACAAGCGAAGACAAAGCAACAAACCCTCTGAGCGAGAAAGAGCAATATGAGCTTCTTTCTTCAATCTACGAAGGAGATCCTGAAGTTATAGTGGCTGATAAGTTTTCAAAGAGCGGCTTTATCGTGGATATTATGGAAGATCTTCACGATAAGGGTCATAAAGTTGTAGGTTGGCTCGCTGGAGCCGATAGGTTTGGGAAATATATGAAGGCATTGCGAACCTTCAGCCCTAGCAAATATTTAGAGGATCACGATTATTTGCCCATTGATAAGGATGAAAATGGTGATGTTTTGGTAAAGATGATTGAAACACCTCGTTTAATGAGTGGGACACAGGCTAGGGAATCAGCTTTATCATTAGGTTTCGATGAATGGTATAACAATATAGCACCTCAAGGGCTTCCTGTCAATTTAAAACACAAATATAAAGCAGTTTACGATAAGATCCGAGAAGCGCAAGACGAGCCTGCTGACATCGAAGAAAATTCCAGCATGGCTGGAGGCAATGTGGAAGGAGCCCCAGCGGCACAAGGTGGACCCTGGGAAGGCGATGATGTCGGAGAAGAGAACGAGGAAGAAAAGAAACGTTCAAAATTAAATATGAAAGGCTCACTTGTTCAAGAAGAGAAGTTGATTAACGAAGTTATGGACTATTTATTGAATGAAACGAGGAGTTCTACACGATGAAAAGGAATGATTTGGTTGAAGAGATGTTATTACGTGAAAATGTCCGTAAGATCATCAGAATTGTCAAAGAAAGACAAGCAAAAGAAAAAAAGAAAGAGTTGATGGCCGAGCAGATGATTCGCAAGGTTATCCGTGGAATTCTCGCAGAAAGGGCTCCCGTTCCTGATGAAATCCCAAATCGTTCCACTGGAATTAATGTTCTGGAGGATCTCCTAAAGGAGATTATCCCTCAGCTTGAGACTAGCTTTAAGTCTCTTACCACGAACTTTGACCAAAAAACGTCATTCAGGGCTCACGTTTTGAATGCGTGGCGAAATCTTATAGATCTTGCAAATATGAATGCATCTGCTGGCATGGTTGCAATAGCTGAGGATGTCGATATAGATGTCGGTAGGAAGGGCGACTTTGGTGATGATGAGAATATTATTGATATCGAGGATAAAGAAGTTGATCCCATGGATGATTTTACCAAGGGCTTAGAAGATGCCGATTTAGATAAGACTGGTCGGAATGTTGCTTTTAATGTTATGAAGAAGATTCAGCAGAATATTCTTGATAAATATGAACTTTTGGGAGACCCCAGTGACAGGGATGTTTTTGACAAATATGGAGAAGAAAATGTCGACAAGTACCTGGATAAGTTTTTAGATGAAATGTCTCCTGAACTGCCCGTTGCTGATACTCAGCCGCTCCCCCAAGATCAAGAACAAGATCAGGAACAACTTGAAGATGCAGAAGCGGAGCTTTAATGTCGTGGAAGAGAAAAAGAAAACACGTCGGAAAGAATAGAAATTATAGCCTCTCTAGAAAGCTAAAAAAGGATTGCCGTATAAACGAAAGCTTCGAAGTAATGCTGGCAAATCTGACACTTGAGGAGGTGATAGGTTTAAAATTAGAACTGTCGTCACAGCCAGTTGGCAATCGTTTATACGGCTTTCCTATTTGGTATGCTATGCCATATATAATCAAGGATGCAGTATTGAAGTACGCTTATTCTGCAACCAAAACCAAAGGTGATGCAATGAGATTCTTGGGCCTGAGACCAAATGATTTTAACAATCTCTCCAAGAGATTCAATATTGATTCTTATTTTGAGGAACCCACTTGACAAACAGAAAGAGAGCAGTTATATTATTATTTCAAATAAAACATAATTAGAGTAATATTAAGTATACTAATGAATATCATAAACTATTTTTGGCTAATTGTTAATTGATTCTTTAAGGGGGTGACTTGGATTCGACAGAGTAAATAAGATGAATAGTGCAGGTAGTCGTCCGAACTAAAGACTTAAAATGTAGTTCAAAACCAATAATTGCTAACAACAACGATTATTTCAACTCTGTTCGCCTAGCGGCTTAGTGACGGGGTTTCCCAAGACCTTGACACCCAATTTGGGATAACAGGTAGATTCCTGCGAAAATAAAAAATCAAAATGGTTACCCTGCTTGTAGCAGGTGGAGCGCATTCGGTCGGAAAGCGCTGGTTGGAAGCCCGACTACCTTTTCTGGTTTGTGACAGTAAACCAGATAAACCTGTGAATGACTTGAAATTGAATTTATTTTGGACGGCGGTTCGATCCCGCCCACCTCCACTATATACTATTAGAGAGTTAATATGAAGAGAGTAATCATATCAGATCTTCATATAGGAAGCAAGTATGCCAATGAAGCGGCATTGGTTAATTTTTTATCGTCTCTCGACTGTGATGAACTAATTTTAGCAGGCGATATAATTGATTTTTTGAAAGTCCCATCATTCACAGAAAAAAGCCATGCGATTTTTGAATTAATCAACCATTTTGATCAAAAGCTCGTCTATATAGTTGGTAACCATGATGCATCGTTTCGTGGATTGGTGGGAAAATCAGCTTTCGGCGTACAGTTTGTTGATAAATATGAATTCGTCGATGGTAGAAGAAAGTATAGAGTAGAACACGGTGATAAATATGATACTGGCATAGCCAAATATCGATTCGCAATGAAGATCATATCAGTTTTTCAAGATTATTTGGAGAGATGGCTGAACATAGATCTCGCAACTCGATGGCATTCCATGGCTATCAAAAAAAGAAAGCTTCGAAGAATTTGGGACATAACACAGTGGAATGATGATGCAGATGTTTTTATTATGGGCCACATTCACACACCAGAGGTTCTTATCTGGATTAATGACGATGAAACAATTAAAACTTATGCCAACACAGGAGACTGGGTTGAACATCAAACATATATTGTGATCGAAGATGACGTAATAAGGCTTAGGAATTGGCAACTCGAAAGAAAAAGAAAAAGTTCCCATTCCGAAGAGGGCAGCGGGTTAGGAACAAAGAGACTAACAACTACAGCGTAGTTATATCAAATGGACCCGCAACTATAGGAGAATCAGAGAGGTGTAAAATCCCTGGTGGCCCACTTGTCCTTGAAAAATACGTCTATGTCAGGTCTAATATTAACGGAAAGCAGTACATCAGCATAGAAAAAATAAAAGATCTAGAAAAAGCTTGACATCTCTGGAGAATAAGTTATATTTAAGTTAGAATTTTTAATTGGATAGACTTTCATGGTAAGGGACTATTTATACGAAGAAAAAGGGGGATAACAATTGTTAAAAAGATTTTTAAAACTGGGCACTGCGTCTATCTCATTCGGAACGGGTACAGTATTCGGAGCAATTATCGCAACATTAGTTAGCGCGGCCATTTATGGCGTACTCGGGTTTAAAGCCACAAATATACTACTCATAAATGAGTGTATGATCGAAAAAATAAGCGAACAATTAGGTGAAGAAGCGGTTCAAGAAATAAATGAGTAAATATGTTGTTGTTTCTGGGGGTTTCGACCCCCTACATGTTGGACATGTAAGAATGATTCTAGAAGCGTCTGAGGAAGGCGAGGTGATTGTGGTTATAAACAGCGATGAGTGGCTAAATCGCAAAAAGGGCTATACTTTTATGGCCTGGGAAGATCGCTGTGAAATTATTAGCAGCATTGGAGTGGTGTCTGAAATCGTGTCCGTCGATGATACAGATAATACTGTCTGCGAAGCAATAAAAAGGTTGCACACTTCAGGAAAGTGTGATATATTTGCAAATGGAGGAGATAGAGTAGCTTATAACACTCCAGAAAAGAAATTGTGCGACGAACTTAAGATTAAAATGCTATGGAACGTTGGAGGCGGTAAAGTCCGCAGTAGCTCCAATATGGTTTCAGACGCAGGGTATAAGTGCAATACATTTGAAACATTTTTGAATAGGAAGATTGGATAAGCAATCTGCCAACCATCCCCCCCCAACCCGCAGGGAGGCACGGGGTTAAAACAAACTAATAGCATTGTGAGTTTTTAAACAGGTGCCTCATTTTTTTAATTATTTTCTTGACAGCCAGCACATAGTGTGCTACATTGTATGTCAGAAAGAGAGAGTTCTTTTACATCGCTAGATGACCCCGTTCTCGGGTCAATAAACTTTCATGAGTTTCGCCGCTCTGATTGCCTCCATACGGAGGGTAGAGAAAACCCGGTTTGGGATACACTTGTTCAAGCAAGTGAGGTCGCCCAACCTTGGAGGGGGGCAGATTAAGGAGTGTGGTTGCTCTGAATACTGCCCAGTGATTTAAGGCAAGAGCCAGTGACCACCACTGGAGTGCTGCCAAAAACAGTTGCGGACTTGTTGATTCATCGCGACAACGGCGAAAATGACCAAACAGACATAACTGTTGTCTGGCAAGTGGGTAGTACCACAGAATCGGACTATCGGGGGTGGAAGCCTCTCTGGTTATGGTCGCAAGACTGTAGCCGTCCCGAAAGGGCTTGTATGGAGGTGATGCCAGATCATCAAAGTGCAAGGCGTGATTGAAAAGAGAATTGCTAACTCTTGAATTAAGCGCAGAACGCCTGCCGATAGAACAACGTGCTGTTCCGTGCTAGAGATAGCAAGAACAGGGAGGAAGTCTATGAACGGCGTGAAACCCCGGTGTGCATACATTCGAAAGGATGGACATAGACAGAGGGACTAGATGTGCTAAAGCCCTCCCCATTTACCGCCTTCATCGGCGGTTTTTGTTGTTTGGGGACTACTTAATAATAATTGACCACGCTCCAGAGGAAATGAATGGCAAAAAAAATCTATGTGTTAGATACCAGTGTATGTTTAACAGATGCCGGTAGTATTTATCAATTCGACAACAACGACATTGTTCTCCCGTTAAAAGTATTAGAAGAAATCGACAAGCATAAGAAGCGTCAAGATAGTGTCGGAACCAACGCAAGAAAAATAATCAGATCCTTAGACACTCTGAGAGAAAAGAAAAGCCTTCAGCTTGGCGTTAGACTTGCCAAGGGCAAAGGAATACTTCGTGTGGTTGGACACGACTCAAGTAAATTATGCACCCACTTGGATCCCGAAGCTCCTGATAACTTAATCATCAGTGCAGCTTTGGCCGAAATGGAAGCAAACGAAAACAGGAAAGTTATTTTAGTGTCTCGTGACATTAATATGCGCGTTATTTGCGACTCCATCGGAGTCTTGACAGAGGAATATACAAAAGCAAAAGTGATCAAGAGCCAATCGGAACTTTATTCAGGGTTTACGAGCGTATTGGTTGACGATCAATTTATCGATCAGATTTATGATGGAAAAGAGGTGTTTCTCGACAATATCAACGGCCTTCATCCAAATCAGTATTTGTTGCTTGTTTCCAGTGCGAATGAAAAAAAGACAGCGTTGGCCAAATATGCTAACAAAGACAGCCCCTTGACGAAAGTCAACATGAGAAAAGATGGTGTTTGGGGGGTCAAGCCCAGGAATAAAGAACAAGCCTTTAGTTTCGATCTTTTGTTGGATCCCACAGTGTCTGTGATATCGCTTGTTGGCAAAGCTGGGTCTGGCAAAACACTGTGTGCGATAGCCGCTGGCTTGAAGCAGGTCATGGAATCAAAGAAGTCAAAAGAGCCTCTGTATCAGAAACTCGTTATTTCCCGGCCAATTGTGCCAATGGGAAGAGACATCGGATATTTGCCTGGCTCCATGGAAGAAAAAATGCATCCTTGGCTTATGCCAGTACAGGACAACCTTCAATTTCTTATGGGCAACGATAAGGTTATGCTCGAACAGTACATGGAAAAAGGCATAATTGAGGTTGAAGCCCTGACCTATATTAGGGGTCGTTCAATCGCCAACGCTTTTATGATTATTGATGAGGCACAAAACCTAACTTCTCATGAAGTTAAGACGATCTTGACGAGGGTTGGCGAGGGAACAAAAATAGTTTTGACTGGCGATATTGAGCAGATCGATAATGTATATGTCGATGAAACCTCTAGTGGCCTTGTTCATGCGGTTGAAAAACTAAAACCATTCGAAATTTCAGGACATATAACCTTAACAAAGGGCGAGAGATCAAAAGTTGCAACAATTGTAGCAAATATACTTTAATCCTTGACAAGTCTGAAATATATGTTATAATGTGTGCAGGAGGTAGGATATGAACCCCGAAGAAGAGCCTTATAAGAAGGTCTTGAAAAAAGAAAATCCCTTAAAGGAATGGATCATCGATTATGTTGGCACCCAACAGCAGCCAGACAATGATGAGGTTACCGTAGAAATGGTTGTAGAGGCGATGGTGAGGGAATTTCCAGAATTTGTCTTCGCCCTTGCAGAAGAAAACTTTCTTCGCGGGTATACTCAGGCTTTCACGGATATGGAAGCGGTTGCATCGGATGTGGCTAAGAGCCAAGAATCCAGCCAAAATGACAGTCTTGGGGGGCACGAAACAGCCACAGAAGCGGTTGCGCCCACCGTAACTAAGAGCCAAGAAATCAACCAAAACAACGAGCAACAAGAAAATGGCTAACAATAACGTAATAGATTACATATTTGAGTCTGTGGAGCGCAACAAGAAAGCCCAAAAGGAATACTCTTTTGGCAACGGTTATGCTTTTGTGAAAGATCCGTTGCCCGATGGCATCGACCTGGAACAAGTTTTGGTGTCAGTGGAAGAATATATTCCGTTTCATTTGCGTCGAGAGGTTGATACTGTTTTTGTGGGCGACTTTGATGAGCTTCGTAAGCGCCAAGTTAATGCACTTTTTAAGGACGGAGCGATTTACATTACCAATCAGCAATCCACTCCCGATGATATGGTTGACGACATTGTACATGAAATAGGCCACTCAGTGGAAGAGATATATGGGTATGAGATATATTCAGACAATAAAGTGGTGAATGAATTTAGGCAAAAAAGAGAAAAGCTAAGACAACTTCTAAAAGCGGAAGGTTACCCGACACAGGGCTATGATTTCAAAGACGTGGAATATGAATTAGAGTTCGACGAATATCTTTTCCAAGTAATTGGGTATCCTACGTTAGAGTCGCTTTGTATGGGGCTGTTTTCAAACGCCTATGCGCCCACCTCTATAAGGGAGTATTTTTCTTCAGGGTTTGAAGCCTATTTCTTGGGTGACAGAGACTATTTAAGGAAGATAAGTCCAGTTTTATACACCAAAATTAAGGAGATAGTGTAAAATGATTGAGGTTACAGAAAGAAAAGATGAAGAAGCCAAAAAACTCTTCTTGAAGATAAAGCCCCAACACTTAAAGGAAGGGGTCATTAAATTATCACCAGGAGGAGTTGAGGAGGCTTTGGATAAGCTTGGTATTGTAAGAGGGAAGTGTCTAAGCTCGCAGACGGTATGCAATAAGCCAAATTTCCCCAAGGAATATGAATTTGTTTATGAATTGCCGCAACCAAAGAAGAAAGTTGTGAAAAAAGTCGTAGAAAAAGTTGACAAAAGCACAAAATCGGTTACATTGAAGAAGGCAACAACCAGAAAGAAAAAATTTGGAGGCTGATTGCCGCGTTACATTTCATATTCTGAACTGAAAGACTGGAAATTTTGTCCCTATTATCACAAGCTTACTCGTATCGATAGGCTTGCTGGCTTTAGGGGCAATGAATATACTTCATTTGGAACTGCCATTCACTCTATTTGTGAAAGGAAGATGCTGAATGAACAGTTTGATGCAGATGAGTATTTTTTACGAGAATTCAAAAAGAATATTTCTCGTCTCGATGACGACATAAAAGTAGACAACGATCTTGTAGAGAAGATGTGTTTGCAGGCGGCAAATATTTTGCCGTACATTGATGAAGCGGTTAAGAAAAAGTTTGGTGATTTTGAGGTGGTTTCCACCGAAGAAGAACTTATGGTTCCCATTGAGGGGGTGAATTATAATTTTAAAGGCTTTATCGATCTTGTTTTGAAGACCTCGGACGGAAAACATCACATAATTGATTGGAAGACCTGTTCATGGGGTTGGAATTACCGCAAGAAGTCAGATCCAATGGTCACATATCAGTTGACTCTTTATAAGAAATATTATGCCATCAAGCATGGGGTTGATCCTTCTAATATTGAAACTCACTTTGCTTTGCTGAAGAGGACTGCCAAGAATAACAATGTCGAGTTTGTGAGTGTTACGTCTGGTGAAGTTAAGACCAACAATGCAGCAAAATTGTTAATGTTGGCGATTTCGAATATCCAGAAAAGCAAATATATTAAGAATCGCTTATCTTGCAAAGGGTGTCAGTTTTATAAGACAGAGCACTGTACTTAAGGAGAATAGATGGAAGAGAAAAAGACGATCTTTGTAATCTCAGATCATCCAATGGCCCCCTCTGGGGTTGGTACACAGACAAAATATTTTATTGAAGCCCTGTTGGCCACGGGGCGCTATAAGTTCGTGTGCTTGGGCGGGGCAGTAGATCATCCTGATTTTAGCCCACAAAAGGTTGAAGGTTTTGGGGACGATTGGATTGTTCATCCAGTAAAGGGTTATGGAGATGCCAACGTCATTAGGTCAGCATTGACAACGGTAAAGCCAGACATTTTATGGTTCATGACAGATCCCAGGTTTTATGGCTGGCTGTGGGATATGGAAAACGAAATTCGAGCCTATATGCCAATGGTTTATTATCATGTGTGGGACAACTACCCGCCGCCAGAATATAACAGACCTTTTTATCTTTCCACAGATGTGATTGTTTCTATTTCCAAGGTGACTCACGATGTTGTTTCCGAGGTCGCTCCAGACGTAGAAAATATTTATTTGCCTCACGCAGTAAACTCGAATATTTTTAAAAAGCTCGATGAAGACGACATCGAAGAATTTGCCATAGAGCACTTTGAGGAACACTACGACCCGGATAGGGTTATTTTCTTTTGGAATAATCGGAATGCTCGGAGAAAGCAGTCTGGTTCGGTCATTTGGTGGTTCAACAAGTTTGCAGAAGAAGTAGGACCAGAAAAGGTTCAACTGATTATGCACACCGATCCTAAAGATCATCACGGTCAAGATTTAGAGCAGATCATACATCATCTGGGGGCAGATGATGGAAGGATTATTCTCTCGACACAAAAGGTTCCTCCTGAGATTCTTTCGATGTTGTACAACTTGGCTGATTGCACAGTTAACATTGCCGATGCAGAGGGGTTTGGGCTGGCAACTTTGGAATCGCTTTCCTGTGAGACGCCAATCATTGTTAATATGACAGGTGGCCTTCAGGAGCAGGTTACGAACGGTGAAGAGTGGTATGGTATTGGTATTGAGCCGGTTTCAAAGGCTATCATTGGGTCATTGACTGTGCCATACATCCATGAAGATAGGATTAGTGAGGAAAGCTTCATGGATGCTCTCCGCACAATGTATGAAATGACACCAGAAGAGAGGAGTGCTCTTGGAAAAGCTGGTCGAAAACACGTTGAAAAGAATTATAACTTTGAAGACTTCAACAAACGTTGGGTGGAGGTAGCTGACAACATCATTGAAAAGCATGGTTCGTGGGGGAACAGGCGCGGATATGATCGCTGGGAACTAAAGGAGATCGCGTGAGAAAGAAAATCATTGTCAGAGGACCAGTTTTATCACAATCTGGTTATGGAGAGCAGTCTAGATTTGCAATTCGTGCTCTAAGAGCACACGAAGACAAATTTGATATTCACATTATCCCAGTAGGGTGGGGTCAGACAGGCTGGCTTGCAGAAACTTCAGAAGAACGTCGCTGGCTTGATTTTATCATCGACAAGACAAATCATGCCATCTCCAACAAGGTTCCATTTGATGCTTCTTTGCAGATTACAATCCCTAATGAGTGGGAGCCCCTGGCTCCGATCAATATTGGGTGGACTGCTGGGATTGAGAGCACCAAGATCGATCCAGTTTGGATTGACAAAGCAACAATAATGGACAAAATTCTGGTTGTTTCAAACCATGCAAAACATGGTTTTGACAATACGGTTTGGACAGGTAAAGACCAGCATGGCAATAAGATGTCAATCAGGAATGAAGTGCCGGTTGAAACGGTGAATTATGCCGTCAGGAAGTGGGAACCTTCGGAGGTTGATATTGATTTTGACTATGACTTTAATTTTCTGTCTGTAGCACAATGGGGGCCTCGCAAGAACCTCATCAACACGGTTAAATGGTTCGTGGAAGAGTGCCACGATAGAAAAGTTGGCCTAATTTTGAAAGCGAATATCCGCAAGAACTGCCTCATGGACAGGCTTGAGACACAAAAGAAAATTAAGGCCGTCTTGGATGCTTACGAGAATCGTGAGTGCAAGGTTTATCTCATCCATGGGGATATGGACCAGGGTGAATTGGCTGCCTTGTATGAGCATCCAAAAGTGAAATGCTTGGTGAGCCTCTCTCATGGAGAAGGTTTCGGGTTGCCCATTTTCGAGGCCGTGTGTCATGGATTGCCGGTTATGGCTCCAGATTGGGGTGGCCAATGTGATTTCCTTTATGGCCCGGTTAAGGTGGGCAAAAAGACCAAAATGAAGCCTCTTTTTTCCAGGGTTAGTTATGCGATTGCCCCAATTCAGGACTTCGCTCATTGGGAAGGGGTTCTGCACCCTGAATCGATGTGGTGCTATCCTGAGCAGGGCGATTTTAAGATGAAGCTCCGCAACATGATCAGCAAATACGACAAGCACCTGAAGAACGCAAAGGTTTTACAGGAATACGTTCTTGAAGAGTTCGCGGCTGAAAAGCAATACCAAAAGTTTGCTGACGCTGTATGGGAGGTTTTTGATTCTTCGTCTCAAAGTAGCGTTGTCAAGGTCTTCGGATGAGAATAGCTTTTGTTTCAGACTTTTTTCTTGAGGACGGCATCATTGGTGGTGCTGAACTCGTTAATGATTGTCTGATTCGACACCTGGAGAAGAGGGGTCACGAGGTAGAAGTCTATCGATCCCACGAGTTCAGGGATGTGACCCAGCATGAGTTCTTTATCGTCTCAAACTTTGTGAACATGCCTGAGCAGGTCAAAGCAAGCCTATACGACAAGTCCTATATCCTTTATGAGCACGACCACAAGTACCTGAGAAGCCGAAATCCATCCATTTTCCCTGATTTTAAGGCTCCTCGGAATGAAATCATCAATGAGAAGTTTTATCGTTCTGCCAAGGCGGTTTTCTGTCAATCACAGATTCATGCAGATGTCGTCAGGAAAAACCTTGCAATCAGGAATGTGATCAGCACCGGTTGCAGCCTATGGCACCAAAAGCAGCTAGATGTGCTTCGACAGCACTGCAATGTCGAGAAACAGTCCAAGTACGCTATCCTAGACTCACAGAACGTGATTAAAGGGACGCCAGAGGCTGAAAGATACTGCATTCAGAACGACTTGGCATATGAGAAGATCCCCTTCTCCGGGTTTGAAAAGTTTATTCAGAACCTTTCAACCTTTGAAGGTCTTGTCTTCTTCCCGAAGACCCTCGAAACGTTTTGTCGAGTGGTCATGGAAGCCAGGATGGTTGGCTGCAAGCTCATCACCAACGATTGGAATGGCTGCACCCATGAAGAATGGTTTCCCCATTATAAGGGTGAAGCCTTGATTGACTTCGTTGAGTCTAAACAAGAGGAAGTCGTCGACAAGGTATGTCACGTTTTGTCAAGCAGCTTTACAAATGCGGAACCAGAAGACATTACAGTCATATTAAACTGTTATCGTCGTCCATACAACCTGCGAATGCAGATTGATTCACTCCGCAGCCAGACAAAGCCGCCAAAGGAGATTTGGCTCTGGGTAAATCAGCACGAGGACAATGAAAACTTTTCTTTTGATACCCTCGGCCTCGACAAGATATTCCACAACGATCACAACTGGAAGTTCTATGGTCGTTTTGCGGGAGCCCTATTAGCTGACACAGAATATGTTGCTATTTTTGATGATGATACCGTCCCTGGATCCAAGTGGTTTGAGAACTGCCTCAACACAATGGAAGAAAAAGAAGGCATCCTCGGTTCAGCCGGGGTGATCCTCGACGACAAATATTATGTCCGTCATGAGCGCTGTGGCTGGCCGAAACACAATGAAGAGGCCAGGGAGGTGGATCTGGTTGGGCACGCCTGGTTCTTCAAGAGGGACTGGTTGCAATATCTTTGGCGTGAAAAGCCGCCAACCTGGGACAATGGAGAGGATATGCACTTCTCCTATTCAGCCCAGAAGTATGGTGGTGTTAAGACCTATTGTCCTCCGCATCCAACCAGCGATGCAGAGATGCATGGCTCGGTCATGGGCAACGAACTGGGGATCGACGAGAAGGCAACCTCAAATAACAATGAGACCTCACATCAACAATTCTTCACAGAGAGGGACTTCTGTGTGCAGGAAGCCTTGCGGAAAGGCTGGAAAACTGTTCGAGGGGTGAAGTTATGATTCTTATGTCTTTCGGCACTCGGCCAGAGTACATTAAAATCAAGCCGCTGATCGAGGCATTCGAGGGTCGCCTTCCTTTCAAACTCCTTTTTACAGGTCAACACGTAGATCTGCTTTCGAATGTCGAGGATCAGGATGTCATAAGGTTGGAAATTAAAGATGGCCCCAACAGGCTGGACTCCATTGTATCTTCCGTCATGAATCAGAATCACATCTTTGAGGGCATTGATGCAGTTCTGGTTCAAGGGGACACAACTTCAGCGTTCGCCATCGCCTTGGCAGCTTTTCATCGAAAGCTCAAGATCATTCATCTGGAAGCTGGGCTGAGAACCTATGATTTGCACAATCCGTACCCTGAAGAATTCAATCGTCAGGCCGTCTCTCGCGTCTCCAATATTCACCTATGCCCTACTATGGACTCGGCCCATAACCTCTCCAGAGAACTAGTCAAGGGCCGCACATACGTTGTTGGGAATACTGTTTTGGATAACCTGGTCGACTTGGAGACAAGCAAGACAAACACGGTCATTATCACAATGCACCGCCGAGAAAACCACGATAAGATCGCTGAATGGTTTGAGGCGTTCGATAACCTGGCCAAAACATATCACGGAGAGTACAGATTCATTCTTCCCATTCATCCCAACCCAAATGTGCAAAAGCATCGAGGGCTCTTAAAATATGTCGAGGTCATTGATCCTCTTCCCTATGATGAGTTTTTAAATCTTCTGGCTTCCTGCTCTTACGTGATTTCAGATAGCGGAGGGCTCCAAGAAGAAACAGCATTCCTGGGCAAGCGCTCCATTGTGTGTCGGAAAGTAACCGAGAGACCAGAAGGTCTTGGCAGCTTTTCTGTTCTGTGTGAAACCCCCTTGGAGTTGTTTGAGCACTTCTACGTCATGAAGCAAAAGCCAGACCCAACAGAGGCATGCCCCTATGGCGATGGCAAGTCAGCCCAGAGAATCGTCAGCATTCTTGAGGAGGAGTTATCGTGAAGTATTTTGACAAAGAGTTTTATAAGTTTCTTGAGAAGCTCAAGAACAAAGAAAACTTTGCATTTGCCAGGTTCTCCGATGGAGAGTTGTTCATTCTTAAGAATCAGACAGTAATCCTGGCAGAAGATCACTTTGTAACAGGTGAACGCAAAGGCCATGGAGTTTATCCCAAAGAGGAACAGAAAGAATTCATTCCCGAGAAGCATGGGTTCTTTCAAGAGAAGCTTATGGAGTGTTTCAAATTTAAAATGCCAGAATACTACAAGGGTATCTGTTGCAGAAACGATGTGGGAGAAGATGCCTTCTTCTGGCAGAAAGGGCTTAACGGAGGTGACAAAGACCTTACATTTGCAAATCTTCTCATCAATCGCAATTATCGTCGGTTCGTGGAAGAGATGGTTCCAGTGTTGCGAGAGCGAGATGTCATTTACGTCGTGAACGAGATGGCAAACCTAGAAGGGATTCCATTCGAGTTGAAGAAGACTTTCGAGGTGGGCAGCAACTGTATGATCGACAACTACGATACCGTCGAGAAAGTGAAAGAATACATCCGAGAGAACAACATCCGTGATCACGTCATTTTATGCGCCGCAGCAAGCCTGAGCAATTTTATTATTCGTGACTGTTTCGAAGACAACCCCGACAACACCTTCTTGGACATCGGCAGTTGCTTGAACCCATACCTTGAGCTTGAGGGCTGGAAGCACACCAGGGGCTACTTGACACACTATTGGCTGAACAGCGGAAGTCATTATGGTGAACAAGTGGATGTGTGGTGATGTACAAATTTGTTAAAAACACCAGCCAGTATTGGGGCTTTATCTTGGAGCTTCGGAATGATCCGGCAATTAAGCCAGGATTTATCCAACAAGGGTATATAAGGGAGGAAGATCATTACCGATTTATGGAGACTTTGGGAAAGAATTTTTATATTTGTCTTGACAATGATGTTCCTATCGGTTACATTGGGGTCATAGATAGGGATATACGGGTTGCAACCCATCCCGACCATCAAGGGAAGGGCGTTGCAAAGTTTATGGTCGAGGAATTGATGAAGGGGCATCCCGATTCGTTTGCCAAAGTTAAACTGGAGAACGAGGCAAGCTTGAGGCTATTTGAGAGTTGTGGTTTTAAGAAGAAGTTTTTTATTTTGGAGAAATAGTGCTTCACAATCCTTACAAAGTTGTAAAAATGTTTGAGGAAGAAATGGCGTACTATGCTGGTGCGCCTTACGCTGTTTCAGTGAACAGTTGCACTAATGCTTTGTTTTTGTGTTGCAAATACCTGGAAGTAGAGGACGTAACGATCCCTAAGCGAACCTATTTGTCTGTCCCGCAGTCGATCATGCAGGCAGGCGGTGCCGTTCAATTTGAGGATATTAAGTGGGAGGGCATTTATCAGCTTAAGCCATATCCAATTTGGGACGCAGCAAAGCGCCTGACTTCTGGGATGTATATTCCCGGCTCTCATATGTGCCTGTCTTTCCACATTAAGAAACATCTTAAGATTGGTAAGGGTGGTATGATTTTAACCAAGGACAAAGATCTTGTGGACTGGGTTCGAGAAGCGCGCTACGAGGGCAGGAGCGAAGGAGTCAGATATCAAGATGATGATATCGATTCAATGGGCTGGAACATGTATATGACGCCAGAGCAAGCTGTGAGGGGCCTCATGTTAATGCAGAATTATCCCAAACACATGCCCGACATCCCAGAAGATCCCCCCTATCGGGATTTGACAGAATTTAATTTATTTGGAGGGACTACGTGAAAGTGGCTCTTTGCCTGCACGGATACTTTGGCACACTTAGTACGGGCGACTTCACTACGGCTGCGGGTGGATACGAGCATATAAAAGAGAGGATCTTTTCTAAGGTCGATGATGTTGATGTTTATGTGCATTGTTGGCAACCTGAGTTCGAGGGTCAAATAAGAGAGCTATATAACCCCAAAGAATCAATTTTTGAAAAGCAAATTGATTTCGATAAAGTCTGCGAAGAAAACGGAATTGACCAAGCGTATATCGACGAAGGTTTCCCCAGAGATCAGACTTTCTATAAAAATGCAATAGCATCTAGAATTTTGAGCTTTTATTATTCAAGGTGTCAATCTCTAAAGCTGGCGCTTGAGCACGAATATGATTGGATAATCACAACAAGGTTTGACATATCTCAAAGAGGTGGGTCGGAAGTTAACAGAATTAGATTTTCTCCCGACAGCGAGCAAAGCTATCTGTATACGACTTACTGGAACCAGATGAACCAAGGATACGGAGACATGTGGTTTTATGGGGGGCGCGAAATCATGAAGAAGTATTCAAATATTTATGATTTTGCTCTTAAAGATTTAAAACCTCGCTCAGATTACGAAGCTATGGTGACTGGGCTGAGCGGGGGAGTGCCAGATTCTCAATTTTTCATTTACTACGATGTAAAGGATTATAGACAGTTTTCCAATGAACTTATGAAGCCAGAAGAGCAGCGGAGTAAAGTGTTGATGCGTTTTCCTCGATGGAGAGTGAGTGACGGCCACTTACATCACAAGTGGTTTTGCTTACAAAACGGTCTTTATGGCTTGACAAGGTGGGTTTAAGATGAGTAAAAAAGAAAAATATTGTGTAAGTCATCTTTTGATGGTGACAGACACATGACAAGAATGAAGAAAAGCGATAGGAGAATAGAAATGAGTTTTGCAGCCGTCATTCAGGGACCATTATCTGATGAATGTTTAGAGTATATTCCTAAATATTTTGAGCATGTAGATGAGGTGGTGTTGTCTTGTTGGGATGATAAAATTTCAGAAGAACAGCATCAGCGAATATTATCGCTGCAATACATATATGGAGATGGGTTTAAATGTGTCTTGAATCCGATTCCTTCTCTTGATTTGGCAACGTTGTGGATGCCCGATCAGAGCGCCAACTATTATTACCAGCTTTATTCTACGCACAAAGGCATGGAACAAGTTACTGCAAAATATGCTATAAAGATGAGAACAGATGAATATTATAGTAATTTAGCGCCCCTTATTGATATTTTTTTAAGAGACGATGAAAGGCTTGTGAGCGGAAATATGTTTTTTAGGAGTGTTTCTGCCCACCCTTACCATATTTCTGATCATTTGTTTGTGGCAAAATCTTCGGTTTTAAAGAAATCTTTCTCTCTAATGGTTGATCAGCTTAATTCGAGAGATAAGCCTAAGTGTAGATTTTTGATTATGACGGCTATAGAAACCGTGATAGCAAGAGTTTGTTTGCTATGTATGGGTGTTCCAGAAGAGCAAATTATAAGCGATGCTAGGGGGGTTATGAAGTCCAGAGTAGATATCTGTGATATCAATATGTTGGGATCATATCGGGCACGCTGGAATCACATGGGGATTATCTATGATGATGTTGAGAACAAATATAACGGAGCAACTACGATGTCGGAAATATTATTGTCATGAACGCGGAAGATTACACAGTTTTAATACAGGGACTATTAAACTAGGAGAGGTAAAAAAATGTACTCACTAATATTCTATTCGCACTCCGATTATTCAGATGCATGGGGTCCGATGTTTGGGCAAACTGATAAATATTTTGATGCGTCGTTTGAGAAATATTTATTTGTTAATTCAGGTAACCATGATGTACCAGATGGTTGGCGCGTTATTGAATATGATGATAGTTTGCCATATCAATCTCGAATTGTATCCTGCTTAAAACAACTTCCCAAGGATAAGATTGTTGTTTTCCATCACGAGGATATGTTTTTATACAACGAGCCAGACTTTGAGGCTCTAGACCGCGTGTATACGAAAATCTCTTCAGAAAAAATCAATTTTATTAAGCTTGGTAAAGCTTCTTATACTCCTGAAAAGCCCTTGTACCATTTGGAGGATGAAATTTATCATTGCCCCTTTGATCTCTTATTTGCTATACAGCCTACCATGTGTAAGGTGAGGGACATCCAGATCATCTATGAGCAGACTCCTGGTAATAATATTTGGGAATTTGAGGTGAACTCAAACATCACTTGTATGAAAAATGGGTTTGTTTGTTGCCTTACGAGTAAAGATGAAGAGGAAAAGATAGGCATGTTTCATTGGGAGAGCCTGACCTACCCTTACTTTGCGACAGCAATCGTAAAAGGAAAGTGGAACACCGAAGATTACGCTAAGCAGCTAGAATTAATATTTGATGAATATTCAATTGATCCAACAATGAGAGGAGTTAACGCATGAAGGGCAAGTTAGTTATATTTGATTTAGATGGTGTTTTGGTCGACGCTTGTGAATGGCACAGAGCAGCCTTGAACGAGGCTTTAAAAGAAGTTTGTGACGGTGAGATTTCAATGGAAGAACACATAAGCATTTTTAATGGTATTCCCACTCGTGTTAAATTAAAGAAGCTCACAGAACTCGGTAGAATACCAGAAGCTTCACATGATGCGGTTTACAATTTAAAGCAATCTAAGACTGTTGAGATTATAGAAAGAGACGCCTTCGTGAGAAAAGAAAAGCAGGAAATGATATTAGCTCTTAAGGGTCGAGGAGCAAAAATTGCCTGTTATACGAATAGTATTAGACAGACAACTAAACTTATGTTGGAGAAAACTGGTATCTTAGATATGTTTGATTATGTGCTGACGAACCAGGATGTTGAGAAATGTAAGCCAGACCCTGAAGGCTATATTTTTTTGATGAATCATCTTGGGTTTTCTAAGGAAAACACTTTTATCATTGAAGATTCGCCAAAAGGTTTGAAAGCAGCAAATGATTCTGGAGCAAATGTTATTCAAGTAAGAGATCCAAATGAAGTAAGCATAGAGTTATTTGATATAGGAGCAAAGCAATGAAAGTTTTAATACCAATGGCAGGAGAGGGTAGTCGGTTTGCGAAGGAGGGTTATACCTTTCCCAAGCCCCTGATCGATGTGCAAGGCAAACCAATGATCCAAAAGGTCGTTGAGAATCTTGATTTTGATTGTGAATATATATTCCTTGTCAGAAAAAAACATGTAGAGCAGTACAGCGGGCTTATTGACACATTGGATAGGATTACAAATGGAAAGTTTAAATATGTCGAGGTTGATGGCTTAACTGAAGGCGCAGCCTGCACAGCACTCTTGGCAGAGCAATATATCGATAATGATGATAATTTGCTCATTGCGAACTCGGATCAGTATATTGAGTATGAGCCAGAAAACTTTCATATGCTGAAGAATTTAACCAATGTTGATGCTGCTGTATTTACGTTTAATGCCGTCCACCCTAAGTGGTCCTTTGTTAAGACAAATTCACGAGGGTTTGTCACAGAAGTGGCAGAAAAGAGACCTATTTCAAACATTGCAACTTGTGGGATTTATTGGTATCGCAAAGGGTCAGATTTTGTGAAATATACAAAGCAAATGATTGAGAAAGATATTAGAGTTAATAATGAGTTCTATATCGCGCCTGTTTACAATGAACTGATTTCCGATGGGAAAACTCTTGTTCCTTTTTATGTTCATAAAATGTGGGGAATTGGGACGCCGGAAGATTTGAGAAGATTTTTAAAAGAGAGGGGGTAAAGTGGAGAAGAAGAAATGAAAAAATTTACTTTTAGCCCCCAAATAAGAGCGGTTCTCGTCGGCGGGATGACTCAAGCAGGCAGCACTTTGTGTTTTAATATATGTCGTGTGCTCTACAAGAAAGCGGGTCACCGCATAATGATATTGACTCAAGACCAACCCAATTTTTCGTATGTTTCCCCCCCAAAACACTCCAACCAAACAATTAGAATAATGTTGAAGCAGCATGATTTAGCGTTTGATGCTCCTCTGAGAAGCCCCCTTTGTCTTAGCAAAGAAGATGGATCTGTTATGAAGACATTTAGTAGTAATTTCGAAGGCGTAAACGACACACTTATAGAATATAAAGTCGTTAATGTAATACGAGATATTAGGGACTGTGCCGCTTCTTATGTCAGGAATAACAATAATATCACCGATGACGACTTTGCGTACTATGTGCGCAATAATTATTACAACTCAACATGCTGGGAATCGTTGTCGGATTGTGCTTGGATTTACGAAGCATATAAGAAAGATCCGATCAGTGTCATTGGAGAACTGGCTCAAGTGTTGGAAGTAGAACTCACACAAGAGCAGATCTTGGAAGTTCACAAAGAAGCAGAAGACCTTCAGAACCACGTCACTCTCGACGATACCACATCTGAATTTTATAAGATGACAAAAATGCACTCCAATCAACAAACAAATGGGGGAAAGATAGGAGACTATTCTCAGGTGCTTACCGCCGAGCAAATAAGATATTTGGAGACATATTGTGAAACGTGGCTTTACCGTTACGGATATTTGGACTGGTCGGCTGAAATCGGAGTGGATCACACGCGCACCTCGGTCTCGCGACACAACTTCGAGTCGGGTGAGTGATGACGACCTTAATAGCCCACAGAGGTAATCTGGATGGTTCTAATCCAAAGAAAGAGAACCATCCAGATTATATTCACACAGCGGTACAACAGGGGTATGCGGTCGAAGTAGACCTCTGGCGTGTTGAAGGCAATTTTTTTCTCGGACACGATGCGCCGCAGTATCGGATTAGTGAAAAATATTTGGATCTGCTGGCATCTACCAATGTTTTATGGACTCATATAAAGAACGTAGAAGCATTCGAACATCTTGTGTGCCACGGTAAGCAACATTGGAATTTCTTCTGGCACCAAGAAGACGACTATACATTGACAAGCCTCGGGTACATCTGGGCATACCCAGGAAAAAAACTTACAAATAATACAATTTGTGTGTTGCCAGAACAGTCAGAACAGGATATATTAGATTTAAGAGTTTGTAGAGGAATATGTACTGATTATGTTTACAAGTATGGGAAGTTATTAAATGAACAAAGCTGCAATTTTGCCAATTAAGTTTGTCCCCAAGGGCTGGGGATTTGAAAAATGGATCGTCATTTATGTCGTGCAGGAGAGCGAATGAAGCTTGTAGTAATAACAGGCTGTTATGGCTTTATCGGTAGCCATGTTACTGTTGCCTGTCTACAGAAGGGCTGGAAGGTATATGGGATCGACAAAGAGACTTATGCCTCCAATTCTCATAATGAATTTTTTAGTTTGTCGGTCGAACAATTTGGTCGATCGAACAATTTTGTTTATATTAAGGAGGACATTTGCAATTTAAAGGATCTTCCAGATTGTGATTACGTGATCAATATTGCCGCCGAGACTCATGTTGGGAACAGTATCATCGACAGCACTGATTTCATTCATAGTAATATAACAGGTGTTAAGAATCTTTTGGATATTATTCGCCGCAAACCAGACAACGTTGCGAGCAAGCCAATCTTCTTCCATTTTAGCACAGATGAGGTATATGGAGACGTTGTGGAGGGTTCACATACGGAAAAATCCCCTCTTATACCAAGTAATCCCTACTCCGCATCTAAGGCCGCAGCCGATATGTTGATAAAAGCATGGGCACGAACGTATGGAATAGACTATTTAATTTTACGCCCAACTAATAACTACGGTATTGGTCAATATCCAGAGAAGTTAATCCCGCTTGCTGTCAAATTGTTGCAAAGAGAAAGAAAAATTCGTTTGCACAACAAGGGGGAACCTTTTAGGAATTGGCTGCATGCTGAAGACACTGCCCAGGCAGTGGTTAAAATTATTGAATCCGGCGTAATAAACGAAATTTTCAACGTTGCAGGGGGGTTCGAACAAAAAAATAAAGATACGGTATTAAAAATAATCAATTCATATTTCAATGGAAATTACGATAAGGAATACATTGGATATGAAGAGTGGCTTGATCTATCTTTCGTTAGAGAGGGTCAAGATGTCCGATATTCAGTTGACGACACAAAGCTTCGTGGACTAGGCTGGGAGCCAGTCAAGAAATTTGATGAAGAGATTGATAAAATTGTGAAACATTATAAAACCATTTTTAGATGGTGAAGGAGAAAAAGTTTATGCTTAGCGAGACCGACATATACGTTATTGTCCTTTTTTTCGGCGCATTCGCGGTACCGCGAATGCTTATGTTTGTCGGTTGTAGTGATGACCCTGTCCGTGGTGATACGGGCTTGGAAATAGTTGAGACCGAAATAGTTGAGACTGGAATAGAAACAGGTGATACAGGCACCGATACTGGTGGCACTGATACATCATCGAAATAAAGGAGAAAGAATGAGTAATCTTGTTAGTGATATGAGGCTTTCTAAGCAGGCGCTAGGCGCTCTTATGATGGCACTTCAAAAGTCTTTGCTTGAGCAAAGTGATATCGTCCCCGTTCTTGAAGGGTTTGATTTCATTCTTAAGAACAAAGAGTTATACGTTAAGAATCCTCCGTTGGTTAAATTTGGTGCCGATGGTGAATGGCTTAGTAGCGCAGCAAACGAAGAAGGGCCTGAAATGGATGCCTAGATACGCTTACAGATGTGTGGGTTGTATGTATCAGTTTGATGCATTTCACGGATTCAGCGAAAAGGCACGATGCCCAGCATGTAATTCCTCTGTTTGTGAGAGAATTCCGTCTGTGGGGTTTAGTCTATCTGGGTTTGCGAAAGAACAAAAAACAAAAACGGGAGAGGAAGTGAAGAAGTTTATCGAAGAGTCAAAAGAAGATCTTAAACAGCAAAAGAGAGCACTCAAGGACAAACAATAATGTGGCCTTACGTTGTAAGCGCGGCCTTTGTGGTGTCAGCCCTTATAAATATATTTCTGGTATGGTATTGTGTAAAAGTTTTGCGTGAACTGTTCTCCGTCTCGGGAACATTAGAGGATCTCTTTGTAGATGTTGAGGCGTTTAAGAAACACCTTGAAGGTGTTTACGAATTGGAAATGTTTTATGGCGATCAGACTTTAGAAAATTTGCTTTCTCATGCTCGTGCCTTATCAAAAGAATTCGATAGATATGAAATATTGTTTTCTTTGAAAGAGCCTTTGGAGGATGATGACTTTGACGAAGAAGACGACACCGATTCGACGTAGACGTGGCAAAAGCGGAAGACAGTATTTCACTCAGGCCCATGAAGACGCGATTGTAAGATTTAATAATTCGAACAATCCCAAAGAAAGAACCGAACTATATGTGAATTTTATTCAGCCAGCCTTTGATGAGATGGTTGATAAAATTGTGTTTACATATAAGTTTACCACTTTGCCAAACATTAATGAACTCCGTGAGGAGTGCAAGATATGGCTGACGACAATATTGGACAAGTATGACCAGAGTAAGGGATCCAAAGCTTTTTCATATTTCAGTGTAATCACCAAAAATTGGTTCATTCATCAGGTCAAGAAGACTTCAAAACAAAAGAAACGAGAGGTAGATTGCAGCCTGCTCTCCAATGAAGTTCAATTGAAATATATGGCCACTTACAACGACTATGACGAGATTAGAGAGAAGGAAGAATTTTGGAAGCTACTTTGGGAAGAGATTGATTCTTGGGACATTCCCAACCTGAAGCCAAATGAAAGGAAAGTCTTAGAAGCTATCCGTATACTTTTAAGCGAGAGCAATAATATAGAAATTTTTAACAAGAAAGCTATTTATCTATACATGAGAGAGATAACAGGTCTCAACACAAAACAAATTGTGAATAATTTGAACAAAATGCGTATAAAGTACCGAGCGTTCAAGGTTAAATGGGATGAGGGCGACGAATCATGAAAGATATCAATTCTTATTTAGAGATGGCAATTGACAATATTCAAGAAGATAGGGAAATCACCAAAGAGCTTCTTGATGATGTAATCCGGTATTTGAGCAAGGATGAGCAACGTCATAAAGAAGTTGGTTTTACAGCAGCCAAATATGTCGAGACCTTGCAGCGATCCAATGAGCAACTTGTAAAAATAACTGGCATTCTGCAAAAGAAAGAGTCTCGTGGCGCTGCGTTGTCCGATCAAGATAAAGATGAGCTTTTTGACATGATCAAGAAGGGGGATAAGGTAAATGGGTAAGGATGTCCGAATAAATGCTGTCCCAGGGACACAAAATGATGATACTATTGATTTCAACAGCTTCAGGCTAAGTTTAGATAATCTTAATTCAGATACTGTTATTCAAACGATAATAAGTGAATTTATTGCTCCTGTCGTAAAATTATTTTATCCTCGAAAAGCGGAAGTGATTGAAATTAGGGAGCTTGATGAAGAAGCAGAAAATTTTTATGGCACTACTGCTGTCTCTACACATTTGAAGGGCGAAAATATTAAATATATAGCTGTGACTGCTTACGATGATTTTGTCGATTCACTCATAGGCAAGCCAAATGTGTCTGTAGATGGCACAGGTTCCGACTTGAGCTTCTATGATCGGATACTAACTTTATGTTTGAAACAGACCTCACTTTTTTATGGAACATTGGATGGGGCTGGCGAGGCGTCTACACTGCCGATGCCAGGAGATATAGTATGGATAGATTATGTTGATAGAGCGAACAAGAGGGGAGGAATCTATAAAGGCGTGGCCGAAAGAGTAAGCCTACTCCCTGCATCTAGTTCGGGGAGTGCTCTTGGTTCTTTCGATAGCGCTACTGGTGCCGTTGGGAATCTCATGGGTATGGCACCTGGAAATGACACTGTAACCCCTCCTTACACGGAAATAGACGACTTGTGTGAAGGGCCAGTTATGGAGAGGGGGTCAAAATTTGGAGGTGGCACCGTAGAGACCGCTATAATTGATGGTTGTCCGGTATCCAAGGATATTGCTGGGTTTTATCTCACAATGCGAGATGCAGCCGAAAGGGATGGGGTCACTCTACAAATTGTTTCAGCATTTCGTGGGAATGACGATGCGATTATTCCCGAAGAGTGTGGTGGTGGGGTAAAATCTGGACAGCAGACTTTGTGGGACCAGAATTGCGGCTCAGGAGTTTGCGACCCCGCGACAGCCTCTGTTGGCAGATCTAATCATCAAAGTGGAATTGCATTTGATCTTGTTACTGGAATGCCAAAATCTCAGGTATCAAATCCAGGTTCCATAACCGCCACCTATAAATGGCTGATGTTAAATGCACATAAATATGGATTTGTTAGGGGCGTTAGTTCAGAACGTTGGCACTGGGAATATCAGGCGGGGGCAGGAAGCCAGTTTATGATAGTAGCAAGAGATCATTCAACGTGGGATAGTTTTTTTACGACTGGAGAAGGAGCGGCAACAGTATAATGGGTTTATTCGGAAAGAAAAAGAAAATTAAAGACCTCGACAGCCTGCCGGATGCTTTTAAAAAGGCTATAGAAAATAATCCTGCACAAGCTGAAGGCACTAACGGTATGGGCTTAAACTGCTCAAACATGCCTGAGCCCATCCCTTTTCATAATCAGGCAAAGTCTGAGATAGTCTATAAAAACAACAATAATGCTTGGATTATTCTTGGTCGAGACCGGCCTGGCCCGAAAAATAGTGGCTATGGGGGTATGGGATCAACCCAGGCAGGAATGATTGATCTGGTTGTTGGTAAGATGGGAGCCACCAAAGATGGACCCAAACCTAACACTTATGTGGACCCCAACTTCAAAGGTGACGCTGCTCGAATTTATATCAGCCAGAGGACCGACATTGATAAGAACTTTGGTTTGGCGAAAGGCAATGTTGGCCTTTCGGTGGCAAGGTCTGGTATCGGCATTAAGGCAGACGCTGTTCGTATTATTGGACGCGAAGGGATCAAGCTCGTCACCGGAACGACACCGAAAGAAAGAAACTCTGCTGGCGAGAAGCTCAAAACGAATTATGGTATTGACCTCATAGCTGGTAATGACGACGAAACAGTGGGTTTGGAACCAATCCCAAAGGGTGGTCGCCTGGTCGATGCCTTAAAAGATATGAACGGCAGGATCGACGAACTAAACGGACTGTATACTACGCTTGTAATTGCTTTGATGAGTCATATTCATATAAGTCCCTTTTTGGGTATTCCGACCACTCCATCCCCAAACTTTGCTGTGCAAGGGCTCGTTCAGTGTATGATGCCAGCTTATGGGAACAAGGTCAAGCTTATGCTCGATGAAATAAATAATTATACTCCATTTGGCGGCAACTGGATTAATAGCCGATTTAACAGGGTGAATTAATATGGCTCTGGAAGGTGAAGGACAAGCTGGCGAAATCCAGCGTCACAAGGAAGCGCAACTTGAAGCAGTTCAGGATGCTATATCTGATTTTATTAAAATAATCAAAGAAAATGAACTATATGATGGCTCTTCAAATCTTGGTGATTTTACTGATTGTCGTGGCACGCTACATGATACATGGTTTACACTATACTATGATGATGGCACTTATGAGGGAATCCCTGGAGATGGTTATCCCATAGACGAAGACACTGATTTCACATATTTGTATGGAGCCGCAAATTATCTACAGGCTAGGGAACTTGTTGAAGGTCCAGCAGTTCAGGACTGCCGAGATGCGAGGCAGGCGGTTCTGGATACAGTAGAAGACTATACAGGGCAGACTCACCTTGAGCTTTTGTGCATACACTCTAGCACTGCCACACCGGGTGATGCTAAGTTTAAAACTATTCAAGATGCTGTTCTTGCTTTTATAAAAGTAAATCTTGCAGGAAATACTTTCTACAAAGATAGAAATCCTTGGGATGACCTAACTGATTTTGAACACCCCAATCCGCTCACTTTGCCTTGGTTTGCCAGCACGTATAGTCTTTTTTATGGAGACTACTCTGATGAATTTGGATATCCAATTGAGGAAAGTACAGATCTTACATATTTATATGGCGCTACAGTTTATGTTGCAGAACAAGACCCGTTTGATTACTTTGAGGCTTGGGAGACACAACCTTCGAAAGGGTTCACTCTTGCAAGCGATGAGCAAAAAGCTGTCCTTTCAGCCATTGAAGACTATACAGGGTTAAGTGCTGGTCAGCTTTTGGCTGGGGTTGATTGGCAGGTTTTTGCTGAGGCAGAAGCAGCCTCTGCGCCTGGTGGAACGGCTGCTTCTGTGGCTTCTGCCAATCTGGTCACCTGTGACGAGCCCGAAGTCATTGAAGAAGAACCACCGTGTCCTCCTCCTTGTGTTGGCGATCCGAATGCCATTACACCCAACTGGACCAAGCTAACAGAGAATGAGCCATTTTTAAATGCCAAGACATGCGAATATTCTATAACTCTGAATACGAAATACGAAGCAACCTCGATAGAAAACCTCTATAACGACCCAGATTATTTGACCGAGGGCGTTATAAAGCTGCTTGAATTTTATGGCAAGAAGACAGAGCCCTACAGCCAGACTCTTGAAGACGGTTCAGAGGGAGCCGAAGTAGATCCTGTTCAACTGTGTGTGGATGCTGGCACCATTAAAGAGACTTGTGTATCGACAAGATCATTTGTAAAAATGAAGGCTCTGATTGTTGTGCCATGGACAACTTTTAATTCAATAGAGGAGCTAGGCCCTCCTGAAGAGATGCCGGATAAAGAGGATTACCCGGCATATGTTAAGATAAGAGGAGCCGATTTTCTGTTGATGACCAAGCAAGTGGCTAGGTCCATGGAGATTTTGGCAGTCAGGCAAGCTATATGGTTTTTTAATGAGGGCGGCAGGATAAGTGAGCCCACCTTAAATTTAAAAGACGAGGCTGAAAGAATAAGAGTTTTCCGAAAAGATTTTCGAGCTTTATTGCGTGAAAATGATTTTAAGTTTAAAAGGTCGTTTGGAGGAAAGAAGCGAATTGATGAAATAGAAATTGGCTTCGATTCTGATATGAGGGTGGACTACATCACGGCTACTGAAATAGGCTGTGATAAGCCCGAGAAGATGACCAAAACCATGGGTGCGTTCAAAAATTCAGATCCGCAGACCATTCAAAGGACAATGTATTTTGTTTCGAAATTGCCGGAAATTTGGAATGACGTAACTGCGACCGAGCCCCTTGAGTTTGGTGATTTTTTGACAAAGTATGTGGCTTTCCCTCCGGTTGAGATATTGGTGGATGTTTATGGAGAAGATGCACTTTTTTGTCGACAAGATCTTTCTGTAGAAGATGACCCTACATTTATGGGTAACCTTGGAGATGAATTTGCCGAGCTTGGTAAAGACATCATGGATGAGATTGTGTCTCTTCAGGATGCGTTTGCTGACAAGTTCGCAAATGATTTGTGTGCAACTTTGGAGGGCAAAAGAAAGAACGATGTCAAGCTTGATAATCTGGGCGAATTGGCAGAGAGAGCCCGAGATACTGCTTTGAAGGAATTTTTTGCTGGAGATAGAAATTTAGAGCAACTTCCTGAGCTTTTAAAGGAAATAGCAACAGATCCAGATGAGTTGTGGACCAAGATCTTGGACAAGCTTGGCGTTTGTGGCCTTTTGGCGTTAATGGAATCGGCATTTGCTTGTTTGTTTGCTGGTCTTAGTTTCGATGATGCCATGAAGGAAATGGTCAAGGCTGCCTTTAATGCCATGGATGAGGCCAATTTCCAAAGAATATTTATCGGTTTGCCGCCAGATGTACAGCGTGAGGTCTTTGACAATCTTGAAAAGGATGTCAGCAATATTCCTCCTCCGTGGGATGCGGGCTATAGAGCCGGAAGCTACAGTGGCCAAGGGCGTACCATGTCGGTGGATAAGGAAAATCTACCAGAAACGGCTCAGGAGTGGCAATCATCCGATGAAGTTGTGGGGCCTGGGGTTCCAACGTTTGAGGGGTCAACAACTGGTGTGGCAATTGATGAACATGCAATCAATAGAGCATATGGAAACCCTGGCTCTATTGGTACAGCCGCTGATAGTATTATGGATAGTGTATCGACAGCCTACAAGCAAGCTCTTATAAACATGATTGACAATAATGTGATCGATCTTGATATGTTGATGGCGCAGCTAAACGAATTGCCAGGTGCTCCGATTGTTGCACGTATTCTTCAACAAATGGATTGCCCACCTTTTCCCTTGTTTACTCCTCCTATTGGTGACTTTTTTAAGACATTGGAGTTGGATTTCTGCCGAGGCCACTTTGCCATTTCCTTGCCGGTTCTTAATGAAGACTTTTTCAGTATGGACATCTTTAGGATTATTATTAATATAGCAAAAGAGCTTATCGAATATATCGTTATTAAGCTGATTATTTTAATCCTCAAGAAGCTGCTTGAGATCATTTTTGATGCTCTCTGCGCTCTTTTGGGCGTAATCGGCGGTGCGTTGCTCAATCTGATTACAGGTGGCAATGACTTTCGTAATGCGTTGGGGGATGCATTGTGTCCCGATGCAACAGACGATCAAATCGATGAGGCTCTCCGTACCATGATGGAGGCCACGGGGGTGGGAAGTTGTACGACGCCAGGTCAGGTGCCAACTCCCGAAGATGCGGCTGCATTTTCAGAAGTTCTGGCTGCCGTTTTAACTAATGGTGAAGTTATCGATCTTTTGAATGGCGAGGCCACAAGCCAGGTTAAACAAATGATTTCTGATGTTACAGCAGATCAGATACCGAGTTTGGCGTGTATGCAGCCCTCTGATATCGAAAACCTGTTTAAGGCACTGGGCACCATCGTTAATCCAGATCTTCTCGATCAGGCTCAAAAAATAGACAGCTTGGATACACCTGTTTGTAATTCAATTTGTGCCTCGCCTTCACAGTTGGCGATGTTCAATGATATTCGATGTTCAATGATGCAATCCAAGGGTCTGACGCCCGAAGAGTGTGAAGAGCAGATTGAAGCAATGACGGACAGGGCCAAGAAAGATCTAGCAGACCTTGCTAACGTCCTTCAAGGTGGGCCATTCCAAGAGTTCCCGCCAATCCTTGGAAGTGACCCAATCTGTCCCGATAGTGGCGACCCCTTTGCACCAGGTGGCTCCATCCTTCCAGAAATACCGGAAGCCATGAACGAGATTGCAAAACAAGCAGCCAAAAACACTTTTGAGAGCATTGATAAGGCCCACATCAGAGACCTGGTTGGCAGGAGAGGGTTCTTTGATATGGTGCTGAGCGACTCCAATGGTCTTGGTATAAAGGTGCATGAACGAAAAGTTCGACGACGAGGCTCACAGCTTGCAAGCGAACTAGGCATGGGCGGTTCCTATACTGATAATTGGGCCGACGATCAGGGATGGGACACAGCTATTCCGAAGGATGAATGGGGAGAGATATCTGGTCGCGAAGATGCGGTGGGCACGGGAGAAAATACAGATATAGAGTTGGTTGCTTACAAGAGTGGCTTTGCTGAGGGCGGCTATCCAATGACGGTTGCTATTCTTTTGCAGAAGTATTTTACGCAATATAATGAGACAGTAATAGGGTTTGAAGATAGTTTGAAAATTGCTGAAGGTTTTGAACCGCGACCCATGAGGCCAGTCCCACCAGTTGCTCCATGTAAGGGTTCAAAATGGGAATCGGATGGAAGTTACACTCTCGTTACTGGATTTGATTTTACAAATTTGATGCCAATAACTGAAACAGTTGAGTATAAAGGGTTCGATTTAGAATATCAAGATTATTCGGAAAAGCCGATGGATCAATATCATTTTAAACTAACCGCCGCAACGGCCTTAAAGGAAGGGGGTGTGTGGAACGATGTTGATAAAACAGAGACCATTCTTTGGGAGAAGACGGGGATGCCAGCCTTTAATCTAGACGGATCTGTTGATGGTGAAGCCGAGGGAGAACTATCCGCAGACTGGACACAGGTTCAAAGATTTAGGATTACACACGACACCCCTGATGATGTCGAGGCTTTACTGGAAACTTTAAATTTAGATCTTGTTAACAATCCGTTGGATGAAGAAGCGTTTAGCTCCTACATTACCAGCGTAATAGAAAGTTATCCCGGCTATGATGCTGCTGCGGTGGCCGAGGTTAAAACAAATTTAAGGAATGCATTGCCCTTTTTGCAAGACGTATATATGAGAAAGTTTGCTCTTTTGCTGGCTTCGAATGGAGAAGGGTATGCTGCTGGAGACGACCAGCCTCCACCGGACCCTTTCCAGTTTGGTTATGACGAGAGCCAAACACAAATACAGGCGTATATGGCTGGTCCAAATGTTGATAAAGAATTTGCTAAGGCGAATGGGCGAAAGCTCCCTCCTGAGCCGGATGAAAGCTTTGACCAACAAATATACAATCGATTTAATGGGAATGCGGACAACCCTCCTTTTTATTTGAGAGATCCAGATCGATGGGGTTGGCTTGGGATGATGGATAAATTTGTTCCTGAAGTGGATGCGTGCGACCCCATTGATGGCACTGCTCCTCGTGAACCAATTTGTAAGTTTGAAGATCTAAAAGATGTTTATATGGAACTCATGAACAAATATCAAGACGACAAGAGATTGTTTGCGAAGCCAGGATCTGATTGCGCTCAGGATATTCCATTTAATATTGCGCTTACAAGGGGTGCCCAAGCAGGTATCGATACGAGTATAATGGCGATTGCTCGAATTTATGCCATCGAGGTTCTTCTGAGGGGTGGTCCGGTGTGTGCGGTCTTTGGATCAAAGTGTTTCGGGGAAATAATATCGAACTATGTTGTAAAGTCCATTGACGAGGATGTCCAACAGATGGGAGTTTTTGGCCCCAGCAAGAAATACTATTATCGCTTCATGGAGCAGATTGTTCAAATGTATGGACGCCAGGTAGATCTTGGAATGATTGAGCCTACACCTTCCGAACAAGAGGCGATGGATTATCTGAATGAATTGCAGCTAACCTTTGTTCCTCCAAAGGGCTTATTCAACAAATCAAAATACAATAAAGAAAGAGACGAGATGGTTCAAATAGCCCTGGATCACGAAAAGGCCACATATGAGCCCGGTATTTTGACTCTTTTGAGTAGAATTGTTCTCATCGAGTTGGAGAGCATGAGCAAACAGTTTGAAGAAAATCTGCATCCCGAGGGAATGCCGGTGCCAAATCTTCAGTCACTTTTCTTGGGGTCAGCATCTTTTATCCAAGGGTCATTGGAAGCGGGCGTTTTGGATGTCTGGAATGGGGTTGATCCTGTTGCTGATCCTGAAAAAACAGAACCTTTGGCAAAGGGCTACGCGGAAACCGATGAGGGTGAAATTGTTCCGTTTAGATTAGAAAGGTATTTGCGGGTTACACCATTATCGAATACGCTCACGCCCAGCCCCATGTTCCCTGCTAGGCCAAAAGATGTGGAAAATCTGGACAGCTTTATAGATTGGGCAAATAATCAGCCAGATAAAGCAGATATGTTGCTCTCTGAGTTATTCGAAAATGTGTCTTTGGGTTACCGACTTGTTTTTACGACGGCTTTGGATACCGATGATGAGGAGTGGGGCTCATACCCAGCTACAAGATTGCCTGGTAACCTCGCACTCGCGGTTACGGGAATGCCAATCATCGAAGAAAAGTCGTTCGTGGTCCCATGCGATGGAGGTACTTTATACATGGTTCCGTTGGCCTCCCACGAAATGGATGTTGACCCCAACAGTGACCAGACCTTGCAGCAATTTTTAGACGACATAGAGGGGTTTGATGAGACCAACAGAAGCTGTATCTTGGATGAGTTGGCAAATACAGACGCCTATAAACTGCTCTTTGGAATATGTGTTCCGCTTGAAAAAATGGTATCCTGGCTTGCCGTTTACAGTATAAATAACTTTTTGCCCTCTATTGGCTGGGTTGAAGATGGGTGGACTGTAAATGGAGGCAAGTGGTACAGCTTCGCCAAAGGGTTTAGGACGTGGGATCAGAAAACGTTTGAGAAATCGAAAAAAGCAGCAAAAAGAGTTTTCATGCAGTTTTATAATTCGAATGATCCTACTTATGAGAGTGATGAGCAAAAAGCTGATAAAAAGAAACTCACGAAGGGAGAGAGGCCAAAATCACAAAGAAACAATTTTCTACGTTGGTTCGCGTGGCGTCGAAAATATCCAAAACCCACAGATAAGAATGAGGTTCTTTGCCCCTAAAATGTCCGAAGGAGAAACAAAATGGCTGTAGGATACGCACCAGAATTACCGCTACATGTGACAAATGAAGATGGGCCTTATGCCCTCTTGAAAACACTTGAAGGAGTGGGAGCACAAAATCTTAAAATGCTTGTTTTGACTTCTCCTGGCGAACGCATTATGGATGGGAAATTTGGTGTAGGGATTAGAAATTATTTATTCTGGCAATACGTGCCCGCGACCCTCTCAAATATAGAAAGCAGAATAAGGGCGCAAACGATCAAGTATCTACCTTATATCAAGATAAACAATATTGTTTTTAATAATGGGCAGGATGTTGTTGCTGGAGGTATTCTTTCTGACAGCCTTTTGTCAATTCGTATCGAATACAGTATTGTCCCTCTGGAAATTGGTGCGGTTCTTACAATACCTATTTCTCTTTAAGATACTAATTACTCCCAGAGGTGCTTGCGCATGAAAAGAATTACGCCTATCAACTACACTGCTCGCGACTTTGATTCGATTAAAAATGAGCTAACTCAATACGCCAAAAGATATTATCCCGAAACTTTCCGAGATTTTAATGAGGCGTCCTTTGGCGCTCTAATGCTCGATATGGTTTCCTATGTGGGAGATAGCCTATCTTTTTACTTGGACTACCAGGCAAACGAATCTTTCTTTGATACGGCGACAGAAAGAGCGAATGTAATTCGACAGGCCCGCCAGATGGGCTATAAATATGTGGGAAGCCCTTCTTCGATTGGGTTTTGTGACTTCTATATTATCGTTCCGGCCAATTCTACTGGTTTGGGTCCAAATACTGATTATTTGCCGATTTTAAAGAGAGGGTCAGAGCTATCATCGACAGGTGGAGCAGGCTTCATCCTTATGGAAGACGTTAACTTTGGCAATACGACGAACCCAGTTGTGGCAGCTAGGGTGAACAGCGATACGGGCGTACCCACCAGCTATGCCGTCAGAACAGTTGGGAAAGTTGTTTCTGGCAAAATAGTCGTCGAAAGAAAGAATGTAGGCGGGTTTGAGAGATTTAAGCGCATTCAGCTTGCGAATTCCCGAGTTGCTGAGGTTCTGTCAGTCTTCGACGATCAAGGTCACGAGTATGTTCAGGTGGATTATTTGTCTCAGAACGTGGTTTATCGAGAAATGGCCAATCGAGGGGCCACAGCCAATGACCAGGTAACCTCCGTCATGAAGCCAGTTGTTGTTCCTCGTCGGTTTGTGCTCACACAAGAAAATGGAAGAGCGTACATTCAGTTTGGATATGGTTCAGATTCTGAAATATCGACGAGTTCGGTTGCTGAGCCATCAAATTTGGTTCTAGAAAGGTCTGGAAGAGCATTTATTCAAGATACTTCCTTCGACCCTTCTAAGTTACTCGATACCGACAAGTTTGGTGTTGGACCCTCGAATACAAATCTTGTTATTGCATACCGCGTCAATACGTCGTCCAATTCAAACGCGGCAGCACGGACAGTTACGAGTGTTAACAGGCCGATTGTAGAATTTCCAGACGCTACGAAGGTGAATTCTCAGTCAGGGGCCTCGGTGATTGGTTCCATCGAGTGCAGCAATGAGGCTCCTATTGTTGGAGGGATTGCGAGGCCGACCTTGGAAGATATAAGAAGGCGAGCAATCGATCATTTCGCCACACAGAACAGGGCGGTCACCAAGCAAGATTATGAATCAATGGCTTATGCGATGCCCGCTCAGTTTGGAGCGATAAAGAGGTGCAAGATTGCAAGAGACAACGACTCTTTTAAAAGAAACTTGAACATGTACGTGCTTTCCGAGAACAGAAATGGGACACTGACAGATGCTACGGCCCCTCTTAAAGATAATTTAAAAACATGGCTTGGCAACGTGAAGATGATTCACGATACAATTGATATTATTGATGGCCTCTTTGTTAATTTTGGAATTAAGTTTGCGGTCATCGCAGATCCAGAATTCAATAAATATCAAGTTTTGGAAGCGTGTACTAGAGCCTTGGCGAGTTATTATCACGAGCCACGTTATTTTGGTGAGCCGCTCTATATTACCGATATTTACTCGATTTTGAATAAGATTCGCGGCGTCGTCGATACATATGACGCAGAGTTTATTCAGAAAGAGGGCGGGAGCTATTCGACTACCACTTATTCATTCAAGAGCAATATGTCGTCTGACGGTAGGTACTTGACGGTTCCAGATAACGTATGCATGGAGCTTAAATTTCCAGCAACTGATATTCAAGGGGCGGTTAAATAATGGGCATTAAAAGATATTATGCAAATGCCGATACTACGATTACCAATGCCTTTAAGGCTGATCTAAGCACTCGTGGAACGGGCGCAAACATGGGCGGCGCTGACGTATTGGAAATATTTTCCATCTATGGCGAGGCAAGCGGATCCGTGGCAGGCTTGTCGTCTGAATTGACACGAGCACTTATCAAGTTCCCAGTCAGTGAGATTCAGACGGATCGTAGTTCGAGCGTGATTCCACGAAGTGGCAGTGTTAGCTTTTATCTGAGAATGTTTAGCGCTCCGCATAGCCAAACTGTGCCGAGAGATATGTATCTGATGGCGCAGGCCGTTACGCGCAGTTGGGGGGAAGGGACTGGTCTGGATATGGAGCAGTATACAGATCTTACATATGGCAAGCAAGGAGCAACGTGGGACGGAGGAGGCTTAACAGGCTCTTGGCAACATAAAGGTGGAGATTTTGTCAACGATGATAGCAGCCCAAACAAGGTTTTTAAAATCTATTTTCCCAATGGTACGGAAGACCTTGAAAAGGACATTACGCCATTAGTTGAAATGTGGGCCAATGATCACGGTAATGTTAATGGAGATTTGTTGAACTATGGCTTGATCCTTAAGCTTACAGGGACACAAGAGGCGTACAATGAGAGCTACGCCACATATGCCGTTCCCAATCTTTCAGGAGCAGTGAAATCATATTACACCAAGAAATTCTTTAGCAGGAGTTCTGAATTCTTCTTTCGGAGGCCAATCATAGAAGCCAGGTGGGATTCCAGCAAGAAGGACAATCGAGGCGATTTCGCTTACAGTAGTTCGTTGGCACCTGGAGTTGACAATTTAAATACCCTATTTTTATACAATTACGTCCGAGGGCAACTTAAAAATATTCCAGAGGTAGGCGAGACCGGCTCCGTTATGGTCAGTCTTTATTCGGGGTCAGCGGCTGACACAACCCCCTCAGCATCGGCGTTGGAGTTAAGTATTGGTGGCGGTGTTACGATTGCAGCCGAAACATTTGCGACAGGTGGATGGTATTCAACGGGCGTTTATACGTGTTCTGTCGCCATAACTTCCGCAGCAACCCCTATTTCTACCCTTTATGATGTGTGGTCAACGGGTTCGATTGTAGACGGCGATCACATGAAGACGAGGTTTCACACCGGCTCGATTAAACCAAAAATGCAGGACTCGTCTAATATCAATCCATCAACAAATTATGCTCTAGCGATTACTAACTTGAAACCCATCTATAGCAGAAAAGAGAAAGCTCGCTTTAGATTGTATGTTCGTAAAAAAGATTGGAATCCAACTATTTACACCAAGGCTACAACAGCTATCGAAGGTACGATTATTCAAAGTGCGTCTTACATGGTTTATAGAATAGCTGATGATTTGGAGGTAGTGCCCTATGGGACAGGAAGCAACTTACATACACAGCTTTCCTTTGATGTGAGCGGAAGCTACTTTGACTTAGATATGGGGATGCTGGACGGTGATTATGCTTATGGGGTTAAATTTGCTTTTTACAACGGAGCCATTGGGACTTGGGTCGAACAGCCAGATATGTTCAAGTTTAGAGTTGAAGAACAGCAAATTTAGGATTATTAATAATGGGAACTAGAGACTTATTCGATAAAGGAACACCCTATAAAATCTTAAAAAGCTCTGATCTTCAAAAAGTTACGGAGAAGGTTGAGTCTGGCAGAAATGTAAGGGCCAAAGTCGAAGAAAGAGAGAGGTTTATACCTCGTATAGACTATAGTGATCCCAACAATTTTGTTCGTTTTGGGTCTGCCGAGAAATATTATGAAGACGCTTTTGATCGAATTACAGACACTTTTCCGTATGATGGTTCTGAAGCGGAAATAACCGAATATTTCAATAGTTCTTCATATTTTGATCTGTATATCTTTGAGAAACAATATCCTCGTACAACCGGGTATGTCACTTTAGGTCACGGCACCTATACTCAGGCCAGTGTAGTTAACGGGTGGGGAACACCCAGCAGTGCAGAATATATCGTAACTAAGGGAGGCCCACATACAGCTTCTGGTGGAATGGCGGCTGGTTCGCTCGGCACTCAGTTTGCGGGTGCCAACTACTATGATACGGATATTTATAATACAGACAGGGAATACCAAGGTCTAAGATACGGAACTAGGGCATCCAATCTTCGTTTCCATTTAGAGACTGGCGTTTCGGTAGAGTTCTGGATAAAGAAGAACGGGTGGGACACATCACTCACGGAGAAGGAAACAGTTTTTGATCTCTGGAATGGTGAAGCATCTTCTAGTGCAGGCTATGGTAGACTGCTCGTCTACCTTACAGCGAGTGGCCATGGTGATGAGGGTAAATATCCTTTCAGGGTTCATATGGCTTCTGGCTCTAGCGTCTGGGATATGCAGTTTGGCGAGAGCATCACCACTTCTTCTTTGGATGGTAATTGGAATCATGTTGGATTCTCGTTTCAATCCAGTTCAGCCGACGCAGAGCTTAAGGCGAAATTCTTCCATAGTGGGGCATACATAGAGAGTACAGCCTCTTCAGATATGACTTTTGGGGAAGTAACGGGGTCTTTACAGAGCTTTATTGGTGGCTTGAGGACGACTCCTTCTGGTAACGCTTATGATAGCTTAAGCATGGAGGGCTCCGCAAGGCTTTCTGCTTCACTCGATGAATTCAGATATTGGAAGGATTATCGAACCGCAGAGGACATCGGTTTAAACTTCTTCAGGCAAGTTCGTGGAGGCTCTAATTCCGATGTATCCAATGCTGGTCTGGGCGTATATTATAAATTTAATGAAGGGGCTACGGGTACGGATTCGTTAGATTCCATTGTGCTCGATTACAGTGGAAGGATATCAAACGGTAACTGGGTCAATTATCCAGGCTCTTTGGCGAGAAATACGGGCTCTGCTATGGTGTCCGCTTCGGCCTTGGCCGCTGAGTTTGAAGATCCCATTATTCGACCAGAATATCCAACGCTCAAAACGAGGAGAAGTGACTTCATACAATCAGGAAGTGTATTTGATTATACGAACAACTCGACACTCTATAACAGGATACCGGCTTGGATTGTTGATGAAGATCCAGGGACTCTTAAGCAAATGTTGCAAATTGTGGGCAGCTATGCGGATTCCCTACACCTTCAGTTGGAAGAGTTTCCTCGCCTGAAGGACGCCACTTATGCAAGTAGCTCAAACAAGACCATCCCGATTGCTAATCGCCTTGTTGCAAACTATGGAATGCAAGCTCCTGAAATTTTTGCCGACGCCAGTATATTAGCCGAGTTTATGAGTCGAGATGAGAAGAGGAATTTTAATCTCGACTTAGGCGAGGTTAAAAACAGGATCTATAAAAATATTTACAACAATCTGATCTACATCTACAAGTCCAAGGGAACGTTAAAGTCTTTCAGGAACCTTATTCGTTGCTTTGGTGTTGGGGATGAGGTTGTTAGACTCAATCTATACGGCAACAACGCAACTTATAAAGTCAGAGACAATTATGATCCTGTGGTTTCTCGTAAAAACTATGCCAACTTCAATCACCCCGACAGTTTTTCGGGCGTTGTAACGCAACAGTCTCGTAGTTCGAATCCGCACGCAAGCAATGTTACCTTTGTTTCTGGAACGGTTGGACCCTATATTCCGACCACCGCCGAGATAGATGTAATTTTCCCCAAGAAGGTGGGAGATCGAGGCAGTCTATCCTGGTTTTCAACGTCGTTTCTGTCTTCCTCTATTTTCGGAACGCACAGACTCAAGACGGCAGGCGATGAAACTTGTTATGTGCAGGCTGCAACGGCTGATGACTATAGTTGGAGCCTCTACGCAGTTCGGCCAGATTTAGAATCCTCAGATGCTTATTTGGTCTTTAAATCGAATCAGGGAGCCACTCCCGAATTTTATCTGACAACCAGTGCCTATCCAAATCTCTACGATAATCAAAGGTGGAATTTCGCTGTTCGAACAAGGAATGTAAAATATCCTGTAGCTGATGGAGCTTCCGGTTCAACTGCTGGCAGCGCCACAGACTATGACATTGACGACACTTATCTTAAACTTGAATTATATGGTGTGAATTATGAGTCTGGCCTCCTGAAGAATGAGTTTCTCCTCACCTCTTCGGCTCTGACCGCAAGTGCTTATTTGACGGCAGATCATCGATATTACGTGGGCGCTGCAAGAACAAACTGGACAGGCTCTGTTGTTGAACAGTCTGATGTTAGAGCTTCCTCGCTCCGACATTGGGAAAGCTACTTGGAGAATGAAGCAATTAGAGCCCATGCGAAAGATCCAAGGAATTTTGGTTCGCTCCGTCCTTATCGAAGTACATTCTTGTTGCAGACAGCCCTAACAGGCACTTGGGTGCCAGAAATGGAGACTCTGGCTCTCCATTGGGACTTTGATAATGTTACGGGCTCTGACTCAAGCGGAGAGTTTTTAGTTGACGATTTCTCTTCCGGCTCGACAGGTAGATTCGATCGCTATCACGATAATGAAAATAATCCTCAGTTCGCTCGGACAATCGGATATCAATATCCTGGTCAAGCATACAATATGCGGACTTCAAGCACTGGTGCTGTAGATCGGGCATATATCGATAGTCTTCGCCAGAACGCACCGGAAACACTTAGCAGCCAGGATACAATTAGCATTCTTAGTCGACAGGATGACATAGAATTTACGAGAGACACCAGGCCAATAAATTATTATTTCTCCTTTGAGAAGAGCATGTATGGGACCATCACTCAAGAAATTATGAATTTCTTTGGGACGGTGGTAGAGTTCAACAATCTCATCGGGGATCCCAAGAATCGTTACAGACAAGATTACAAAGAGTTGGAGAAACTCCGAGAGCTTTTCTTTGAGCGTGTTGGAAACACTCCCGATCTTGACAAATATATCGAATATTACAAATGGATCGACAACTCCCTGTCAGTGATGCTTCAGCAACTGGTTCCTGCTACTGCTGATTTCTCGGACGGTATTCGAACAATGGTTGAGAGCCACGCTCTCGAAAGAAACAAATATTGGAATAAGTTCCCGACACTCGAAATGAAGGTTACAGATCCAGAAGCCGCTGTTCGCGGCATCACGGAGCTTAAATACGATTGGAAATATGGTCATGCGCCCATTAACGACAACGAGAATACGAATTGTCTTTGGTGGCAAGACAGGGCCGAGAGAACAAATATTAAATTTGATGACTTCGCAGGCTCTGCGATAGACTCAGATAGGGAGAAATACCGAGAAGTCATAGAGACTTACAGAACAGGTTCGCCTGGCCCTACATTGGCCAAGTCCACAAGGACTCTTCCAACTACGACTTATCAAGGCTCAGCCTTTGCGTTGAGAAGGTTTGATGAAATTTATAATTTTAATGTAGACGAGGAGAAGAGTGTAAAGAGCGGACCTAGTTTTACTCAACGTAAACGTTTTGGTTTTACGCGGGGAGCTTTGTCTCCGTTTGCGAGTGACTCGCTCGCAATGATTGGGTCGATTGAGTCTGAAAAAAGCTGTAATGATGCGCTAGTCCCCCCTGAAATAGATAAGAAAGAGGTCAGTTCAAAATATCTTTTCCAATCTGGAGATGCTGGGCTGCGGGGCGACGATTATACAGCCGAGGGAATAGGGGAAATTTATGCTCCGTTTAGCCTCTATAGTTCGTCGGTGACAACAGGATATCAGGCTGATGTTCCAGATGGTGCCGGAACCATGCAGCACATTGGCAGTGTGGGCCTGGACAACTATCATCACGATGTCTATGGCGGGGACATGGAAGTCCCGATGCAAGGCCCGTTCACTGAAAAGTATGTCGGAGGAAATCAGTATCGCCACATTGGCTTGGTTGCTGACCCGACCTTGACAAGCTCTGCAACAAGGCCAGAAGCTTGGAATTTAGGAATCACAGCAGGCGGCGTTTTAACACTTCAGTCGCGTAGAATGACAACGACATATGCGAATTCACGACGCCCTGAAGCTTCTTTGCTCCGTGATGAAGTGGCCAAACGCCCTGTAAATATTCGCAATATTCAGATGACTGCTAGTGACGTGGGGGCTTATAAAACAACATTGCCCGCTGGAACTTCCACTGACATCGGACCAGCACAGACAGAATTTATTTCTGGGTCGTTACGCTCTAATATCGGCAACTTTGAACATTTCTATGACATTGTGCAAACTTCTGGTCGAGACATTAACAATGTTTATTTTGTTGACAACGAGGGCGTGTCATCGACAGCCATCCCTTCAACTTATGTGACAGGCATTGTGGACTATGCTAGGCCCGATAGAGGCAAGCATGATTGGGTTTTCGTGGAGAGGTTCTCGGCACCAGGTGGTCCTGAAACCGCAGGCGATGCAAATGGAGGCTATTGCCTTGATCTTGAATCTGGTCAATATTCGCCTTACAATGCATTGCCGTACCGGAATCTGACAGTTAGAACTCCTCTTGAAAGGATCTTGTTGGTCAACCATGCTAACCAGTTTGGTTTCTTCAGCAATGTACAGGATAGGGGAGGCTCTGGAGCTTCGACTGTAAATGCGGCCAATTATAGTGGGACCGGAAGTTACCAGAAAGTAAACAGAAATACCCTTAAGCGACCAGAGCTTAGTGGAACGACGACCTGGGGACCATTGGCTGGATTGCCGTCCGGTGATGCGGTAACTCTTACAGCCAGCGTTTACGACAATGGATATGTGACACACGAAATCCCACAGATGGAGCTAAGCTACGCTTGGATCACTGCTTCGTATACTGGGTCTTTGAGCTATGGTCATGGTTCCCCAGACGGCCTACTGTCAACTTCTGCTGGAATTGTAAGTTCTATCAACTTTGTTTCCTCATCGGATTTTGTGAGTTATAACGATTCTGGAGTCCGAGATTATGGTGGAGATTACATCAATCTGGCAGCAGCAGCAGATTCATCAGTTCCCCAGACAAGGCACTTGAATACAAATATTGTGGAACCCATGACCGCTTCAGAGGCTATCTTGGGGCATCAAATTGTAACTTCTTCTGCGGGAAGCACTACTCCAGTCGGCTACTATGTGAACTATGGCGACATCGATACGGCTCCCGATACCACTACGATCACTGATTCTTTTATCCAACAGGTCAATGTTGGTGTGCAACCAGTTACTGCTTCCGTTCTTCATGATGTTCTTATCCATCGTGATGGCTATTATGGCTATCCATCTTGGAAGCAGACAAGAACAGCAGAGCACCAGCTTGTAAGATATTATCGGAAAAATAATACGATCACGATCAACCATACGCCTGGGATAATGCGATATTACACGGGTGCGCCTACAGCAGCGAGCGTGCCTGGGACTTTAATGACCTTCGGCAGTTTACTGATACCCCCCGTGGTGGATCGGTTTGGGCCTCTACAGACATTTACCGAGCCACCTGTTGATAAATCATCAAAGCCATTGCAATTTGTGCTGGGCATCCAGTCTCAAGTGGGTATAGAAACTGATGGCACTCCGAGAATGGAGGTAAAACAAGTTGTTGTTGATGCCTCTTATGGAAACGAAACTGTAAGGTTTTCGAATAGAGCTTTAGAAGAGTTGGTATCTGTCAATCCGAACACCATTTATACAGCTTATGATAGGATCAAAGAGGCTTATCTTAACGGGGCTCTTAACGACCCAACTACGCCTGTAAAGGAATTTGTATCTCTAAGGTACGGGCAAGTAGTTTATCCTGCGTCTTATAACGCTGGCATGGAAATGATCCGAGAGAGGCAGAATTTTAAAGTTAAGTTTTGGGACACTACGAGAGCTAAAAGAACAACTCTTGGTTTTGAAAAGAGCAGCAGCATGGGGGCTCCATACAATGGGCGGTTCAACCAGTTAACGCAAAGTGCTTGGGCTCTCGATGCTTCTCAGATTTTCTCAGATGGGGTCATCTGTACAGCCTCTAATGCTTCTTCAAGTGCAGGAGGAGAATTGCAAAATGATTATCTGATGGTCCATAATGGGGCAAAACAGTTTATCACCGCTTCAGCCTTATATGCGCGAAAGCATATGCTTTTTGCAACGATGTCTACGACTTGCATAACGCTGGATAACCCACAAACGGGCAGTGTTACGAATACAGTTGATCCAAGTCGTCGCCAAGGGGATGTTCAGATTTATAGTGGCGATGCACTCTGGGAAGCCAACAGGTTAGCGGGCACAATTAAAACAACTATTGAGAATTCAGTGGACGAAGCAGGCAACACGATTACGACAGCCGTTACTTCTTTTGTCTCTGGTGTAAGGGAGCCTATTGATCCTGATTATGAAAGCAACATGAAAGATGCTATTCTGAAAAGCCAAGAGTATTCTATCATACCGGAATTTAGAATCAGTGAGCACATCGACAAATATCTTAAGAATGGTGTGGGCGATTGGCTTGCCGACAATCCCAGAATGTTTGAGATTTTTGGGGCTTCCGGTACGTTACCACAAAACAGTAGTGGAAGCGATTTCTACAAGATCTTCAGCAATTCAGATTTTATGAGGCGCTTTGAGACGATATACACGGATCACGTAGGGTTCAAGAGCCCAGCCAAGATTACTTTGCGATGCAAGGCAATTAAAAAATTCCTTCCGTATGACGGATTCTATCCGGCACAGAGGACTTTGGACTTGGCATCGCAGTTCTCTCAGTCTTATGCGCGCTTTGTAAATGTGAAGGGTGGTATAGATTTTGCCAGTCCAGTAACCGATGGTGTCACTTACCCGAAAGCGGCTTTGAGGCCATTCTTACAGCCGTTCTATTCGCCAGGAATCATGTATAACACAATTAAATCCGGCATAGCTGTGGATTATGGAATGTACAGCGGCTCATATGAGGTTGTAAATAATAGTGGTAGTGGTGGTGCTGCTGAAATATTTATGATTGGTCGTCCAACTTCCATTGATGGTGGGGGCAGAGGCCCTGGTGGAGTCGCCAGTGGTTTTGATAATCGAGTTCCTTTTGAGGCGCTGGTTAGCCCAGCAGATTATATTTCAAATATGACTTTTGTGGATATGGAACCTCATCCTAGTGCCTCTATGAATATGACCGCTTCCTGGGATGGGTCAGGCGATCCGCTTTATGAAATGATGATCAACAACTTCTTGGCCGAGAGTGTCAATATGTTTTTGCCCAATGGACAAATGTCAACAATAATTTCAGCCAAGGAGAATGATTTTAAAAACTTCCAGCCAAACAAGGTTTATGCTATGAGGATCAGGCTCCGTAAGAGCTATAATCAAGAAAGAACTTATGAGGCTTCTTCAGGAAAAACAACTTATCCTATTCCGCAAGTTACGCCGGAAGAAAAAGCAAATGGTTTGAGAGAAACTTTTACAATGTATAGCCGTCCCACAGCTTTTGGGCCTCCTCTTGCCGGAAGAGACTTCGCAACCGTTTTAACTGCTGTACCAAAGATGGATTCCTTGCAAGGGTATAATCCGGCTTATACTCCTCCCTATTATGATGGAGAAGCCTGGTGTGACATTCTTTTCAAAGCATCATACCCCAGACACACTTTGGATGAAATCTTGAGCGATGCAAAGATCCTCAGTATGCGGGTAGATGGTTCTGAGTGGACAAAAGCAGGTAATGGCGTTCAAGACGCCACGAAGCCCTACAATAGCAGCAATGTGGATCAATATGCTATGCAAATAACAGCTTCCATTAATGTTAGTGGCAAAGCCAAGGTCAATTCTGTACAATATAGACCTGATGGTTCCCCGGTTATGGTGGTGGATGATCCAGCCTCGACACAAAACGTATGGGTCATTCAGCCAAAATTTGAAACACCAATGTTGAATTTTACCTCTACGTCTGGATCTTTAAGGCCGATAACCGAGGCACAGGGGAACTTAACGATGCCTGCCAATGGCAAGACAACTGTTCCTCGTGGCATGTGGCATCAATTTGGGTTGCCTCCCGATGTTGATGATAAGGGAATTTTTATGGAAATCTCAGACATTGGGAGCGATTGGGTCAGAAATAAAGTTCCAACCTTTGCAGGCGGCCTGGCAACTGATTACTATCAGACAGAGCTTCTTACTCAGGGGAAATCGTACCTCAGCTTGGCCGACCAGATGAAGTTTAATAAAACCGGGATCAAGTTAGGACAAATAGCAGAATCATTTGAGGTGAGCGAAGCTATTGTTGCTATTCCGTTTATTGAGGATGGTGGGGTTCGAACATTTTTTGAGATTCCAAAAGTGACCGTAGAGGCTTATCGATTAAATGAAAAAGATCCTGATCGTGCCTCAATGATAGAGTTGCCTGTAACCACAGACCCGGCACTTGTTGTCGGAGAGTCAATCAAAAATCAATTGGATCTCATGAAAAAATATGTTATTCCTCCGAAGTTTAATTTTATGGAATTTGACAGCGTAGATCCGATAGCCATGTACATATTTGAGTTTAAGCATACCTTTGATCGGGATGATTTGACCTATATGTGGCAGAATCTGCCGCCCAAGGCCGCTTCCAAAATAGAAATCTCAGAAAGTACGATAAGTCATCCCCTTCTTACGAACGAGCTTATGGGGGCCACCGGAAGAGCCACCGGAAGAGCCCTTCAGAGTGAAGTGAAATGGATGGTCTTTAAGGTTAAGCAGAGGGCGAATTGGAATTACTATAGCAAAGTGTTGTCGCGTGTTGGCGGTGATACAGATTTCTCTTTCAACTTTAAGATGGGCGGCGCTGATACAGAGGTATCGAATGTTAAATATTCATATAACTGGCCGTATGACTTCTTCTCTTTGGTTGAATTTGCCAATATCGAAGCTCAAGTCGACATCGAAGATACGCCCCCCGTCTTGAATTCAGACTTTTTGCCAGAAGAGTGATGCCTGATTAAACTCATTAATATTTCGATATGAGAGCTAATTAATACAATGACGACATTTTTTAACCAGAAACAAGATGTAATCGATATAGAGCTTACCAAATATGGGGAATATTTGCTTTCGCTGGGGAAGTTTAAGCCGGTCTACTATTCGTTTTTTGACAACAATGTGTTGTACGATCCACGTTATGCCGGATATTCGGGCTCTCAAAATGATTATGAAACTCGGATTCAGAGCGAAACGCCTTCTTCAAAGACTCAGCACTCATTTGAAGGTCGAGGCGAACAGGTCTTATCTTACAATTTGATTGTGGCAGACAACCCTAGATTGAGGGAAGATCAAAAGATTAGGTTTCCATCCACGGTGGATAAACACTTTACGGCTTTAAATGCTCCTCTGGGGCACTCTGATATCTCGGCTGATAAGGCCCCTGCATGGAAGATGAGGTTCTACAACAACGAGATAAGGGGCTCTACGATGGTCTATACGGGGAGCCACTCCCTTCAAAAAATCCCTCAAGTAGAGGCAACGATAAAATATAAAACACGCATTAAAAGCATCAACATGAAGCCAGAGTCGCCTGAAGGTAGTGAGGAAACTCCTGTAGTGGCTGACCCATACCAGCCGGTTGAGTCTGACCCGGCGCTGCAAGAGGGCATTTTTCCAGACGGGACTTTTGTATCGGTTCAAGCAGACCACATTCTGCTAGACTTAGAGGAAATAAATTCTCGTTATGAGAGAGAGAATTTTGATATTGAAATCTACGAGATTAAAACCGAAACGCTCTCTAATGGAGGTTCCAGAGAAAATCTCATTCCGATGAACTTCAGAAAGAAAAAGCAAGAGATTGTAAACAACATTTTAGTTGAAACTGATGATGTTAATGTGGAGTTGGACTCCAGTTTTACAGAGTATTTTTTTGATGTGTTCGTTGATAGTGAAATTGATGAAGCCACCATTTGTAGCTCCTTATCGAATTTGAAAGCACAAGGTGTCTATATCGAAACAGAATTCAAATGTCCTGATCTTGCCACCTCTTTGACTGCCGGGAACATATATCCCGATGAAGACATTGAAAGTGAAAAGTGTGAGATAGACAGTGGAGTGGCTTAATGGTGACTAGAGTTGATAACGCTGGAGTTTTTGGTAACGACACTTATGAAAAAAGACTGATGCCAACTGTGTTCGTGAACAAGATAACGTTGGAAAATAACTCGGCTTTTATTGAGGTGGAAAATCCCCACATTCAAGAGTATGCTGTTAAGCTTGATAAAAATGGGAATGTCGCTTATTCAAAATCTCAACCACCAACAACCTCTCCCAAAGCTTTGCTAATCACGGTTGATCTGATTGTTAAAGATGTCATCGAGAGTTCTGAGTTAAGCTCTTGGTTTTATGATGCAGAACTCTTGAAATATATGAAAATCAAAGTAATCCAAAGTGTGGACAAGTCGTTAACAGACAGGCTTATAAATGGAGAAGTTATTGCTTTAGACGAGGCCAATAGGGGAACATATAAAGAAAAAATTATATCACTCTCGAAAGAGGGAGAGGACACCAAGAGCTTCTATTCGACGGATGAAACTGGAAGAGACCTTGGCGCTGATATACCATATAAGGCCACCTTTAGCCTAAACGACTCACAGCCAAATCATCTGGCTTATTTTGTGTTCTGCTATTTCGACATAACTCAAATGTCTCAAGACTATAATTTGAACATGTATGGCTATAATATGAATCAGGGAGTTATATCGGAACAGATAACTTCAGAGATCGTCATAGACAATGGTTCTGTTGTTTCTGAATCGTATGTATTCTACACGCCCGAAGGCGAAATATGGAATGGCGCTGTTCATCAGCAGGGCGGCGTTTATATGGCGGGTGCTAAACATGGCTCCCATTCTCATTCTATCTTAACGCTTGAGAAGGTTATTAATACGACAGTGCAAGATTTTAGAGACATCGATGCGCCACTAGCAAAGGAGATTAATTTAAAGCCAATAGAGTCGTATTTGGATAGGGTTGGCGAGAACTACGCAGCCAGCAAAGTGACGGTCGAAGATCGATCAGCTTATTTTTCTGATGCCTTTGTAACGAGGGGCTTAGAAGCGGGCGGGACCATTTCTAATTTTGTTTTTTCATTCGATTTTATGGAACTTATAAAGCAACAAAGTCAATTTGGAAGTCTTTTCACTTTTTCACGTAACGCCGAAGCAAAGAAAAGAATGCTCAAGCTTTCCAGGGTCATAACCCTCAAGATTTTTAGACACAGAGCCAATCCGCAGATCACGTTTAATAAAGTGGGGTCTCCCGTAAAGGGAGGCAACTTGAGGATACACCCTTACAACGCATTTGGCAAAGCTCCGGTTTTGGTTGTGGAATCTGGTGATATAAATGGTAGCCTGAAGAAAGAGAAAAAGGAAACAGAGGGGTCAATTAGAGAAATTTATTTGCGCAACACTGGGGATATAAGAACTTATGCTGTGAGTGATTATACCATAGACAAGGAAACAGATGGGCTTTATCAGTATAGCGTGGAAGTAGAAGTAGAGGATGGGACCATCACATATATGAATGACATTCTGAGCAAGCTATCAAAGTCCCTCGGTGGTTTTTCTTTGTATTACAACCTGAGTACGTCTCCTAGTTTTTATGACGAAAGCACAGGTCAGTTTAAGCCCGAGTTTATGGACTACTATGATAACAAGCGCCCCCCAGTAAAGCCGTGGGTTGATGCGATAGCTCAGTTTTGTCAAGCCTTAAGCGTCTTAACCGATATGGGTACAGCAGAAAATACGAGGTTGTACAAGCGGTTATTCACGCTGTGCAACCCCAGGTCAGGAACTCCAGCAGGCATATATGGTATTCTTGGCTTAATTCAAAAGCTGGAGGCCATTCTGGTCGAGCGCTTGGGAGATAAGAAATCCGTCAACGTTAACAGGGTTGCGAAAACGGGCACGTCGCAATCCTTTGAAAAGTTTATTTTAAAAGACGCCCAGTTGTTCTCGCATTTGTTCGACAGCGAAGTGCCTGACCAATATGGTCTGGAGTTTATGAATTTGAGAAACAGGAATTCATATTCGGGTCCGCATACGTTTACTATCCGAGATTATAAGAACAGGCTTGTAGAAGAGAACAGTAAATATTTTGTTCCCAAAGGAGCCAAGCTTTCTCAACAGGTGCTCGGTGTTGCTCTGCCAGTAGCTGATTCAGATCCCTTCTCTGGATTGAAAGATTTAGAGACTTATGGAGCGACTTACTTAACTCCAGAAGCCGCCAGAAATGGATCTTTAACCTTATCTATGTCTGGGAAGTCGGGAGATATGCTGGCAAATACGGAAGGGTTTTCCGATTTTAGCGTTTCAGTGTTGACCAGAGAGATACAGAAGCATGGGAACAATGTGGAGCCAGCCCCTGCATCTACGGAGAATAATAATGAAAGAGCTAACTTTCTTGGCCAGCTTGGGGTGACGGTTCAAAGCCCTTTCGAATCCAAAGATTTGTCGACTTCAGCAGCCACTTCGGCAGCGTCTATTGATGCTACTGTAAGTTCTGTGGGCATGTTGGGAGTTGGTGATAAGTTTGTAAGTGATGCGTTGCTGATGAATAGCGCATTCGCCCCTCCAGTTCCTGACATAGATATGAAACAAATTGCAAACATGTTCTCTTCAAATCTGAACTTTATGAGGAATCAGAGATTTTCTCCCGACGCTTCATTCAAAGGAGGTACTAAGGTTGAGCAGATTAAAATTGGTGATCTCAATTTGGCAAATAACGGTGCCATTTTAGAGAACTATTCGGTTCCAGATAGCCCAGGCACCTATGATACAGAAGCTATGCGCGCCATCCCCAATCAAATTAAATCTGTGATAATGAGTACCGATGATATGGTTAAAGAAAGTTGGTTTGCAAAGGATTATGATGTAGCCAACGATACTCGTACTGCCGCCATGTTTATGTGGAACTATCAAAATATAGCACAAGTTGAATATCTGGTTTCTTATAAGCACACATCAACCGAAGGGATACAAGTATCAGCACCGGTTTGGGCTCCTCTTAAGTTTAATATTTTAAATACCTTGGCCAGAGAGTCTAGTGTTATCTTGTGTAGGCTGGTTATGTATAGCGATCCGGTTTACAAAATTGGAATGTCCCAATTTGCACAGATGCCTTATTACAATTCTTATTTTCTTTTGGCCTCGGACAACAAAGCAGCGGCATCGCCAAAGCCAAGGGCGAGATCGTCTAGGTCTTTGGCTTCAACCTTGTCGGGCCTTGGTTCTAGATTGAGCAATGAACTGTCGAAGTCTGGTTCTTCGACAAATATGAGAACGGTGATCAGACAAGAGAAGGCAAAGAACCCACAGTCTTATCACGATCCATATAAGGATAATGGTAGTTTGGATAACATTGTTTCCACTTTGATGGACGAGGTAAGTTGTCTCTGTGTAGGAAAGATCTTGATTCCAGAGACACGTCCACATGTAGCAGGCCCGACACAAGAGGTGGCAGCTTCGAATGCGGTAGAAGATGATACGTTTTCTTATAATCTGGATTTTATTGGAGCACCTCTTGAGACTAGCGGGAAGGAGCCGATACAAACTTTTGATTACGTGGACTCATATATGCAGGCCGTTGCTGGGACATCACCGACACAGGCATCACCGACACAGGCGACACCGCAGACACAGGCGACACCGACAGATATGGAACTATTGTCAGATTTGGCCTCGCAGTGGGACAGTTTAACGCTCGATCTGGCACAGCCTGCAATGTTGGATGGCATCACTGGTAAAACAGATTCTGTGCTGGGAGGAGGGGCCATGGACGAGCCAGATACAGCGGCTCCAAGTGCCTTTGGGGGTTCCTCCACTATGAGGGGCTCCTCCACTATGAGGGGTTATTGAGATGCAGATAGGCAAAAAAAATACATATATTTTTAAAGACAATGCCAAGGTTCGGAAAACCTCTCTTCCTGATACTCTTCGGGATGCAATGGGGAAATATTGGGTTGTTGGAAAATCAAGCTTAAAATATGGCAATGAGCAAAAGGCAAACAAGTTTAGCAACACTTACCATCTGGACCTTTCTTATGGCCAGGTGATAACTCGTTTGTTAAAGAACCCACCATTTTGCTCAAAAGAGCAGGAAGTTTATTTTTATGGTCACGAGTCGTTTTGGCACCCTCAGAAGAAAGAGGAGCCTCTTAGGGATTGGAAAAAGCTGATAAATACGCTGGTCCCGCAAAACCTTTCTATGCAGACGAATCTTGGAACCCTCACCAAGACAAAAAGATTTAAGGATTACTCTTTTAGAATTGATACTCCGCTGGATCAAAGGGAGCGGAAAAAGTTTGGGGATGTATCGAATATTGGATATGCTAACGTTGATTTCAACTATAATTTCTATGTCTCTGGTTTTGAGAAGACGATTAGAAGTGTTCGTGAAGAGCTTTTGCCCAATCTCTATGCCTTCCTCTCAGAAGATATTTCAAGGAACATGTATTACCTGCGCACCATGAAGGGCATGATAGCTGATCAGAAGGCATCGATACGGAGAACATCGGCTTCTGAAGCCCAAAGGGCTGTTGAGAGTGCATCGCCAACCATGGCACTTCCAGTGAACTATGGGGAGCTAGTTTATTTTAATTTGGTATCGGCTGCTTACAAAAAAGCAAAAAGAGAATTTATGAATAATTTCTCTGTGAGATATCAAAACTTTATTTTCCCTTTTGAGAATCTTAGTTTGTTGAGTGATGTAACGAAGAAAGAGTCATTCCCGATGTATGTGGAAGTTGATTTCTCAACCGACAGTGCAACTGAAATAGCTCAGATTTTAGAGGATGCGAGCCTATCCACTTCTTTTCAGAGGCAGGTAGCTGCTGCTTGTGGCGGCACCAATTTAACCCTCTTGAAACAAATCGGTGGTTCTATGGAGAATCTCTATGCCGTAAAACAAAATTCTTCTCAGTCACCAGGTGGGGTGGGACGGATTATTGCTGGCCGAGGAAGCTATAAGACGCTTGATCTTTTAACATGGTGGAAACAATATTTAAAAGGTTTGGTCCCCACGGTTTACAAAAATCAGACTTTTGTCGGACCAGACACATATTCAGCTTATATCAGTTCAGGGGTACAAAACAACAATCTTGCTCAAGCATTGAACTTGTTGGTTTTCTCTGGCAAGCTACGTGACATAGTTAAAGATAATCTTCGTTCTTTCGAAGAGGTGATGGAAGGGGTTCCGTGTCACACGGAAACGGTTTTATATCGGATCGCAAAATATTCTGGATCTCCCGAGAATAGTGAGCCCATACAGAATTACTGGTTTCCAAACTCAAATAATATCGAGATCATTAATTTTGTAGACACACAGGTTAAATACAATAAGCGATACACGTACATCGTGTACGCATATCAGCTAGTTGTAGGCACTGAATACCATTATGGGCCAGTAAGCTTCCAGCCCTTACAGCAGCGCACACGAACGGTAGAAGTGTGTCCCGAAATTACGTTCCCAAGACTTTCGGGCATGAAGTGTAATAGACGGGGCGATATTGATTTAACTTGTGTCAAGGCTGATTATTTAAAAGTGGTGCCTACTTTTAAGTTGCTCGGAACCGATACAGCAAACATTAATGCTCTTGCGCAGGATATCGTTACCATTTATGTATTTTCAGGAAGCTTAGATGCTTTAGCGTGGTCAGAGTATGTGGCAGCCCTTGCCAATGAGGTTTCATCGGATTATGGCTTTGAAAGCACTAATTTCTTGGACGCCCTCGCAGTAGCTATTGTAAATTATGGAACAGGAGAGATCGACTCTATATCAGTTCCTCCGGTTGAGCAACAGCGATCTATGCCACAGGGGCCGACAGCGAAAGTAAATGTTATGACCTATCCGCTTGTTAATGTGGTCGAGGTTCCATTCTTCTCCCATTCTGGTTTTGTGGTGGATAGTCCTCCCGTACCGCCAAACACAGTCATCACCCCTTATCGCGGAGACAATGGGAAAATCTTAATTTGGCTCAACTCCAGTGTGGGTGATTATGAGGCATATCCCATTCCTCTAAGCCAGAGCGAGAAAACAGAAATCAACAAGATAAGAAGGACAAATTATTTGAGCAATTCTGAGCCTATCCGCTATAGGTCGGATGATATTGCAAGCGCGTTTGAGATTTTTAGGCTCACAGAAAAGCCAGAAATATATCAAGATTTTGCAAATAGCCGTCGAGCTTTTTTGTCGACACTGATTAAGGATGATTCTTTACAAAGATCCTCTTCCGCATCCTACGTTGATACAGTGACTCCTAATACAAAATATTATTATATGTTCAGGGCAGTTGATATACACAACCACAAGTCCAATCCAACAGAGGTTTATGAAGTTGAGTTGGTTGACAATGATGGCGCGATATTTATGGTGACGAATATTATTCCTCTAGAGGAGAAGCCGCCACCATTCGACACAACCAAGGTAGCAAAGCGTTATATTAATATTGTTCCGAGAATAACTCAGGGGATCTTTAATAAAGAGAGGTCTGGGCTGGGCGCGGCACCATCGGCGTTGACGAAGGGTACACAATATGCTCTGGGCGTGGAAGATGAAAGTATTTGGGGGAAAAAGTATAAAATTCGGTTTATTTCTAAGTCAACTGGTAGAAAAATAGATCTAAATGTTACTTATAGCAAGGAGCACGTTGTATCGCCAGAAGAAATAGAGCTTAGAAAGTTAGGCCCAACAACGGTTACCACTCCCGTTACTATAGGGGCGGCACTTTCTACTGGGGCATTGGCGACTATGACGGGCGGTACCGTTATGGGATCGGCATCCGATGGAGACCCTGATGATACCACTGGTGCTACCCTTATTGTAACAGGAGTAGGCACGATACCTGAAGGAGTGGATGAGCCAGGTGTGGGTAGAGGCTCTGCTCTGAGGGGCATTATATAAAAAGAGACAAGCATAAACTAAGTATTATTTGAATTTTGGAAACTAATTACATTAAACACTATTTATAGGAGTAGAGGAATAACAATGGCTTTTTTAGATAATAGCGGAGACATTATTTTAGATGCGGTCCTGACAGACACAGGAAGGATGAGGCTTGCCCGAGGTGACGGAAGCTTCAAGATTGCAAAGTTTGCTTTTGCCGATGACGAGATCGACTATGATAATTACAACAAGAATCATGCTAGTGGCTCTGCTTACTACGATTTAGAAATCCTTCAAACGCCAATCTTGGAAGCTTTTACCAACAACACCTCTTCGATGAAAACAAAGTTGCTGTCCATTTCGAGAACGAATCTGCTCTACCTCCCGGTTCTGGAGCTAAATGAGGCAACTGGCACTGCTCATAAAAGATATTCGGGTGGGTATTTTGGGGTCGCCGTTGACAAAAGAACTGAACAATATGTTGGCAGTGGTGGAGATCTCGTCTCAGCGGCGGGCGCTGAAGGCTTGTCTGGCTTCATTGATGGAGCTAACCCTACTTCTGGTGGCACTTATATACGAGTCGATCAGGGGCTAGACACGACAGAGATTTCTGCGGACAACTTGCTTGATGCTGATTTGTTGGAAACACAATACATTGTGGAAATGGACAACAGGTTTGGAAGTTTGGTATCGAAAGGCGGCGAAACAGCAGCATCGGTTTCTTTTATCGACGATGATAGTATAGCAAGTTATTATTTATCTTTAGGGACAGATTCACAGTTTGTCACACAGAATGATGCTGGCGCGGGCGCTACCAATCAGTCTATTGCTGGACCAAGGGGGACCATGTTACGATTTCAGGTACAGGCTTCCATTGACTTAAATTCGAGCACCTTCCTATTTACAGAGTTGGGGTCGACGTTTACACCGGTTACCAGCACCTACTACTATATTGATACTACTATCCGTGTGACGGGGGCGACTACTGGATATCGAATTGATATCCCTATTCGTTATGTCAAATGGTTGAGCTAATCTTGAGGAAAGGATAAAAAATGGCTACAATATTTAAGAACTTTTTGAATAATGATGTTGCGACAACGCGCACTCTTCTTCATGAAGCAGTCCCAGTAACTGGAACAATCGTTTCAGGGACGTATGTTAACGAGGGTAATATTAAAAATTATGCTCACGGCATGTTCCAGAGCGTTTATGACTACCCCTATTTGAGTTCTTCGGCAAATCATATTCTCGACATCACCTGTGGGTTTTCAGCCGACAATACTGACCTTTCAAAGTCCGCTCCAGCAGTCCATTCACAGCAAGCCAAGAAGATTAACGTTTACAATCAAATGGCTCAAACGCTCGTTGGATATGATGCGGCAGGAAGCATTCGAAACTTCGATCAAGACGGTGATTTTAGTGGTGGTACTGTAGCTTCGGGCCTTAATACCGCTGCCTTTTTCATCAACTTTGCACGCCTTCTTGGGAAAGACGAAATTAAGAAAGGTTCTTTCTCGATGACACTGTTAACTGGTGGGCATGGGCCTCCGATGCGTGAAGCAACAACCGTTCCTACGGTCATTAATGATAGTGGGTCGCTCACAGATTATAGAGTAAATTCTCCCGCTGGCGAGTATGGATTTTTGTATGCGGCTGATTCATCTCCCGATGGGGGTGCCAAGGTTGGCCTGATCTATTACCAGGCTGGCATTGTGGTTCTGACAGCCTCGGTCTTTGCCACGGGCAGTGAATTGCCAGGCCAAACTCTAACTTACGGTAATGGAGGATTCGGACCTCCAGGTTCAGGATCTTATGATTTTGCAGCACACAGCGCTTCGGTTCAATCTTATTTAACAGGTGCCTCTATTTCTGGAGCCGCAGATGGATTCAGGAATTGTCTCCAGACCTTATCTTTCAACAACACGACTGAATTGAATTCTACGATTTACTTCTGTCGGGCGAATCATACCGACTTCAACTATTCTTCTAACCCCACTTATTTGAGTGCGAGCAAGATCGTTACAAAGAACAAGAGCACAGACATGCCAGTTTCTTATATTACGGCAGTCGGTCTATATTCAGCCGATAATGAACTGTTGGCGGTTGCTAAAATTTCTGAACCCTTGAAGAAGACTCCGACAAACGAGTTGACGTTGCGTGTTCGTCTTGATTACTAAGGGGGGTTTGAGATGCCTCTTTATAAGTTTGAGGAATCTGACAAGTTTTTCAATGTTCTAAAGACCTCCCCAAAGACAGAATTTGTAATTTATGATGGTCAAATCTATCTCAATAACAAATCTGAGCAGTCGGGAGCGTTTGCCAGCAGTGTTCCAAATGTTCCTGTTGGCAACCTAAACCTCTATGAGCTTAATGTTGACAGGCTTGAAGAGGCAACAGGGAGACTGATTGGATCCGATAATGTTGCTGACAAGGCTATAATCTACCCCTTTGTCACAAAACAGGGAAGTCTTACGTCTTTTAAGACCATCTCCACAACTCAGTTTAATTCTGATTTTTCGTATGGCGATGTTCTCTCTGGCAGCTATCCGTTGTCTGCGAGCATTACGAGGAACTTCTACATAGAAAATGCCACACGCCCTCGTATAGTGGCACTTAGAAACACTCTTAATGAGTACAAGCCAATAAGCCAAAATTATTCTTATGTTTCCACCATAACTGGAGAAGCATGGGACAAGAGTACGCAGCCTCTGAATCTCATTTCTATACCCTCGATCTTTTATGGGTCCGAGATCAAGAAGGGCACAGTCAAGCTAAAGTTCTATGTCTCAGGTACTCTTGTTGGCGAGTTACAGGACAAAAGACAAAACGGTGATTTGATCCAAGTTAGTGGGTCGGCTTTTTCGCAGGCAAATGGAAGTGGGTCAGTGGCTGGTGTGGTCCTTTACAAAGAGGGCTTCTTGCTTCTGACTGGCAGTTGGGGCATGACTGAATTTGCTGACGACTATATCAACGATGTCACCAACCCTCAGACTGGCTCATGGCTGTACTACGGGGTGGGGGCGAACGATGGTAATCCGTCTTCTATTATACCCTCTTCAAGCTATTCTTTGAGCTTTGAGGGCATTCAAGAAGTGCCGACACTTACAATGCTGGCTCACGCAAAGAAGGGACAGTTGAACTATTCTCCGAATCCCACTTATATCGAATATGAACAGAGTCAATCGATTACTTCTGCTATAACGGGAACGCACTTGTTCGAAGAGAATCAGCTTACGATTCGAAATATGGCGAGTTCTTCCTTCGCTTTTCCGACAGCAAGCTTTCAGAAGGAGACATACATAACGAAGGTCGCCATTTATGATGAAAACAGGAACATGATTGGCATTGCCAGCCTCGCAACACCAGTCAAAAAAACAGAGGGACGCGAATTCACATTCAAACTAAAAGTTGACTTTTAAACTTCGTCTAGACATCTAGAGAGAAAGTTCATTTTCTACCTCTATTACTGGCTATTTGGGTTCCTCGATACTATTTACTATGTATTGAAGGGGTGATGCCCTATGCCGCCTCGCAAGGAAATAGACAAGTACAACATAGACATAGAGAAGTTTATTTTGGCTTTTGAAGAAGATTATTCGCGCAAAGATATGGCCGAAATGTTTGAACTTACGGAAATGCGAGTTAGAACTTTGTGGAAAAAGTTAGGTCTTACAAGGAAAGGAAAGCCGAGGTCAAAAAGACACAGCGAAAAGATCTCAAAAGCCGCAAAAGAAAGATATGAAAATGGCTTCAAAGCCTGGAACACTGGCACCCCCTGGGACGATGCGACAAAAAAGAAGATCAGCGAAAGCAAAAAGGGTACAAAGCCCTGGAACTACGGTATGTCCTGGTCGCAAGAAGTGAAAGAAAAGATCGGACAAAAGAATAGAGGCAGAAAACACACCCCCGAGGCCAGAAGAAAACAACTGGAAAACACACCACGAGGTGAAAGGCACCACAATTGGAGAGGCGGCATAACTACAATAAATCAAAGTGTGCGAAAAATGCCCGAATACATAGAGTGGCGAAACAAAGTATTTATGCAAGACAACTGGGCCTGCTGTTCCTGTGGTGCGAAAGGCTCAATGAACGTGGATCACATAAAACCTTTCAGCTTCATTATGAGAGAAAACAACATACAAAGCAGAGAAGAAGCAAAAAACTGCGACGAGTTGTGGGACATAGAGAACGGAAGAACCTTATGTGTTCCGTGTCATAGAGAAACAGAGACATATGGAGGGAGAAGCAAATGATTCTCGGCCTGGATGTGAGTTCGAGCATAACTGGCTATACTCTCCTCGATCTTCAGGGGAACATAATCGAGAATGATGTCTGGGATACAAGGAAGTATAAAGATTTCTTTGACAAAGCGGAGGTGGTGAGAAAAGGTGTTACAGAGATACGCAAACGATATGGTAAGCAGATTGAACACGTTTATATTGAACAGTCACTACAGTCATTCCGTTCAGGTTTTTCATCTGCAAAGACTCTTTCAAGCTTGTCTCGCTTTAATGGGATTGTGTCTTGGCTTATTTACGATTTATTTCAGATTAAGCCAGAATATCTCGCGGCAACAAGCGCTCGCAAACTATGCGGCATTAAAATTCCTAGAGGAGAAAAGGCAAAACAAGTTGTTTTAAGGCATCTGCTTGACAACGAACCAGGTTTCGTGATAGGTTATACGCGCTTTGGAAATCCAAAGCCTGAGTCCTATGACAGGGCCGACTCTTTAATAATCGCAAAAGCGGGGGCTATATGCGAAGTGAAAAAGTTAGAATCCTAAAGACGGTGTTTGGCTCGTGCCATGAGCGTGGCCCTGAGTTGCTCTTCAAGTGCCCATATTGCCGTCATTATAAGCACAAGTTTTCAGTCAACGTTGAAAAGGACTATTACAAGTGTTGGATCTGTGACAAGCGTGGCAGGAATATCGGACACCCAATTCGCAGGTTTGGGACACTCACAAGCTTTCGTGAGTGGCAAGAGCTTGTTGGGAAGGTCGATCTCGGAGAGTTTGACAATTTGTTCGGCAACACAAAAGAGGAAGAGCAGGAGATGATCCTGAAGCTGCCTGAAGAGTATATATCCCTCGCCAACAAAGGCTTGCCTAGAGCAGCGATGCCATTTCTCAGCTATTTGGCGAAGCGTCAGTTGACGAAGAAAGACGTTTTCAAATGGAAAATTGGATTCTGTTTCGAGGGCGAGTATGCAAATCGGATTATCATTCCGTCATTCAACAAGGATGGATTTGTAAATTATTTCGTGGCTCGATCCATCGTCGACTATCAAAAGAAATATAAGAACCCTCCGGTGAGTAAGGACATCATTTTCAACGAACTCTATGTTGATTGGGATGAAGATGTGGTCGTGGTGGAGGGTATCTTCGATGCAATAAGAGCCTGCAATGGAATTCCCATTCTTGGATCAACGCTCCGTGAGGGAAGCAAGCTCTTTAAGGCTCTCGTCAAAAGCGGGGTCAAAGTCTTCTTGGCCCTTGATGAAGATGCCGAGGCCAAAACGAATAAAATAATCCACAGTCTTATATCTTATGGTGTTGAGGTGTCCAAGATTGATACGTCTGGCTATGATGACATTGCAGAGATGTCGCCAGAGGTGTTTGAGGAGAGGAAAAAGAATGCTGTCTTTATGACCCCTGACAGCCATCTGAGGGAGAGATTGGCTGCTGTTTGATCGAAGAACAAAACTTGACTTTTACGCCCGAGAGGGTATGAAATTGATAAAAACTTGACTTTTGCACCCGAGGGGGTTACATTAGTTTAGAAACCAAGAGGTGCATTTGAAGTTCGCACATATAGCGGATACTCATATTCGCAATCTGAAGCATCAGAAAGAATATCGTGTCGTTTTTGAAAAGTTGTATGAAATTCTCAAGAAAGAGGAGGTAGAATGCATCGTACATTGTGGGGATATTGCTCACACAAAGACACAGATCTCACCAGAGTTCGTCGAGCTTTGCTCTGACTTCTTTCGAAACTTGGAAGCCATCGCGCCGACATATATCATTTTGGGGAATCACGACGGCAATTTAAAGAACACTAGCCGCCAAGACGCCTTGACCCCTATCGTTGAAGCTTTGAACCTTCCCAACTTGCACTTGCTGAAGAAGTCAGGCGAAGTTGATTTGGAGAATGGCTTCAGCCTGAACGTGCTTTCAGTGTTTGACGAGGACAATTGGGTTGATCCCTCAAGCGAAGAGAATGTGAACATTGCTTTGTATCATGGATCCATTGCTGGCGTTGAGACAGACACTGGATGGATCATGGAATATGGAGACCATGCACCCGAAATCTTCAGGAATCATGATTTTGCGTTTCTTGGCGACATCCATAAGACCAATCAAATCGTTGATATGGAAGGGCGCGTAAGGTATCCTGGTTCCACAGTCCAACAGAATCATGGCGATACCAATGATAAAGGATTCTTGATTTGGGACATCACAGATAAAGAAAACTTTACCTGTAAGCATCACAAGCTCTTAAACCCCAAGCCATTTGTAACCGTCGAACTGACAAAGGCTGGCAAGATTCCAAAGAATGCTGTGGTCCCATCGGGTGCTCGACTTCGAATTATTTCCAACAACAGCTTGTCGTTGGTGAAGATGAGGCGAGCCATTGAGGTGGCCAAACACCTCTTCAAGCCAGAAGCAATCACATTCTTGAACCGTGCTGCTGGAAAGAGGGGCGATGTTAGCAGTCTTGCCGAGAGCTTAAAAAAAGAAAACCTCCGAGACATAGCTGTACAAGAAAGGCTGATAGCGCAGTATCTCAAGGACTATGAGGTTCCCGAGAAGGTTTTAGACAAAATCTATGAACTGAACCTCAAGTACAATAAGATAGCCGAGGACAAGGAAGAAGTTTCACGCAACATTAATTGGAGCCTACAGAGTGCAAAGTGGGACAATCTCTTCAATTATGGCGAGAACAACTCTATCGATTTCTCCAAGCTTAATGGAACCGTAGGAATATTTGGAAAGAACTATTCTGGAAAATCGTCTGTGATCGACAGCATCTTATACACCGTCTTTAACTCTACTTCGAAGAACGAGAGAAAGAACCTCAACATCATTAACCAGAACAAGGAGTGTGGTTCCGGCACTGTCAAGATTTCTATCGGAGACAAGGTGTATACGATTGCTCGCAACTCAGAGAAGTATATTAAAAAGTACCAGGGGAATGAGAGTCTTGAGGCCAAGACAGGGATTGATTTTTCCTGTTTTGATCGGGTTACTGAAGAGACAACGAACTTAAATGGCTTGACTCGAAACGAGACAGACAAGAATATCCGCAAGGTGTTCGGCTCCCTGGACGACTTCTTGACCTCCTCGATGTCCTCTCAGCTTGATGCCCTGTCTTTCTTGAGGGAAGGGTCAACAAAGCGTAAGGAGATACTCGCCAAGTTCTTGGATCTTGAGATATTTGAAAAGAAGTTTAGATTTTCAAAGGATGATGCAGCGGACTTGCGAGGGGCGATTAAGCGGCTTGATGGTCGGGATTTTGTTGAAGAGGTGAGAGAAGCAAGAGAAGCAGTTGATGATAGTGAAAGACAACTTGAAGAACAACAAGAGACTTGTGATAATCTCAAAACCCTCATCGCCAAGATCGTTGAAGAGGTGGGTGAAGTAACACAGAAGATAGAATCGATGCCCGTCGCTATAGTTGATATTGCCCATGTTCTTGGACAGATAGATCAAAAGACCAAAGAGCAGGTATACATGACGACCGACTTGCACAAAAATGAAACGGAGCTTAGGAAAAAGATCGAGGTCCATGATAAGATTAATAAGTTTCTGAGTGAGTTTGATATCGAAGACGCAATGGGTAAAAAAGAAATCATCACAGGTCTAAGGGATGAGATTAAGACCTTAGAGCAAGAGCTTCTTCGGATTGAAAAGAAGGAGAAGCTTCTTGAAGGGATACCGTGTGGAAACAGTTTTCCAAATTGTAAGTTTGTTTGCGATGCCAATAAGGCACTTTTGGAAAAAGGGGATAAAGTCGATTTTTTGAACGGAACGAGCCAAGAATTGACATCGCTGAGACCGGACGATGTGGAAGATTACATTGAAAAATACAGTCAACTTTGTGAAAGGAGAAGCACTTTATCGGAACGAATAGTCAAGTTGAACCTATTTATTGAACGTAACAAGAACGCAATTGAAAATCTCAAAAGAGAATTGCAAGACTTGCATGCTCAGAAGGAGCAATATCAAGAGAACAAAGAAGCTATAGAGAATTTAGAAAACTTTCTTGCCGAGAAGAGCAAGAAGGAGATTGACCTTAAGTTGAATCAAGGTCGCCTCGACAAATGTCAGGAATCTATTTTAAACCTCTATAAGGTTCATGGTTCTTACGAAGAGAAGTTAAACAATCTTGTTAGTTTACAAGAAGAGCTAGACGAGCTAAGGCAGGAGTATTCAGCTTATGATTTATTTATGCGGTGTATGCATAGCAATGGAATTGCCTATGATGTTATCAAGAAAAGGCTTCCAGCGATCAATGAAGAAATCGCTAAAGTTCTTGCCAATATAGTTGATTTTGAGGTCTTCTTTGAAGACGATGGCAAGAGATTAAACATTTTTATTAAGCACCCCAGTCACGAAGAAAGACCTTTGGTGATGGGTTCGGGTGCCGAGAAGACCATAGCAGCCATGGCTATTCGTCTTTCTCTGTTGTCGGTGTCTAGCCTGCCGAAGGGGGATATCTTTATCCTTGATGAGCCAGGAACGGCTCTCGATGCAGAAAACATGGAAGGCTTCATTAGGATTCTGGATGTCGTCAAGTCTTATTTTAGGACTGTCTTGCTCATTACCCACCTTGATTCACTTAAGGATGCGGTGGATACGACCATAGACATCGCAAAGATAAATGGATACGCTTTCGTGAATCAGTGACTATTTATAGTGTAGGAGGTAACATGGTTATGGTTAAAGGTGTTGTAGATAGAGCGTTAGAGAAAGCGGTTTCTCGTAAGCTTTTGGTATGGGTGACGGCCACCGGTCTTGCAGCATATGGCTTTCTGACTAGCGGCGATTGGGTGATGATTTCTGCTCTATATTTGGGCGGTCAGAGTGTTATTGATGCTATCGTGAAACTGAAGAGTGCTTAGTGCAGTTTATATTGTCTTTCGTCGCCAAGTATTGGAAAGGGATCCTTATTGGGTTCTTGATTCTGGTAGTTGGAACTTTTTGGTACAATGATCACTCTTCGCTGGTAAAGGCATTTGATGCTGCTTCTACTCGTTACGAGCAGGAAATGGTCGTTCTCAAAGAGAGTCATGCTCGCGAACTGCAAAAGAAGAAGGATTTAATCGAGGAGCACGAGAAGGCCCTTCAAGTTCTTCAAAGAAATTATGAAGAGACCAAAGAGAGAATAGAGTCTCTGAAGTCGGACAGAGTAAAAGAAGTAACCGCCTTAAGGTCCGAAGACCCTTCTGCACTTGCAGAACAGATAGAAAAAGCCTTTGGGTTTGAATATGTGGAGTAAGGTTGCACAAACATTAACTCTGAGTTTAGGTTTGTGCCAGTCCGCATATGCTCAAGATGTTGGCAAATTTACTTTGTTGCCCAAAGGGGCTACTGTGCCGTTTGAGGCAACGTGTTTTGATACTGTTGCCACAGCCCACCTCTTGACTTGGAAAGAGTTTTTGGAACAAGAGGTGAGAGAGGAGTTTGATTTTGCACTTGAATATCAAACGGAGCTATTTAGATACGAGATCGACAATTTAAAAATAGAGATGGAGGAAGCGAACTTCAGGTGCGAAGAGGGCTTAACACTCAGAGATGAAGAAATAGAATCTTTGAGAGACATCATCAAGACGAAAAAGAAAATAAACTTGCCATTCGTCATAGGTGGCTCGGTGGTAGCTGGAATCGCTATTGGTTTTGGAACTGCCTATGCTTTAGAGAAGTAAATGAAAAAGAATTTGAACAAGATCGCCAGTATCGAGAAAGCGATTGCAAAGAAGTATGGCGAGGAAGCAATTCAGAATCCGCGCAAGTATTGGACGGATGAAAAGGAAGAAGAATACAAAGAACAAATAAAAAAGCTCAACGACAAGGAGGATCGTTTCAGGGAAAAGACAGAGAAGATAGAAGTCAATGGCGTTTTTGTAACCAAAAAACTACTTAATAAAGAACATGACAGAATATGTCCCGTTTGTGATATCTTTTCCTTTAATCTGCACGATAGTGTATACATGACCAAATATAATTGTTGTAAAAATTGCTATATTCGTTGGGTTGATGGGAGAGAAGAACGGTGGGAAACTGGGTGGCGACCCAGTAAGGAGAACAAATAAATGTCAGCAGAAACACTAAAAATTTATCAAGGACTTGCACAAGCAGCCGCGAATGCATATGATGGAGCCTATGACAAGGACGGTAACCTCCTTGAAATTGGCCTGAAAAGAGAGGAAGGTCATCCAATATATGATTCTCGTACACTTGATGGCTTCAAAGTTAAGTTTCGTGGGCCTCAGATGATTATCAATTATCAAGCTGACATTCAGCTTAAAGAAGTTTATAAAGGCGGGTTTGAGAGCGAAGTCGAACAACGCATTGAAGACATTGCTTCATACCTCAAGAAAGAATACAAGAAGATTACTGGCGAGAGCGTTTCTCTAAAATCCGATGGAGAACTATTCGCAATCGTTCAGAATACGAGCCGAGTAAGAACCTGGGTCCAAGCACATCGAACGTATAATATCGGTAACCTAAGTGGTGTCGATGAGATCAAACAGCCTAGCACCGATACACTACAAGATGGTTTTCAGAAGTTTTTGGATCAAGGAGGTTGGGATGGCGATAAGCGACCCGACAACGACACCAGAAAAAATGTATAATGGCTTATGAGCTATCCAAGAAGGAAATTGTTAAAGAGATAGTTAAATCGGGTAAAGACCCGGCCTATTTCATAAACAGTTATTGTCGGATCTCTCACCCTATGAGGGGTTTGATTCCGTTTAAGACGTATGGTTATCAAGACGATCTTCTAAAAGAGTTTAATGACTATCGTTTTACAGTCATTCTAAAGGCTCGACAGCTAGGCATCTCAACGATTGTTGCTGCCTATGTTGTTTGGCTTATGTTGTTTCATCGAGACAAAAACATTCTTGTGATGGCGACCAAGTTCAGCACGGCTGCCAACTTAGTCAAGAAGGTCAAGAATGTTATGCGAAATTTGCCTCCTTGGATTCGCATTTCAGATATTGTTGTCGACAATCGCACTAGCTTTGTGCTGTCGAATGGTTCCGAGATTAAAGCAATCTCGACTTCTGGAGACGCTGGACGTTCAGAGGCTTTGTCTCTGTTGGTTATTGACGAAGCTGCCCACGTCGAGGGCTTAAGTGAGCTTTGGACCGGCCTGTATCCCACGTTGTCCACGGGTGGCCGTTGTATCGCCTTGTCGACACCTAACGGAGTGGGAAATTGGTTTCACAAAACATACACCGAAGCAGAGTTGGAAGAAAATGATTTTAAACCCGTAGCTCTCAGGTGGGACGCTCACCCGGAAAGGGATCAGGCGTGGTTTGAAAAAGAAACCAAGAATATGTCCCAACGCCAAATCGCCCAAGAACTAGAATGCAATTTCAACACGTCAGGCGAAACAGTTATACACCCTGATGACCTAGAGCGCCTTCAACTAGCGACTAGAGAGCCAAAATATCGAACTGGCTTTGATCGAAACTATTGGATCTGGGAAGAATACAAACCCGAATTCACCTATTTGGTCGTGGCAGACGTGGCTCGTGGAGACGGTGCAGATTATTCTGTTTTCCATATCATCAAGCTGGAAACAATGGAGGCTATAGCAGAGTATCAGGGGAAGCCAAGCCTTGATATGTATGCTAATATCCTTAATCAGATAGGTGGAGAGTATGGCGGTGCGCTGCTTGTCGTTGAAAACGTTGGAATCGGCATCTCAGTTTTGGAAAAGTTGATTGAGCTTGAATATCCAAATATTTATTACTCGATCAAGGGGACACATGAATTTGTAAATGCTACCCTGGCCGAATCTTCGCGAAATTCCGTTGCTGGCTTTACAACGTCCTCTAAGACCAGGCCACTAATTGTGGCTAAGCTGGAAGAATTCATCAGAAACAAACTAATTACTTTATATTCCGGCAGGCTATTTAATGAGTTCAAAACTTTTGTCTGGAACAATGGGAAACCACAAGCTATGCGCAGTTATCATGATGATTTAGTAATGTCTTTGGCTATCGGGTGTTGGGTGAGAGACACAGCTTTAACGGTTAATCATCGTAATGCGCAGTATCAAAAGGCTTGTTTGGATTCAATGATATTTACAACTTCGAAAATAAGCACCCAAATACCGGGGCAACTCGGCTACGATAAAGATTATGTTCAGAAGGCGAGCGAACAGAAAAAAGAATACGAAGAATATTCATGGCTTTTAAAAGGATAGGCAGAGATGGCAGAACAAGATAAAAACCCTCGTAATCCCGAATCGACTTTATTTAGGCGCTTAACCCGTCTATTTTCTGGACCGATCACGAGCTACCGCTCTCAGATGACGAGGAATTATAAACGAACACAGTTGGATTATTTTGCAACTAGGTTCAAGAGTGCGAGTGGACAACAGTTTAAACGCAGCGCTTATAATCCCTTTGCTCAGATTAATACCTCCGCAATGGCAAATCAGCGTCGTTCGGAACGCTACACTGATTTTGATCAAATGGAGTATACACCTGAGATTGCTTCTGCTCTGGACATTTACGCTGACGAAATGACCACTCACTCTTCATTGCGATCGATGCTTACGATTAAGTGTCCGAATGAAGAGATTAAGGCGGTTCTTGGAACGCTATACCAGAACACTTTAAACGTTGAATACAACCTTTTTGGCTGGTGTCGCACCATGTGCAAATATGGTGACTTCTTTTTGTATCTCGACATCGATGAACACTTGGGGATCAAGACCATAATCGGGATGCCTCCGGGTGAAGTTGAGCGACTAGAAGGCGAAGACAAAACAAACCCCAGCTATGTTCAGTTTCAGTGGAATTCAGCCGCTCTAACATTTGAAAACTGGCAGGTTGCTCATTTTCGTATTTTGGGCAATGATAAATACGCTCCATATGGAACCTCTGTGCTGGAGGCAGCAAGACGTATCTGGCGTCAGTTGGTTTTGATGGAAGATGCCATGATGGCATATCGTATTGTCCGCGCTCCCGAGAGAAGGGTCTTTTATGTGGACGTGGGCAACATTCCACCATCTGATGTCGAGCAGTATATGCAGAAGGTCATGACTTCTATGAAGCGTAACCGACTGGTTAACGCTGAATCTGGTCGTGTGGACCTCCGCTATAACCCGATGAGTGTGGAAGAAGATTATTTTATCCCTGTGCGTGGCGATACTTCATCGAAGGTTGAAAACCTGGCTGGTGGGCAGAACACAAAGGATATCGATGATGTAAAGTATCTCCGAGATAAACTGTTCTCCGCATTAAAGGTTCCCGCCTCCTATCTAACGCAGGGCGAAGATGGATCGGAAGATAAGACAACTCTCGCACAAAAGGATGTCCGTTTCGCAAGGACCATCCAGCGCTTGCAACGTGCAGTGATCTCTGAATTGGAGAAGGTGGGCATCATTCACCTTTATACTCTCGGCTTCAGGGGCGATGACCTTTTGAATTTCTCGCTGTCCTTAAACAATCCGTCCAAGATAGCAGAACTTCAAGAACTAGAGCACTGGAAGCTGAAGTTTGATATTGCATCCTCGGCAACTGATGGCTTCTTCAGCCGTCGCTGGGTTGCTGAACACCTATTCAGTCTGTCGGAGGAGGAATTCCTTCGTAATCAACGTGAGATGTTCTATGATCGCAAATATGACGCCCAACTCAATGCAGCCGCTGAAGCTGCGGGCGAGGCTGAGGCTGCTCTGGGTGGTGCTCTGGGCGGTGGATTGGAAGGCGAAGATTTTGGTGAAGAGTTTGGCGAAGATTTTGGTGAAGAAGGCGAAGAAGGTGGAGAAGAAATTGGTGGAGAAGAAATTGGTGGAGAAGAGGAAGAAGGAATCTTGTTGGCAGAGCCGCCAGCCAAACGAGACGTTCGGAAAGACGGATCATACATTACCCCTGGCTCTAATGGAAAGCGCTATAAGCCAGCCAAACGAGATAGGCGTAGTTCCGCAGGCAGAGGAAAAAATTATAGAAGCTTAGTGGGGCTAGAGAGTAGCCCTCGAACTTATTTCCCCGGTAAAAGTGGCCCTGGTGGACTTGACCGGGTGGCTGCCGGGATGTTGGAGAATAAGGAGTCTACTTATGAGAGGAAACAGCTACTTCAAGAAGAGCAGCTTTTTGAAACAAATTATGAGATCCAGAAATTGCTTAAGGGCTTGGAGTCAAAAATAAATGAAAGTGAAAACGAAAATGAAACACAATAAGAAAAGAAATACAGCTTTTTTATTTGAGGTCTTGGTGGGCGAGTTGACGAAATCAATCGTTTACAAGAATGAAAGCAAGAAAGAGAAGACTTTGCGTCTACTGTCAAAACACTTTCAAAAAGAAAGCAGCCTCTATAAGGAGTTGCAGCTTTATAGGGCTCTTCTTGAAACTCGTGGCTTGGATAGGTATGTGGCTGAGAAATTGATATTTGAGGTTCGTGCATCTCGTCGATGCATTATGGATTCTGATGTTTTTGAAGAGCAGTCAGAGTTGATAGGCGATATGAATAAGGAATACACGAAGAGCGTGTTTATGAATTTTGTCCCGAACTATAAGAATATCGCCTCCATCTCTCAGCTTTTTAATATGGGTATCTCGGTTAAGGATCGTGTCCTATTGGAATCCAAGGTCGCAGAAGCTTTAACAAAGTCCGAAGAGAAGAAAGAAAATAAAATGGTTCCTGTGGACAATCTCGTTTACAAAACCTTTGTTGAGAAGTTTAACTCCAAGTACAGTGAAACATTGACGGAGAGCCAAAAGAGCCTCTTGAGCAAATATATTTCATCGTTTGCTGATAATGGCTTGGAGTTAAAGATGTTCTTGAACGAAGAGATCGGAAGACTTAAAAATAAAATAACCGAAGCCAAGGAAGCACAGAAGATGTTTGATGCCGATGATTCCATGCTGAAGAACGCTGATATGGTTTTGGAGAAGCTTGAAAGCTATGGCAAAGAAGAGATCAACGAGAGCATGATAAAGAGTGTTCTCAAAATTCAACACCTGGTGCAGGAGCTTGATAGCTAATGGCCATCACAGTCAAAATCGGCGCAGCAGCAGAGGAAGAGGAAGCGCCTGAAGTTCAGGAAGCGCCTTCAGTTCCGATTACTTTTAAAATGAACATGCGTCGAAGCATGGACAACAACATCATGATTTATGATCACCCTGATGTTGATATAGTTTTGTCGATGAGGGATAAAAAGATCGTTGTGTTCCCCAAGGAAGTTATAAACGACATCGTATATGATATACAGGACCGATTCTTTCGATTCATGAGAAGGAAAGGCATCATAAACCCCGAAACAATCCGTGCAGGCAACGTATATGGGTCAATGGAAGGGGTATTTATTGGAGTCGAGGATCAAGAAAACTTTTTGCCCTTGGTGGTCATGAACATTTCTAAGTTTATCGAGGAAGAAAGACCCTATTTCGAGTACATTGAGAAGTATAAGCAGATGGAAGAAGATGAGATGTTGGATCCCGATGCTGCTGATTCGACAGAACTTGGCGAAGTCCCACAAGCTGCCCAGAAGGGTGGTATCCGGCCTGGATATGGTCGAGTTAGTCCTTATTTCTTGAGCTACATTCTTTGATGGAACTGCTTTATTTCATATTGGTGGCATTCGGAATGACACAGCTTCTGGTGTATGCATCGATTTTCAACAAGATCCGGCCATCCAAAGAGTGGTTGAGAGGATTTGGTGATTTATTTCATTGTCCCATGTGTATGGGGTTTTGGGTTGGTGTCTTTTTATGCGGGATAAACGGTTTCACAGAACTATTTACTTTTGAGCATACTGCTGTAAATTATTTTATTTTGGGATGCTTAAGTTCGGGCACCTCATACGTGTTAAGCGTGATTGTTGGTGACTGTGGGATTAAAATTCAAAAACTGGAGATGGAAAAATGACACACACTAGAATTGCTGCAAAGAGTTGGTATCTTCGTCCGGTTGCTCGTTGTTGCAAGGGAGCAAGATTCGGGCGGGTTGCGCCCGCTCTTAAGGAAGGATGAAAATGTCTAAAGTATTGTTGAGAGAATATTATGCTTTGTGTGAGGGCGGCGTTTGCCAAGACCTTCTCACTGAAGACGAGAAGAAGTATGTTGCAAATGGCGGCATGATCTTGTCTGGCAAACTGCAAGAGTGCGATGCTAAAAATGGTAATGGTCGAGTATATCCACAAGCTATTCTTGAGAGGGAAATTAAAAACTATCAGAAACTTGTACAAGAGGGCCGCGCCATCGGCGAACTAGACCATCCAGATGGCGAAGTGGTAAATCTTGCTAACGCTTGCCATAAGATGACAAAGGTGTGGTGGGACGGCCCGTCAGTCATGGGTAAGGTTAAAGTCTTAAACACTCCGTCTGGCAAAATTCTTCAAGAACTTGTCAATGGTGGCGTTAAGTTGGGCATTTCTTCTCGTGGTCTTGGGTCTGTAGCTGAGTCAAAGGGACGGACAATTGTCGAGGACGATTTTCAATTGATCTGTTTTGATTTCGTTTCAGAGCCCTCTACAAATGGGGCTTTTATGGCTTTGCAAGAATCAAAGAGAGAGCCCAATATTTTCACAAAGGCCGACAAGATCAATAGAATTTTGAATAGCATTGTCGGAGACTTCGAATAATGAATCGGGGCCGAGATCATTGAAGAAGCTAAAAGAAAGGGGCTGAAATGAAAAAGTCAGATTTAAAAAGGCTTTTGAAGCCAATGGTTAAGGAATGCATCAAAGAATGCCTTTATGAAGAAGGCTTGCTATCTGGTGTTGTTTCGGAAGTGGTGAAGGGCTTAAACGGCAACGTAATTCATGAAAACGTAAAGCCGCCTAAGCCTAAACCAGTTCAATCATCTATTTTAACAGATCCTGTTCGCAACAACAGGGAAATTCTCAAAGAGCAAAGAAAAAAGTTGATGAGTGCCATCGGAAAGGACTCATATGGTGGAGTTAATGTTTTTGAAGGCATCAAGCCAACATCTCCGCAGAGGTCGCCAGAGGCAGCCGCTTCCAGTCCCCTTGGGGATATGGATCCCGGTGATGCTGGTGTAGATATTTCAGGTATCATGGCTCTTGGGGGAAATAAATGGAAAGCTTTACTAAGTTAGAGACTATTTAATAGGAGAAGAGGAAGAAAATGGCAGTATTTGAACGTTATTCGGTTGGCTTTAACAATGTTGGCTCCTATCAGGCGAGCGCTAGACCCTTTCTTACGGGTGGGTGCGATTATCCTGCATCTGGCACCAATATGGCTCTGGCTTTCGAGGTTAAGTTTCCACAAGTTACAAAGTTTGTCGTGATTAAGAACGATGGGAATCCCGCTGTTGCAGAGCCGTGTGCTATGCGCTTTGCTTTTGCATCCGGTGGACTTGGTGAAACATATAATTATGTTGTGCTCCCAGCGTCAAGTTCTTTTTCTGCTGACTTCCGAGTTACAAGACTATATTTGATGGGTGATAATGATACGACAGCTTATCCGGGTCGAATTGGTAAAGCTACTGTAATTGCTGGCCTCACGAACATCACAGCCAGCCTTTTTGTCAACAGTTGGGAACATACCGCTGGTGTTGGTCCGGTGGATTAATGTATAAGCTGTCTTTGTTTAACAAGAGGTGCTAATGTTTAGAAGAGCTACGGGCAAGCGACCCGCTCGTGTTTCGGTCGTTACACGAAAAAACGAGTCTCCAGACCGACTAATAAGAAGGTTTCTTCGGAAAGTTAAGAAACAGCGGATCGTCGAACAGGCCCGAGAAGGGAGGTTTTTTGAAAAACCTTCCGTAAAAAGACGCAAAAAACGACTGAAAAGAGAAAGAACTTTGAAGAAGTTAGAGCAAAATGAGAATAAGTGACGGTGTTTTTCAAAAACGGCATCTTAATAGGGTAATTTATGATTTTTACATACTACTTATTTGTGAAAAATCTTCAATTGGAGAACCATTAGAATGTCAGCTTTGTTAGAACAGGCTATTGTAGATGCCTCCGCACTTAAAGAAGCGGCTCTTAAGAATGCAGAAAGCGCCATACTCGATAAGTACGCCCCGGAGATCAAGGAGGCAGTAGCTTCGTTGCTTGAGCAGGATGAAGGATTCTTGGGGGACGGGCCAGCTATAGTAAATAATATTTCATTGGCAGCGGCTGAAGAGGCTCCGTTGTGTCCGTGCCCAGAAGAGGGTGAGGAGATCGAGATAGACTTCGACCAGCTTCAAAAAATGGCCGACGAATTGACTGAGGGCGAGCCAGAATCGGATGAGATGCTGGCTGCTGAATTTGGTGCCGAGGGCGAAGAAGAGGAAGAGGATATATTTGCACTCCAAGAGGACTTCAATATTACCCAAGCTATTTTGGAAGCCCTTGAGTCCGATGAAGAAATTGAATTGGAATCTGTATCTCGCCCAGCAGTGGACCGCGCCCCCGGAAAGGCACGAGTTAAGGAGCCGAGCGGAAAACGACTTGAAAATGCTTTTGAAGAAGATGACGACGAGGGGATGTCGGCTGGCGAACAAATCGAGTTAACGGAAGAGAGTCTCGATGCAATCCTTGAAGAGTTGATTGTGGATATTCGCCCTCAAAAGAGTGGCTGGGCTGGAACGCCCGAGACCATCTCGAATCACTATACTGAGTTAAAGCTGGCGCAGATGGCGTCAACTGAGGCTCAGGAAGAAATTAAAATTATGAAACAAGCTCTTGGCAATATCAAGAAGGACTATGCTCAGATGAGTGAGAATCTCAAAGCAGCAAAATCCAAGAACAAGAAGCTTGTTGCAACACTTTCTAGCATGAAAAGCAAACTTGAAGAAGTAAACCTTTCCAATGCTAGATTATTTTACACGAACCGTGTACTGAATAGTAGCTCCCTGAATGAGCGGCAGAAGTCAAAAATTGCTGAAGCTATTTCGGATTCTCGTTCTGTAAATGAGGCGAAGGTCATTTATGAGACACTTCAAAACGCAGTGGGCTCTTCTCGCAAGAGTGGGCCAAAATCACTGAGTGAAGCCGTAAATCGAACCTCGCCCATGATGGCTCGCAGAGAGTCGTCAAGCAGTGCTGATACGTCTGCGGTCAAGCGTATGCAAAGACTTGCAGGCATTTCTAATAAACACACAAAGGAGGACTATTAAAATGTCTATTTTAGAAAAATTAACAGAAGGTATTGTTAATCGAGATCTCCGTAAAGAAGGTGCTGCTCTTCTCTCCAAGTGGGAAAGAACAGGACTTCTGGAAGGTCTCCGCAATGACCGAAAAAAAGAAACGATGGCGCGCTTGCTGGAAAACCAGGCAAGGGAACTTCTTCGCGAAGCTGCGGGGTCTTCAATGGCCCAGGGCGACGTTGAGGGTTTCGCTGCCGTGGCGTTCCCAATCGTTCGCCGGGTCTTTGGTGGCCTAATTGCTAATGATTTGGTCAGTGTGCAGCCTATGAGCTTGCCATCTGGTCTTATCTTTTTCCTCGATTTCACGTTTGGTGATACCAAGCTTGGTGCCGATATCGGGGAATCGTTGTATGGTGGAGGCGTTGTGGGTCAGGAATTGACCGGTGGCGTCTCTCTTGTTGGTGATAGCATCGACAAGGGTCCGTATAACTTGAATAACGGGTTTGCATCCCCAACCGGTTCTGTAACCGTTGGTGGAGCGGCTGGCGGCCCAGTTGTCGTTGCCTCTGGTACTATTGGCTTGAGCCGTCAAGGCTCCTCCACCATAACAGATTGGCCTATTACGGTAGCGGCTGGAGATGCACTCAATAAGCTTATTAATTATGACCCTGATCTTTCGGGATCGACTGTTGTTGTGGCTGAATACACTGGTAGTTCGGGCCTTGCGCAACTTAATACTCGTGATTTTGTTGCTATGTCGCTGACAGCACCCTCGGCAACCAAGGTTGGTCGTCTTACTCGTCATCTCACCAAGATCTCTTCTGGTTCTGTTGGTGCGGATCCAAGCAATGCCAGCTATAAGATTACCATGGTATTCGAAACTACTGGTTCGCAGGTTTTGGACGACGGTGGCGCAGTAGGCGGCGTTGGCCTTTTGAGCCTTGTTACGGGCTCGGATTATGGAATTGGATTCGCTATCTCCGACAACTTCGGTGGTACCCCATCTGCTGGTTCCGGTGAAGCTATTGGTGCCGTTCGTGCAACCACGAACTGGGGCCTTGAGGATACCGCCGCGATCCCAGAGATCGACATCAAGGTTGACTCCGTTAGCGTGACCGCTATCACCAAGAAGCTTAAGGCTAAGTGGACGCCTGAGTTGGGACAGGATTTGAATGCCTATCACAACTTGGATGCTGAAGTTGAGCTTACGAGTATCTTGAGTGAGCAGATCGCTCTCGAAATTGATCGTGAGATTCTTGAGGATCTTGTCAAGGGTGCAACGGCTGGTACGCAATACTGGTCACGCTCCCCTGGTCTGTTCGTAAATCGTACTACTGGTTCGGAAATTGGTGCTTCGGCATCTGCCCCCGACTTCACCGGTACGGTCAGCGAATGGTATGAGACTCTTATTGAGACCATCAACGACGTAAGCGCTCAGATTCATCGCAAGACTCTGCGTGGTGGGGCCAACTTCGTCGTCTGCGGACCCGAAGTTGCAAACATCCTTGAGTTTACCGCTGGATTCCGTGCAAGCGTTACGGGCGATCAAGACAAGGGTACCATCGGGGCTGTGAACGTTGGTTCTCTCTCCAAGAAGTTCGACGTATTCGTCGATCCTTACTTCATGCGGAATCTTATTCTCATCGGTCGTAAGGGTTCTAGCTTCCTTGAGAGCGGATACGTTTATGCTCCTTACGTCCCGCTACAGGTCACGCCGACCATCTTTGGCGTCGAAGACTTCGTGCCCCGGAAGGGAGTCATGACTCGATATGCCAAGAAGATGGTCCGTCCTGATATGTATGGACTGGTTGTCGTTCGCGGTCTGTTGGGTGAGTCTGGAGGCTGATAATAGCATTCATTCTTAAGCAATGACAAATACGCCCCCGCCTTCTTCAGAAGGCGGGGCTTTTTGCTTTAAGAGAACTATTTACTGTAAAGGAGTTTCTAAATGGGAAAGAAGCGAAGAATGATAGCACGTCCCCAAAAGTATGGGGCAAAATATGCCAAGCATCCGGCACTGAGTGGTGCCTCTGAGGAAGAGACGCCTGCTGTACAACCAAAGGTCGATCCAGTTGTTGAAACACCTGTCTTAAAGTTGGCCGAGGAGGCTATTGAGAAGCCCAAAGCCGCAAAGAAAAAGGCTACAGCCAAAAAGGCTACAGCCAAAAAGGCACCAGCCAAAAAGGTATCGAAGCCACGAAAGACAACTTCTAAGAAGTGAAGCACTTTTGTCTCATGGGAGACTAATTACATTGATAGGAGATCCCATGTATGGCTATTCCAAAGTTAAGCCCAGCTAGTCAGACTAGCGCAATTGTTCTGCCATCGACGGGTTCCACCCTCGATGTGCCCTCTGCATGCCCTTTGGGTATTTATACAGGCTCCAATGACTTTTTGTCAGGAGCTTCTGATCAAGTATCTTACACCTATCAGAAATTCGGTGGGGATGTCTTAGACCTTGAAGTAACCTCTGGCTCGGTTTATGCCAATTATGAAGAGGCTTGTCTGGAATACTCATATATTTTAAACACACACCAGGCCAAAAACATGCTTGGAAGCGTCCTTGGACAGGCTACAGCCAGCTTCGACCATAACGGCATCATGACTGGGGGCGAAACTTTAAGTGGTAGCCAGGTTGAGTTGAAATATCCTCGTTTTGAGCTTCGATATGGACATCGGGTTGGTGACGGGGCGTCACTGGAAGCTGGATTTGGAGGCAATCAAAACCAATATTCTGCTTCCGTGGCACTCACCGCAGGCGTTCAGGATTATGACCTTCAAAGCATTATTTCAGGCTCCTCTGCCATATCAGATTCCGGCTATTCCTACCAGCTTGAGGTGGGCAATAAAAAATTAAATATCACCAGGGTCTTTTATAAGACTCCTCAATCAATGTGGAGATTCTTTGGATATTACGGTGGCCTGAACGTCGTTGGTAATGGTTCCATTTATGGGTATGGCCAATATACTGATGACTCCACTTTTGAGATTGTTCCGGTGTGGCAGAACAAGATGCAAGCTATGGCTTATGAAGACCACTTGTATACGCGGCTCTCACACTATTCCTATGAAATCCACAACAACAAACTCAGGTTGTTTCCTGAGCCTGATGCCCAAATCGTGAAAAATCTTTGGGTTACATTCACGATTGAAAACGAATTGAACAATTGGGAAGAATATAGTGATAAGGATATCGGTTCAAAGGGTATCAATAATATGAATACACTGCCTTTTACAAATATTCCTTATAGTTCCATTAACTCCATAGGCAAGCAGTGGATCCGGCGATTTGCACTGGCCCTGACCAAGGAGACGCTGGGACAAGTACGCAGTAAATTTGGGAGCATCCCCATCCCAGGTGAAACGGTAAACTTAAATGGAGCAGACCTGATCACACAAGCCAAGGATGAGCAAGAAAAGCTGAGAGAAGAACTCAAAACGGTGCTTGATGAATTGACTTACTCCAAGTTGGCAGAACAGGATGCAGGAGTAATGAGTAATGTCAACACGGCTCAGAAATTTGTGCCATTACTAATTTATCAGGGGTAATGAAAAATGTCTACCGACAACAAATGGCAACAACCAGCGCAGCCTCCTCCTCCCCTCTTTACAGGCAAGAAGGAAAGAGACCTTGTTAAGCAGGTTAACGATGAATTAATCGAGAGGGTAATAGGGCAAAGTATAATTTATTATCCCATCGATGTGGGCAGAACAAACTTTCACCCTCTTTATGGTGAGGCCATCGTAAAGACGTTTCTCCCCCCTATCAGGGTGATGGCTCTTGTGGAAATGGTGGACTATGAGACCATCTATACCGACAACGTTGGCGTTGATTTCGATGCAAATATTACGATTCACTTCCATCGTAGACGTTTAACAGAAGATCAAGATTTATTTGTCCGTCAAGGGGACTTTGTGCTTTATGGCGATATTTACTATGAGATCGCCAATTTATCTGAATCTCGGCTCTTTGGTCAAATAGAACATCGGATGGAGATAGCGGCTCGTTGCACAGCAGTGAGGGAGGGAACATTCAATGCCAGGTGATAGTACCAAGGTTGGAGAAAAGAACTCCGCTGTTCGTGAAATGACGATGATGCCCTCAACCATTGAGACAATTGATCATTCGCTCCATGACTGGCTTAACGAAGAAGTGAATCCGTTTGCAACCACCAATGGCGGTTGGGAAAAAGTGGATATTCGGTGGGTTAGTGGCGAGAGAAGCTGGCAGGTAAAGGCCGACAGAGATATCAGAGACAATAGCAGTCGGATTATTCTGCCCATGATTACAATGCACAGGACAGGGATGCAGAAAGACCCGTCAATGAAGGGGGTTGCCTGGGCTCACATCCCTTCAGACAGTGATGCTAAAGGTGGTGCAAGAACGTTGACCGTCTCCCGAAGAATTGAGCCTGTGAAGACAGCCAAATTTGCGAATGCCACAGCAAGCCGACTCTATAAGCAACAAACCTTTCCTTTCGACAATAAACGGGTGGTCTATCAGACCAAGACTTTTTCGATACCGGTATATGTGGTCGCCAATTACACCATTTCAATACGAACCGAATACGTGCAACAGATGAATGAAATTGTGCAACCGTTCTTGACACGCACAGGCCAAATTAACAACTTCTTTATGCTGCGAGATGGACACCGATTTGAGGGGTTCATTCAGAATGATTTATCTGACAACAGCAACGCTGTTAATATGGGCGATGACAGTAGATACTATCTCAACACTTTTGATATCAAGGTTCTTGGTTATCTCATCGGTGGAGGTAAGAATGACGAGAAGCCTAGAGTTACAATTAGAGAAAATGCTGTTGAGGTCAGAATTCCTCGTGAACGTGTGATCTTTGGTGACATCAACGAGTATTTAAAGAAGGGTTTTTATAGAGACTAAGAGAGTTTCGCTTTTCAATACACTATTTATTATCGTAAAATATAAATCTTCAAAACGATTTACAGGAGACTAACAAGTATGTCAGACGTAAGAAAATTTAAGTTCGTTTCGCCAGGTATCTTTTTGCGCGAAGTAGACAACTCACAGCTTCCTGCTGTAGCCCCCGAAGTTGGACCTGTTGTTATCGGTAAGGCGCGACAGGGACCGGCAATGCGCCCCCATACAGTACAATCTTTCAGCGAGTTTGTGGATGTTTTTGGAGCCCCTCTTGCTGGCGGTGGTGGTGGAGATTACTTCCGTGATGGCAACATTTCTGCTCCCACCTATGGCGCTTATGCGGCTCAAGCCTATCTGGATGCTCAGGTTGGACCTGTAACATATGTCCGCATGCTCGGTGATGCACACCCTAATAATGATGCCACTACGGCTGGTATGGGTGGCTGGAATACAGAGGTGGAATTTACACAAGGCGGCCAAGCTCTTAAGTTTCAAAAAGGCGGCGCTTACGGCCTCTTTATTTGTCCCTCTGCATCTACGGGTGCTGCAATGGGAACTGGCTCGTTGGCAGCCATTTGGTATTGTAATAGTGGATCATCTATGATTCTTTCTGGCAATGCACGGAGTTCTGGTAACAGCGCTGGTGGCAATACGCCCTTACCGGCTTCGGGCTCTTGTCTTGTGGTTGAGTCAGATTCATCGCTCGGCTTTACTGCCATAGTGCTTGATAGCTTAGGGGCTAAAGCTCGTAGAACCACATTTAACTTTAATCGTAATAGTGGGCAGTACATTCGAACGGCATTTAATACAAACCCAACATTTACAAACAGTGTCATTACCGATCAGAGTAATCTTTCTGAGGCGCAAAACCTCTACTGGCTCGGAGAGACTTATGAATCTCACCTTTTTGAAAAGCTCGGCAGCAATAGCGGAACAGTTTATGGATTCATTGCGGCTGTTAACTCTGGTAGTCTCTCCTCCACGAGCGCTGGTTCCAATCAATGGGCAGATCGACAGACGAAGTACATTAATCCAAGAACTGGATGGTTCTTCTCTCAAGACTTGACAACCGACACTGCATCTTACGACGCAACCAATATGACTAAGCTATTTTGTTTACATGCCAGGGATCAAGGAGAGTCTGCCCAAGAACAATACAAGGTTTCTATTCAGGATATCAAGGCTTCCACCAATGATTTTAATAATTATGGATCCTTTACGGTTGTTATTCGAGCAGCTTGGGATTCGGATGCAAAGCCTGTAATCATTGAAAGGTATTCAGAATGTAACCTTGATCCACAATCGCCGAATTATGTTGCCAGAAAGATTGGTGATAGGTACTTGGTGTGGGATTATGAGGATGCACGGATGAGGGAGTATGGCGAATTTGCCAATAAATCTGAAATTGTCCGCATCGAAGTGAATCCAAATCTCAATGCAGCGGACACTCGACTGCTTCCGTTCGGTGTGTTCGGGCCTCCCCGCCCACCTGGTTTCAATCTTATTTCTGGATCTGGGCCTCAAACAGCCGGTTATCGTAACATCCTGCCCCTTCTTGGCGATGCCGGTGTGTCTGTGATCTGTTCTGCTTCAGCGGACTACGATTCAACTGCTAATTATTCTTATGTTGAGGGTACGAGTTCTTGTGCGGGCTCCTGGCTTGGAATGGCTCCGAAGGCTCCGGGTGAAGCGCCGTGGCTGACGGGAATGGCAGTTCAAACTTCTATTCAGGATAGTGCAGACTATCGATTTACGGGATCGTATTTCTTCCCATCGACTCTTACGCGACTTTCGGGTACCGACCACGGTATGGCAAGTCCGAAAGATGCTTATTGGGGCCTTCAAACGAACGAGTGGTCTGCGAACAGGCAATCCACAAAATTCGATCCGGGTTATCGGGACTATCTGCGTGGCTTGCCGCTTGGCACTTCGGGGTTCGACACTATAAGCGGACCTCCCGCGAACAACGAGTATTCTTGGATTTTCACCTTGGATGATATTGTTGTACCAGGTGGCGTTGCTGTGAAGACATATTGGATGTCGGGTTCGAGAAATGGCATAAGCAATATCAATACGGTTTCGGCGGGCGATTCAGTCACTTCGGCTTCTTATACCGCAGTGCTTGATTCTGGCTTTAACCGCTTCACTAGTCCTCTGTATGGCGGTTTTGATGGTTTCGACATCACGGAGAAGGATCCTTTCCGAGATGGATTTGTAACTTCTGCTGCGACAATAAGAAACAACTACGCTTTTAACACTGTTAAGAAGGCTATCGATACCGTTAAGAATCCAGAGTTTGTTGAAATGAACATGTTGAGTGCTCCGGGTATCGTTAACCAGAACCTCACACAAGCCATCATTAATACTTGTGAAGACAGGGCAGATGCTTTGGCAGTCATTGATCTACGTGGTATCTACCAACCGTTCACTGAGAATGCTGACAGCTTCCAGACCAGGGTTGACGCTACGTCGCTTGCTGGCGTTGTGACTGCTCTCCGAGATCGAAGCATCAATTCGAGCTATGCTTGTGCTCACTACCCGTGGGTTCAGATTCAGGATACGATGACTGGCCAATTCTTATGGGCACCCCCTTCGGTTGCTGTCATGGGGACACTGGCGAGTTCTGAGAGGAAGTCTGAAGTATGGTTTGCTCCTGCTGGCTTCAACAGGGGCGGCTTAAGCAAGGGAAGGGCGGCTGGTATTCCAGTTACGGCTGTTACGCAAAAGCTCTCTTCTTCGGATCGTGACACCCTCTATGAGGCGAACATCAACCCCATTGCTTCTTTCCCGAGCGAAGGCATTGTGGTCTTCGGCCAGAAGACTCTTCAAGTTACGCCTTCTGCTTTGGATCGGATTAATGTGCGGCGCTTGATGATTTTCATTAAGAAGAAGATTTCAAGGATTTCTGCTGGTATCTTGTTTGACCAGAATGTTCGGGCTACATGGCAGCGTTTTACGGGACAGGTTAATCCGCTGTTGGCGAGTGTTAAAGCTCGAATGGGTCTTACGGAGTTTAAGGTTGTTCTTGACGAAACAACTACGACCCCAGACTTAATTGATCGCAACATCTTGTATGCTAAGATTTTCCTTAAGCCTGCAAGGGCGATTGAGTTCATTGCAATTGACTTTAATATTACGAGGACTGGGGCTTCATTCGAAGATTAAAAAGAGGCGATTTATTTCGCTTCTACTACTTATAAACAGAAGGGAGAATTAAACAGATGGGATTTTGGACAGATGCAACCATGCAAGACCCAAAGAGAGCATATAGGTTTTTGGTCACCATCGGAACGATGGAGAATGGAGCACAATGGTATGCTAAGAGCGTTACAAAGCCAAGTTTTACCATCGGTACAACTGAGCACAAGTTTTTAAATCACACCTTCCATTATCCCACTGGTACAGAGTGGGACGAGGTAACTCTAACTTTGGTCGATCCTGTTTCTCCAGACGCAGCCAACCAGACTTTGGCGATTATTGCTGCATCTGGCTATGATCCATCTAAACTGACCTCGGCAGATTATGGGACCACCACGTCAAAGGCAGCAGCAGTTTCTGCATTGGGTGGCTGTATTATTGAACAGATTGATTCTTTGAGTGACCCGATTGAGACTTGGACCCTTTGGAATGCTTTCATTACAGGCGCTAAGTTTTCTGAACTGTCTTATGATAGCGATGATATGTCAACAGTTGAGTTGACACTCCGTTACGATTGGGCTTATCTTAACACTGTGGTTTCGAGTATGGTCGGTCCTATCTCCAATGAAATTGTTGGAGAAAATGCGACCATGGATAACAATACTTACTTTAAGCCGGGCGATGAGGAATCCCCCTGAAAGCGATTCAGGGCTTGAGAGATAAAGATTTTTTTAATTAGAGGTGTGAATGGCTAGAAATAGTGGAGACCGCTTGGGGGCTCCAACCGCGCAGGCAGCGAGCCCTCCTATCAGTGAGGCTCCTCCCAATCCCATGTTGGCGTTTGCAACACCAACCATGTTTGTGGAATTGCCATCCAAGGGGACTCTGTATCCAGAGAATCACCCTTTGCATGGGTGTGAGCAACTTGAAATTCGTTTTATGACGGCGAAAGAAGAGGATATCCTAACCTCTCAGTCCCTTCTGAAGAAAGGAATTGCAATTGATAGGATGCTTCAGAGCATCATTCTTGATCCCAAGATCAAGGTTGATGAGTTGGTGGTGGGAGACAAGAACGCCGTAATCGTTGCAGCACGTATCAGTGGATATGGCAAGGATTATGAAGTTGGCGTAAACTGTCCCAGTTGCGCTGCTAATGTGAACTATTCCTTTGACTTGGAGAAGGGCACGATTAACCACGGGGAGGATCATGGGGACTTTGATGTTACCAAGACCACTGATGGGACATTTATTATCAAAACCCCCAGATTAGGGGTCGATGTAGAAATACGACCGATGTACGGTATTGATGAAAGGTATCTCGCACAACTTACAGCCAACCGAAGGCGCAAGAATCTTTCCGAAACGGCCCTTACAGACCAGTTGAAGAGACTGATTCTCTCTGTCAACGGCGATACCAATTCCCATATGCGAGAAGCATTCATTTCCAACGCTCCAGCGCTGGATACACGGTATATTCGTCAGGCTTATCGAAAGATTATGCCAAATATTGATTTGACGCAGGCTTTCTCCTGCTCCTCATGCGGGTTTGAGACCGAAATGGAGGTGCCCCTGACAGTCAAATTTTTTTGGACTAAGTGATAAATATATTGAGAGCGTATATGAGATGTTTTTCCTTCTCAAGTATCACGGAGGATGGAGCTTCTATGAAGCCTACAATCTCCCAGTGCAAGTTCGCATGTGGTTCCTAAAGAGGTTAGAAAAACAGTTAAAGTCAGAACAAGAACAGATAAAGGCGGCTCAGAAAAAGGGCCGCTCAGGAGGCCGTCCCCCCTAAGTGCCTCCAAAATAAGACCGGAGGTGAAAGCCTCCGGTCTTTCTTTTTTAAGAGACTATTTATAAGAGTAGTCCTTGCGGAGATTTGTAAATATGATAAACGAAGAACAACTCGACCCCATTGTTATTGATTTTACGGAGATACGTCAGAACAAGCTTGATGAGTCGTTTTTGGGTGCTTTCGGTAACTGGATCAAGCTCATCACCCAGAGAATGTTTGATAATCCTGGTGTGGGATCCAGGTATGGTGGCGTAAAGGTTCGAGGGACGCCAACTGAGGTGAGGGCTTTTGCAAGGGCTCTGGGCAATGAAAAGAAATACATTGATATTGCCAAGAAGTATGGTCTTGACGATCCTCGAACAATTTCCAACAAAGCCAATCTGAAGAAGGCGGTGGCCTCATTTGAACGGGAAACCGGCATCAAATGGCCATTCAAGTGAGGGTTTGATAGATGGCAAAACAAAGGTCTAAGGCTGAAATTGATGAACATATTGCGGCTCTCACGCTCGAAAAAGACGCGCTAAAGAAGCTTAATAAAGGGAAAGAAGAAAGCGTAGAGAGGACTATACGCCAAAAAGAAGTAGATTTAGAATTATTAGAAGTACAGAAAGAGAGAATAATTGTTACAAAGGGCACCGCCGCCGCCCTCGCTGACCAGATTAAGAAGATTGAAGAGCTTAGGCCAGAAGTAAAAGCTCTTAAGGATGAATTAGCCGAAGCCACTAAGCGACAACGAGAACTAGGAAAAGCTGCCGAGGGGCTGGGCAAACAATTAGCGGGCTTAATCCCCATCTTTGGTGGCAATAAAGATATATTGGGTTCGTTCGGTGGGCAACTAGCCCAGGCAGCCAAGAATGCAGATGGCCTTGCAGGGGGATTGGGAGATGTGGGGAAGAGTCTTTTTGCAAATTTAAAACCCCAGCAACTCGCGGCGAATGTCATGGCAGCCTCAGAAGAGCTTATGGCTGCCATGATTATGTCGGCAGTACAACTCAGCATAAGTGTTCAATCTCTTAACGCTGAATTCAACAAAGCCACGGGAGCACAGGGAGCATTTAACGATCAGATGTTCACGTCGTTCAGGGCAACAACTCAGGCTGGCGTGTCATATGCTGAGTTGGCGAACACAACACAGGCTCTTTTTACACAAACTGCCAAATTTACTGATATGTCGAAAGCAACTCAAACTTCTCTCATAGAGACCGCAGCAGTCATGGGAGAACTGGGTGTCGATACCAGCGTGAGCGCTCAAAACTTAAACATCATGACCACCAGCTTGAATATGAATGCAACCCAGGCTGAGGAGACTTCCAGAAGGTTGCTTACAGCAGCCGAGGCCATGGGCGTTGCTCCAGGCGAGATGGCATCGGAGTTTGCAGCGGCTGGTAAACAGTTTGCCTCGTTTGGCGAGAATGCTGTTGATGCATTCATCGAACTTAGGGAGATGGCAAAGAAGACAGGCATAGAGTTACAAAGTCTTTTGAGCATCACAGAGAAATTTACAACTTTTAGCGGGGCGGCTGAACATGTTGGAAGATTAAATGCCATGCTGGGTGGTCCCTTCCTGAATACCATCGATATGGTCAATGCCAGCCTGGAAGATCCCGCAGAAGCCATGCTGATGGTCCGAGATGCCGTCCTTGATGCTGGAATGTCTTTTGACGATATGAGTCCCGCCATGAGAAGGGCGGTTGCAGAAGCGGCTGGCCTTGAGGACGCAGGACAATTGGCATCCCTTATGGCCGGTGATCTGGATTCTTTGGGGCTGGCATCAAAGAAGTCTGCAAAAGATATGGAGGAGCTTAAAAAGGCCACCAAAGTAACTCAGTCACTCGCTGAAGAACTTGAAGCAACGCGGGTAGCGTTTACGGTTGCGTTTGCCCCCATTATTCAGAATGTTATAATACCTTTGTTGGATGGCTTGCAGGGGCTTGCGGAATGGCTTAATACAAATGTTGGCGAGAATGGGGCAGCTACGGTTGCTGTGATTGCTGGGGTGGGCCTGATGGGTATTGCGTTTACGGGCTTAATGATGACGGTAACGGCAGCGATAGCACCTCCGCTGGCCTTGGCTGCCAGCCTGGGGGCTTTGAACACTACATTGGCAGCCGCAGCCGCAGGGGGACTCCCCGCAGCGGCGGGAATCAAAGCAGTTGATAAAGCTGCCAAGCCTGCCGGTCCAAGCTTGCTCTCGTTGGCTGCTTCTGCTCTTATGGTTGGAGTTGGCATAGGGGTGGCTGCATTGGGGGTTGCTTCTTTAGCAACAGCCTTGGGGGAGATTCCTCCCGATAGACTTTTGGGCGTTGCTGTGGGTATTATAGGCTTGGGCGTGGCTTTTGTGGCTTTGGGCGCAGCGTTGATGTTCTTTGCCAATCCG